CCAAGTGCCTCCATGAAAGGTAAAATAAATGACTGTTAAAATTCTGAATGATAAACAAAAAGCTTCTATCGTAGCAGGTCGTAAACATGGTCAAACTCTAAAGAGTCTGGCAGAAAAATTCAGCGTTTCTGCTGATACTATTGCTCGTGTGGTTAAAGAATCTGCGACTAGCGATACTGTAGTATTCGTAAAACCTCGCCCAGTAGCTGTTCCTGTTAAAGCTGAAGTAAAAGCTCCTGAACCAGTGTGGAATGCTTCAAGTAAGTTCATTTCAATCACTGTAGGTCGCGATACTTATAACGCAGATAAAGATCATCCTGGCTTCAAACAGGCTCTGCAGCTTCTCTTTGATAATAAAGTTCTAGAAGCTCTGGACGTTATCAACATTGAACAAGCAGTTACTCGTTTCGTTGATGGTGATATTCGTATTGAAGATGGTCAACTGTTCTTCAAAGATATTGAACTGCGTACTGGTCTGACTGATCGTATTATTCAGCTGATGAATGAAGGTAAAGATTTTAAATTCCTTCTGCCATTCCTGCATAATCTGTTGGAAAATCCATCACGTAAAGCAGTATATCGTCTGTTTGACTTCTTGGAAGCTAACGATATTGAAATCACCAAAGAAGGTTACTTCATTGCCTGGAAGAAAGTTCGTAGCAACTTCCACGATGTTTACACTGGCACCATGGACAACTCTCCTGGTAAAGAAGTTCGTGTTGAACGTAACCAAGTAGATGAAGATGATGAAGTGACTTGTTCTCACGGTCTGCACGTTTGCTCTAAATCTTATCTCGGTCACTTCGGTTCTTGGGGTGGTACTGGCAGCGATAAAGTAGTTTCAGTTCTTGTTCATCCAAAAGATGTTGTGTCAATCCCGGTTGATTACAACAACGCTAAAATGCGTACTGCAGGTTATACTGTCATTGAAGAAGTAACTAGCAAGTTTTAATTGAAAGGGGCTTCGGCCCCTTTGTCATATGAGGACATTATGATTATTACCAATCCCGGATGGCAACGTCTGTCAGAAATCCCTTCTAAAATTTTTACCAAAAATGATATCACCCCTGAAATTAAAGTAAAGATTAAAGACACTGTTCTTTATTCAATGAGAATGTCTCCGGACCAAGACCCAAGAGAATGCATCAAGAAGTGTACTATCGCTACATTAGCAGAGTACTACGTTGCTCATTGGCTCGCAGGCTATGTCAATCGCGGTCTTGAAGAATTGTCTGACCCATATACATATGCATATGATGTTATAGCACATCCTAAGTACTCTGGACTGCGAATTGAAGTGAAAACTCATCAGACTAACTCTCGTTGGGTAGGTGTAACTTCTGGAGCCTTTGGTCACTATCCCGGTGGCACAGGGATTAATCTAGGGCCTTTTCTTAACTTCCCAGTAGCAGACCTTATAATCATATTCAAGACTAAAGAAATTGAACCTGATGTCTTTGAGATGACTCCGTGGATGCTATCTGACAAAGAGTCTATGCTACCAAATACTGGCGTTGTATTAAAGAGCAAGCATGAGGGTTGGTACCTGTCAGGCAGGCGATTGCATGATGAAACTTTAGCTCATAAAATTTTCACAAAGTAGTGTACACTCACTTTCATTGTGTTATTATAGCTCCACACCAAACAAATGGAGCTTCACAATGAAACAGAAAATCATCTTAGATGTTGTAGTAGAAATTGATGAAAAGGGCAACTTTGAGTTCGAGCATGAAACAGAAACTCAGGCCGATTTTTCTGCTAAGTGGAACATCGAATTGAAAATTATCGATGCAGAAGGTCCTGGCGGTTGGCCAGAAATTGAGTTCTCTGGCGAGAAAGAAGATCTTCACAAGTTCATTCGTGAATGGTACTGTGCAAACGATATGAGCTCTTACAACGATCTGTTAGAGTACTTCGAATCAGTTTAAGTGTACATCGGCTATCCTTGATGATAGGATAGCCTCTCTACTTGAGGAAAATATTATGCCGCCACTTATCGATGTATGCATCATGGTTTGGTTTAAAATTGAAGGCGAAGATCGTTTTTCGACCTTTGAAAAGAAAATTTTCTCTAGTGACGCTGATTGGATTGCGCGACAATACGCTGAAGTAAACGGTGGTCATTGCAAAATTTTCCAAGGCGAAACTAAAATCGCTGATCACAAAGTAGTTCACAAACAATAAATTATTTGATAGAATAGCCTTATCAAATAAGGAGCGAATATGTTATCAACTATCTGGACTATCATTAAGAACTTTTTGATTCTGTCTGCCTTGGTAGGAACATTCATATTCGCTCTACTCTGGGATGTTATAAGCATTAACTTACATTATTGGGGAATACTATGAAAAAATGGCACAGCAAATTCAACACAGCCATCGCGTCATTGGCAATTTTGGTTAGTGCAGCAACTCTTATCGGCTGCGAAAAAGCAGCGGATGTAGCTTCACGCAACCTTTCAACAGCTTCAGACAACTTTGAAGTATCACGCCGTTTTGTGTTCTATAACGGAATCACCGGTGATTATGTTTTGTCTATTGAAGGCCTTTGCTCTAAGGACAACTCAAGCACAGATCATACTCTGGGTGTAGTGTGTAAGGTTGGTCCAAACGAATACAAGAAACATATGCTTGGTCTTTCTGACAACGTTACTTGGTTCATGGAACAAGTTCAACCATCGACTGTGTCAACATACTATTATCGTGTTCAATTCCGTCCACAGACTATCGTTCCAGATATTCGTGTAGATGTTAAGTAATTGCTTTACCCTGGGCATGGTATAATGTCCACGGAGTTTAAATTAATCAATCAAGAGAGAATATTATGAAATCTATTATGACTTTGAACACTCTTACTACTGCTGGTGCTGATAACATTGCTCAAGTAGTTAAAGGCAAAATGCCATATGCTACTTCGCATGATAATAGTCAACCGGGCTTTTATTTCTTTGTGAACAAAAAGACTCAGCTTGTCGATGCACGATTCTTTGCTGGTCGTCAGCGTTCTAAGCAAGGTCTGAATGGAATCATTGGTAACATCAATCGTGTTGACTGCACCTACGTCGCACAGATGCTTCGCCGCGGAACTTATGATGTTTACTTCTTGCATGCTGACAAAATGAAGCCATTGACTACCGGCAATGGCAAAGGTCAAATTGCTATGGCATTTACTCGCTCTTATCAGAGCCCTTATCAAACACTGACTGAAGTGAATCAGATTCTTGGTGATAACTTCAAATTCACTCTTCAGAAATAATGAATACATTTAAGGCATTATTCCATCTTTGTATGACGGCTGTTTGGGTTGTATTTGGTGCATTTCTGTCTTTGGGTGTTCCATCCAATGATAATGTGATAACATTAATGGCTATCTCATTTGCACTAAATGCGTTAGTTGGTCTAATTGAAATTATTTTTAGGAATCATAAATGAAAGGTATTCAATTCTTAATCTTTATCTTTTTCTTGATTTCATGTACATTGATTATTGCAGGCGTTTGGGTTCCTTCATGGGGCGCAACTTTAGCACTGTTTATTCTCAATACACTCTCATCATTTGTTGTTTGGATTTCTAATAAAAGTTAAGGGCTTCGGCCCTTTTGTGAGAATATTATGAACTGGAAAACCAATTTCGTCATTCTGTTGGAGATTACTCTTGGGCTATTACTTTCTGCTCTGTTTAACTTGTCTTTCCCTGCTACATTTTGTACTTTAGCAATAATTGGATTTATGACTTGGTGGACATTTAAAGACGATGACGATGTTCCTCCTTCTGCTACACAGGAAGTAGTATAAAATAGACTTCCAAATAAGAGGTGACTATGAGTTTAGATTTTTTAGATCTGGCGACAAAACAACTTGATGATTCATTGACATCGTCAAATGATCGTAGCTTGTCAGATATTATCGATAAAGAAGCATTGGCCTATGCAATGTATTCTCTTGAAGAACGTGCTATTCCAAATATGATTGATGGATTTAAGCCAGTTCATCGATTCATTATTGCACGATCACTTCTAATGGCTCGTGGTAATAAAGATAAGTTCCATAAACTTGCATCTATTGCAGGCGGTATCGCTGATCTCGGTTATCATCATGCTGAAGGCGCAGCTCAAGAAGCAGCAGCACTAATGGCTAACACTTGGAATAACAACGTTCCTTTACTTGATGGTCAAGGCAACTTCGGTTCTCGTTTAGTACAAGAAGCAGCAGCATCACGTTATATCTTTGGCCGTGTGTCTAACAACTTCTACAAGTTGTATAAAGATAATGAATATGCTCCAGAGCATGAAGATGTTGAACATGTTCCACCAAAATTCTATTTGCCTATTATTCCCACAGTTCTTCTGAATGGTATTAAAGGAATCGCGACAGGCTATGCTACAGACATTCTTCCTCATTCTCTTGAATCAGTAAAAGAATGCACCTTAGCAGCATTGAATGGAACTCTCGATAAAGAACCTGAAGTGTCTTTCCCAGAGTTCAAAGGAAAGGTTATTTGTACTGAACTCGGTAAGTATGAATTGCAAGGGACTTACGACTGGGTTTCTCGTAAGGCTATTCGTATTACTGAACTTCCATATCGTTTTGATCGTGCAACTTATGTTGAAAAAGTTCTCGATAAATTAGAAGACGATGGCTTTATCACTTATGACGATGATTGTTCTAAGTCTGGATTTGGATTCTTGGTTAAGTTCAAAAAAGAATACATTCTAGGTGAGACTGAAGAAGAACGTCATGAAAAAATCATGAAAGATTTTGCTCTTATTGAGCGTCGTTCTCAGAACTTGACTGTTATTGGTGAAGATGGAAAGCTGAAAGAATTTGATCGTGCTTCAGATCTAATTCGTCACTTTGTTTCAGTTCGTAAGACATTTATTGATATTCGTATCAAGAATAAAATTGAAGAAACTAAAGATGCATTTGAATTTGCATTGGCGAAAGTTCAGTTCATTAAAGCAGTGATTGATGGTGATATCGTCATTCAAAAGAAAACTCGAGCACAGCTAGTATCTGAAATTGTAGCTCATAATACATCATGGGAACCTTACGTTGATCGTTTGGTGTCGATGAATATCTATCACATTACTTCTGATGAAGCTAAGAAACTTGCTGAACAGGCAAAAGAACTTAAGTCTCAACACGAGTATTGGAAGAAAACCTCTCCTGAAATCGAATATGTTAAGGACTTAGAAGCCATATGAAATTCATCATTTACTTTATCATTCTGTTCTCGTTCTTCCACTTCTTAATTGGACTGGGAACAGCAGGTTCAATCCTGGCATCACTCTTTATAGTTGCATTGAGCCCATTCATCGTGATGATGTTCTCTGCAGCAATTTTTGCAATCTGGGCAGGTATTCTGTTCTTGGTCGGTCTTATCGGCTATGGAATCAGTAAAATTGTTGATCTGTTTAACCAGAAGCGCCCGTAAGACTTTAATCCCTTCCGAATATAATCTATCATCCTTCCTAATTGGTGTCCCCAGAATCACTCTGGGGAGCCAAAAATATTTTACTCTTAGCCATTTACATCCTCTATCGTTTTGATACTATAGCTTTATCAAAACTTGATGGAGTTAAAAATGATTAAATTAACCAAGAAGTTCTTTGACGAACTTTCTGCTGAAAATATTTTTAATAATGAAGAAGCATTTGCACTGTTAGTAGAATTTGCTAAAAGAGAAGATACTGATTTTAACACAGCTGAGGAGATTATCAATCATATTACACCTCAGTTAGAAAATCATTTTTCTTGGTAAAAACGGTGTACATCTGCTTTAGATATGTTAGTATAGCTACATCAACCACAATGGAGAAATCCCATGATCAACGTAATCATTGAAGCTATCGTATTAGGTTTAGAATTTCCTCGTGAAGAAGTGCTGTATTCTCCAGAATATCGCATGCTTAAAGAAATGTTGGTAGATGCCAAGTACGTAAGCACTGATCTTGAAGATAACATGTACTACAAAGTTATTGGTTATAACAAAGATGAAAATGCCTGGTTCATCACTGAAGCAGTCATTGATCCAAAGACCTTAAAAGGTAGTTGGATTCAAGAAGGCGAAGCATTCGCCAATGAAAAAATTGCTCGTGAGAGCTTTGCTGAATAACACTTTTCAAAAGGTTCTGTGAAAATTTTTGCAGAATCTTTGAAAAAGTAGTGTACAAGCTAAAGCACAAGTAGTATTATAGCTACATACCAAACAAATTGATTAAAACATAATGGAGATTCAAAATGTCTAAAGTAACTTACATCATCAAAGCTTCTAAAGATTCTGTTTCTGAAAATGCTGCTAACGTACTGATCGTTATCGCTAAACAGAACTTCATCTCTTCAGCAGAAGTTCGTGAAAAACTGGAAGAAACTCTCTCAGCTTCTTCAGTTAACAGCAACATTGGTGTTCTGATCAAGAAAGGTCTGATTGAAAAATCTGGTGAAGGTCTGATCATTACTGCTGAAGCAACTGATCTTCTGAATGAAGCAGCTCGTATCTACGCTGAAGAGAATAAACCAGAACTGGTTAAAGAGCGTAAAACTCGCAAACCACGTGGTTTAACTGAAGATATGAAAGCTGATATGGAATTCTTGAAAGCGATGGTCAAAGAGAAATTCGAAGTTAAGTCAGTCACTGAAGATCGTAGCAACTACTTGGTGAATGTTAACGATAAGAAAAACGGTATCCGCCGCTTTGAAGTACTGAATCGTGGAATCTTCCGTGTAGGTGGTTACAAAGTTCCTCAGGAAACTCTGGATATGCTGGAAGCTGCTGGAATGACTTATCGCATCGGTGGTTCAAATGCATACATCGATATGCCACTGACTCGTGACAACATGACTAAAATCGTAGCATTGTTCTAAGGGCTTCGGCCCTTAACTTGAGGAAATCACTATGAAACAACACCTGTATTTGATTAACTACACTCGCGATGGTCGTAAAAGCTCTTATCAGATTCCGGCAACAAGTGAAGCGAATGCTCTTGTTCGTCTCGGTCAAATCCAAACGGACACCTACCGGCAGATTGAAAATGATGTCTGGATTGAGTGGGACGGTGGTGTGATGCCTGTTCATGAAGACACTCTTTTAGAGGTGCGTTTCTCTGATGGTGGTGAAGACGGGCCTGACCCTGCATATTCATGGCACTGGAATCACATGGGGCACTCAAGGGATGTTTTCGCCTATCGGTTGATTGAAAATGTAGACCGCCGTGATGATATTGAAATTGATGTTATTGACATCAAGAAAACTGGATTAGTCTGAGGAAGTCATTATGAATAAGTTCCAAATCTTGAATGAACTGCAACGTTGCATGGAAAAGTCTCACTCTGGTAACGTGCATGATATCTGGTTCCGCGGAGTGTATCTTGGTCGTATTGTTCGCTATCATGGCACATACTCATGCTTCTATCAGAATGATCATGCTGTGACCAAATTGGTCTATGAAGATTGTCATCCGACTTTCCAAAAGGCTATCGGTTCATTCGTATCATATGCTGCATCAGAAATTATCTGGCAACAAAATGAAGCACTGAAACATCGTGAACCAGAACTTAAACAAATCGGTAAGTCAAAGCCTTCACTGTGGCAGAAAATTAAATGGTGGTTCCAATGAATCCTGTTGAACAAGTTCTTGATACATGGCGAGTAGAATATCTGTTGCCGCTTGCACCAAACTTCTTCGTGATTGGTGTTTATGTATTTCTGCTATTTTTGATCGTGCTTGCATCTGTCATGAAGTACAATAAAAAGATTCACGATGATGTTTGGGGAAATGAAGATCCTGGACTTGTTATAGTTTTATCTGTTATGTTAACCTTTATCATTTTGTTATTGATCTTCATTGCTCCAGTGGCAATTTGTGTTTTAGCAGCAGGATTAGTCATTTTTGCTGGAATTAAATTGATAGAGTATTTGGTAAATAAATCATGAAAAATAAAGTAAATTTCACAGTAAGAATTATTCTTTTGCCTTTTTTCACAGCAGTCTTTGCGCTTGAAAGTGTATTGTATTGGATGGGCGAAGGTTCAGAATATGCCTACGAGAAGATTTCTAAGGCCTCTCGAAAATCTGTTGACTTTGTCAATAAACATCTTCCTCTAGAGGATTAAATATGGCTGAGAACATTTTACCATTTGAAGAGCGTCTAGCTCTTCTGCACAAAGCTTTGGAAAAAGAAACTCCAGAATCATTGCTAATGAAACTCGAATCGTATTCTCCTTCAGTGGTGATTCCTGATGCATGCTTCAAAACTTGGGAAGGGTACGACCAACGTGTTCAACGCCGAATCGTCTCAGCAGCTAATCGTTTTTACGATAAAGCTACAGGTGAGATGATTGTCATTGCTTCTGCTAGACATTATTCTACTTTAATGGGTAATATGATTTTGTTCTTGCGGTCCCGTGGGATTGAATTATCCAAGGCTTATGGCGATGATCAAGGATTCATTGATCAGTTTGACGACTATCATACTCGTGAAGAAGCATTGTTGATTGCTCAATGGGCAGATCAACTTCCGTATGAAAAGTGTTCTCCAGAAGATGAACTCTTTAGTGAAGATCTATATCGATAATAAGGAATAGTATGAACAACCTCGTTGCTAAACACGATTTCAATCGTAGTGCTGTCCATAAGGACCGCAAAGAGGAATCCAAAAAAATCTATGCGCAAGCAAAAACATAAGGTCAAATATGACAAGTCAAGTAACGATTATTAAAGAACGGGCTCGCGAGAGCCTTATCTCTAAAGGGATGTTAGGAGAACCATTGAACTATTGGGAAGCAATGCAACTCTGTCACAATGGTTATCCTGTTCGCATTAAAGAAAACAAAGATTGGTATCTCAAGGCTGCTATGATTAAAGTCGGTGATTGGCATCCACGATATGCGCTATGGATTATCGAGAACGGCTCTACTGGTCCGAGAGAATTCATTACTGAAAGTCAACATCTTTTTATTGAGTGGGAATTACATCATGAATTACGTTACAATTGAACCAAAATATTTTGCAAAAATTAATCTTGATTTCGAACAAGGTGAAGAAGATATTGATTGGGTGACTAAAAGCGCTATTCTAGAATTCACTATTAACATTTGCTTAGATTTCAACAATGATGTAAAATATTCATATGATTTAGATGACTGTTTAGAAATTGTTCTAGAATCAACAATTGAACGTCAGCAGGCTCTTAAGCACATTGCTTCTGAAGTTGTGAAGTTTTCTGAAAAATTTAAACTAGTAAGTGTTCATATTAACGGTGTACTCCACGAGTCTAGTGTAGTATAATTATTCCAAGTTGTTAAACATTATAAGAAAGTGAGTGATTATGTCTAAGTTAGAAACTGTTCGTGAAATTATTACTGTGGCTTCAATTTTGATTAAATTTGGTGCAGAAGATATTCTTCAGGGAAAGAGTGATGAGTTTGTAGCATTTTTGAATGAGATTGGAATTCGTAATGAAGGTCGTGAATTGAATGTGGCGTCTTTCAAGAAGATGATTAAGGAATTGTCTTTGGAAGATAAAGAAATATTAGTCGAAGAGTTCAATGAGGGGTATGCGGACGTATATCGTCACATGGCGATGTATGCCAATCGTTAATTATGTCAAATATACAATCATTTTATTTTTGGATTGAAATGGGTAGAACTCAGTTAGCAGCAGTATTCTGGGAATTACTCACAGAAGAACAGAAAGTATCTTTACCCGATTCATACATCAATAAGATGAGTGAATACAGTTCTAAAAAGCCTGCCAAGGCAAGAATTAAATGATAAAGGGCCTTGCGGCCCTTATCTTGTTCTTCCGAGAGTTCTAGATGCTTGTCTACAGATGGCAGCTAGTCTTGCTTCAGGTACAGTTGCCTGCCCATCATACCAGTACATAGCTACTGCGCCAGAATAAACATTATCCAAATTGAAATAAGGACATGAGAACATGTACTTAATTTCCCCATCCTTCTTTTTAGTTGGCAAATACGTAAACTCTTTATCTGATTCGAAAAATTCTCCGGTCAAATGAGTGTTGTATTCTCCCGAGGTTTTGTCAATTGGAAATCCTCCTAAATTTTTTGGATTTACTGTTTGTGGTAAACGTCCTTCATAAGTAACTAAATCTACGAAGTAGTTCATATTTCTAGGTCTAAAGGTGTAAACTGCAGAAAAATCTGCACCCGAAGATGCTTGGACTATCTGTAATTGTTCTAGGGCAGATGTTTCAAACTTTGAATCACGCTCTTTCTGTATAATTTCTGTGTAGGAATCATACTTCGAATCCTTATACATTTGCATTAAAGCATCGCCTTTATACCAAACAAAAACTAAAATGAAGAGCACAATAACAGTGAGAACGCGGGAAAGAACTACCTTTCCCGTTGCGTCATCTTTGAAAATCCTGTCCAGAACACCAAAGACCAAATCCATGATAGAAACGGATGGTGTTCCTGAGGCCATGATATTTTCCTTTGTTAACGGTTCTTAATATTTATTGGCATTAAGAACTTAATAGCTCGGCTTTCAATTTTTCGAGATCAGCCAAAATATCTTCTTTCGATCTTGATTTAATTTCTTTTGGCGGCTTAAGAACAAATTTCGTTCCATTAAAAATATAATCTCGAGGATCTGCATCTTTAGGAATAAATTCATCGATAAGAATAACAGATGATTCTTCATTTGGAGCATATTTTCCAGATACGTGCCCCTCAGTAAACCAGCTGATCCATCCTTCTTTTGAATGAATTCCCACTACCCACTTTTCTTTTCTTTTATCAATTTCCCCCATTAAATTATACCAACTAACATTTTCATTATTAGTTATATTAACAATGTAATGGGTTTCATCGACCATTTTACCTTTTGAATGTTTCCAATTAGAATATACTTTCATTTTAATTCCTATGTACTTGCAATAATAGCTTGGGCACCATTCGCATATCGTTTCCAAATTTGACGGTAAAACATACCATCTATCCAAATATGATAAGAGCCTTCATCGGTTTGTGTATATCCTGTACAAACAGAACCACTACCAAGTGCCCAATCTCTTCTGGTATTTGGACCAACAGGAGTGTTCCACCATTGCTGGCCACCTAAAAATATATCATTTAAATAGGTGCGATTCATCCAATCATAAAGCCATTCACCACTACCGTTCCAACGTGTACCCCAGATATTGCCGTCATGAGCCATTCTTGTATCACCATTACCAACATACATTGATCCACGAGCTCTTATATCAGCCCCGGCGGCAATTGTAGTATTAGATGAAATAGATGGAGCAACAAACAATCCGCTATTTCTAAATTCATAATATGCACCAGCCTCATTTGAATTAGCTGAATTATAAACATGTACAGTCAGTGCGCTATAATTTCCAACACTTTCAAAATTATACAGATCAACAAGTCTATTCTCTCTATTCCAAATGCGAATACCATTTGTCATGTACTGATTTGTGGTAGGAGAATATGCGCCAGTAATATCAAGCCAGTTTGCAGTAGTATGATTAATTGTTAATCCGGTTAAAGTAGTTCGGCCTGTTACACCTAAAGTTCCAGCGACTGTAGCAAGTCCTGAAATATAGGTGTTTCCGCCTATTGTAGTGTTTCCTGTAATTCCTACAGTACTGTTAAAAGTAGAAGCCTGCGTAACATTTAAAGTGTTATTTACAGTTGTTGCTCCAGAAACTGTTAAAGTGCTTGATAATGTCAATCCTTTAGTTATTGATGTTAATGCAGTCAAAGATGTAATATCTGAGTTAGTGCCAGACTTAGCAGCACTAATATTAGTACGAGCAGTATCAACATTTGCTACATCAGAAAGATTACTTGCAATTTTTAATTGAGCATCATTAGTAACATTACCTAATCCAACATCCGCTGCAACCGGCTTATTTTTAGGACTATAAAAAATTCCGCCAGTTGAATCATAAAGATTATATACGCTTCCAGATACGTATAAGTTACCAGATAGATCAAATCGTTTTGTAGGATTAGTCCAAATTAAAACGTCAATCAATCCAGCAGCTACTGTATTAGGAGCACGGAATTTAAATTGATCACCTTGTGCATAGATCTGATAATTAGAACCAGTTAATGCTCCAGCTGAATCTGTTAAAGCATATTGAGTACCTACTGCAGTACCCTGTAATTGCATCATTGTTGCTGAACTAACACTACCTTTCATAGTAATAGTTTTTTCAAATGTACCGCCCTGTGCTTTTGAAACGAAATCGTTATCAGCGGCCTGAGGTTTGTCATTTGTTGTGTATACTGTATAATCGCGATACAACAGAGTGTTACCTGATGGGAACAGAGGGAAATTACCCTGAGTCCAGACCATTGCACCACCGACTGTAGTACCGGCTTTTAAATCGGCCATAGTAGTCTCCTAATTAACTGCTAATATTTATACGAAAATGGGGAGCCTAGGCTCCCCAAATTTATTATTTACTACTATATAATCTCTATATAAGGATTAACTAATAACTTTTATCGAATTCTTTAAAGTCATTACCATAAATGTTACCAGTTTGATCAGTCTTCGTATCAGGCAATTCAAGCATGTATGAACTTGATCCATCATTCAAAGTATTCATTCTGATACCATTAACACCAAATGCTGCATTAGCAGTCATTGTTGTTTCAGCTCTTGATACTCGTGTTAGAACTACATTTCTAACGCTCGCTGATCCTGTTGCTGTTGAGCTCTGAGGATATCTCGACAAAACTAGCGTATATCCGTCTGCATCATTTGGTACATTGATAAATCTTTCATAACGTGCCCAATATCCAGCATATGCAGTAGGAACTTCTATAGTAGTTGAACTTAATAGTGTTTGTCCTTTGAACCAACGCAATGAAGCTCTACATGTCAATCCTTGATCTACCAGTTCCTGGGACGCTAGCATATCAAGACAAAGAAAACATCTGGCATCTGTAGTACTTCCAAATCCACTTATTGGTGTTATCAAATCATCTGTCGGATATCTTTTGAACTCATATAATGTGCTAGAAGAATATTCAGTAGAATCATAGATAGCTCTTTTAGTAAATCCTGTTGCACCAATATCACTCAACACGTCATACACTACTTCTAATTTAGCACGAGAATCTTCCTTCACAATGTTGTCATTAAAAATTACTGCTTCTTGAATAATACATTTCTCGATAGCGGAATAAAATGCAACATACGATGTTTTAGGAAAACGTTGGAGCTTCCCTGCTCCGGGCCAATTTGCTGATGCTGCGGACGCGAACCATGCGTCTACTGAGGATTCCGATTTCATCTCCTTTGCAGAGATAATCACAGCAAGCAATCCAGGGGTTAACTGATTCATGTAAGTGGTGAACGCTGTAGCTGCACCACCTGCATTTACTAAATCAAAAATTTTACTGTCTGTAACTGCACCAGTAACAGTATTGATAACGCGGACATTAAGCCCGCGCTCAAAGGTTTGGCTACCCAGTGCATTATCATTCAGCATCAAATACGGTGAATCCGGAACCGAATTTGTATTTGATGCTGCAGCAGACAATTTATATTTGACTGCACCATTTTCAGACAGAACTTGTGTTTGGACATAATTTTCTCCAAACACAGCCATCGTATTTTTATTCGTCGTAGCCATAATACCTCTTAATCAACCCATTCGAAAGTAACAGTGCGAGTGTTTGGATCTGGGCGCATAATCACATTACCAATTTTCAGATAATCTCTTACAGTTAAGTTATCAAATGTAGAACCTGTTACAGGAACTGCACCGATATCAGAAGCAGTAGGAGGTGTAGCCGAAGTATACATTCTTGCCCATGAATCCCAAGCTGCAGTCACTGTATTCCAGTTACGAATCCAGAATGTCTGTGCAACAACATTTTCGCCAGCAGCTGTAGGGCGTGGTGCCCAGATCTGATATTTACCATTTGCACTTGTGCCAAACTGAGATAAAGTACCAGGAGCATTCACTTGTGTATAAGACACAATGACCGGAGTCGCTGAGCTTGTATCATAAGTAGGAACAACATATCCAGGTAAGTTATTATACACCGCAGCTGTAGTTACTTCAACGTTGAAATTACCTTCAGTACTATTGATATAAGCAGCATTGATAGTAGAATCAATCGTATCTTTACGAGCTTTAGTGAATGTCAATTGACCAGTCACAGTATCTGCAACATTCTTACGAACAAAGTCTGTTCCAAGTTCTGTCAGATAATTTTTCTTAGTGACAAAATTATATGAACCTGAGCTATCAGTCGCTACAATCGTACTAGCGTTAGAAGACTTAACTACAACAGGGCTAGTAGTGTTTCCGAATGTCATTCCACCATTTTCAGGAGTGATAGCTGGAAGAGCGTTAACAACTACGCCTTTAGTAGCACTCACTAGATTTCCGGTAGTCAATGATTGAAGCACAGTCATATCACCAGCGTTGCTAACGATCACTGGGTTAATTGAACCGGTAGAAAGTACTAATGCTGATAATGAATCACCAGCTGTCAAAGTCCAAGCATTTGATTTAGCGTTCAAGTTAATTACTGCAGAACCTGAACCATTACCCACTGTAGCAGAAGTATCTAAGTTCAATGAACTGAATTTACCTGTTGAGGTAGATGTCAGAGGAGCTTGAACTGTAGTTGCTTTAGTTAAAGTCAATGCACCATTAATTGTTTGATCAATATCACGACGAACCCAATTAGTAGATGCAACGCCTGCAAGTAACAATGAATCTGCTGCTTGTGCTAAACGCGGTAAATAATTTCCAAGAACTCGGTTAAATTCATATGGAGATATTGCGTATCCGCTTTTAACATACGTTTCTAGATCAACAGTAGAACCTGAAGTTGCATTACCTGACCAGGTGATAGCTTTTTCAGACAGCTTAACAGGCCCTCTAAGTGACACAGAGGCATCCCAAGTAGATTCCTGTTGGATTACATACTTAAGGTTTTTCGGTGACACAGCGAGCATATCAGCTATACCTGTCGTCACTTCTGCTGCTGTCGCGAAACGGATTGAACCTTCAGTAGTTTCAGTAGCCTTTTTCAACTGAAGACGTTTAGGAGTAACGAAGGTAGTATCATCTACACCTTTATCAATCTCGTCTTGAGTAGCAATACGAGCTGTACCACGTTGCGTATCAGTAGCTTGCTGAATATTAAGACTAATACCGTCCCAAATGTTACCAGTCTGCACTAAACCAGAAGTAGTGTTCACTGTAGTACGTGCACCAGTTAAGAAAGTTTTCAACTTAAGTGGTGTAACAACAACATTGTCAAGAGTACCTGCAGCATACTCTGATGAAGTACCTACACGAATAATACCGTCCAGAGTTTCAGTAGCTTTACGAGTAGCTAATTTCAATGGAGTGACATATTTGAAATCGTCAGTTCCTATAGTAATTTCTGCTTGCGTAGCTGTCTGAGTGAAACCGATACGAGATTCAGTAGCAGTCTTTTTATGCAATGCACTTGGAGATACTGCTAACGGGTATACCGCATCATAAGCAGGTGCTTCGATAACGTCTGTATCAGTAGCCAGGAAAATAGTACCTTGTGCAACAACAGAAGCTTTAATTTCTCTTAGTGCTTTTGGTGTAACTATACTAGAATTATCAGTATAATCATAAACACCTGTTCCTGGAGTGTTCTTCAGAGCAGGTTTATTACCACCTGAAACAACAATTGGAGCAAGTCCAGCAAGAGTTTCAGTTGCACGACGAGTAGCTAATTTCAAAGGAGTAACGATAGTGGTATCATCAGTTCCTGTTGTAACTTCAGCTTGTGTAGCAATTTCTGCCAATCCACGGCGTGTCTCAGTTGCAGTACGCTCATTAAGTTTCTTAGGAGTAACGATAGTTAAATCGTTGTAACTCGCAGTAGAATCCTGATTAACTAATGCTGTAGTAGCAATAGCCGCGATACCTTGACGAGCTTCTGTCGCAGTACGATTAGCTAATGTTGAAGGAGTAATCGCCAGCTCAGTAGCTGGAGTAGAACCTTTATCAACGTTCGCTTGATCTTGAGTAGCTAAAGCAATAACACCTAAACGATCAGGATTGCTTGCATCGACACGTTCTACACGTGGAGAAACATCTGAGACAACCCAGAAATTAGTTCCTGAAGTATCTTCAACATAGCTGAATTCAACGATCGGTACATAATCTGTAGTGCCATTGAAAGTCAATGAAGTTACTTGAACCCATGCAGTTTCAGGTGGATATTCTGAACGACGAGGGAACTGCATCATTGTCTTATTAGTAGCGATAGTATCAGTTCCAGAAGGAGTGATAACTACAGTCTGACCTTTGCGCATATAATTCATTGCTACACGAGCTTTATCACCTGGAGCGATAGAAGTCGGAAGCTTGATATTAATGGTTTTGATCGTGCTGTTATTTGTTCCCCAAACCATTACTGATTCGTTTGGATTCATAGTCACATCATCTCGGATGATACGAATACGATCGCGAATATCAGCAGTCCAGTAACGCCACAATTTATCTACAGCATCATAGATGAATACGCTTTTTCCTGATGTACGATATTCTTTTTCTTTAGTACCCTGAGTGTCTACACTTGTAGTATCATCAAAAGTAGAAACGATTAAGTGATTAATCGGTTCTTTGTTCTCTGTGTCGATGAACTGAATATAGTCACCAGTATTTGCGTACTTAGGCAGAATAACTTCTAACGGACCAGAAGTGGTGTATCGTGCAAAAATAGCATCGCCAGCTTGAGCAGAATATGTACCTTCAGAATTTGGAGTCAAACGCCCGAAGGTCTCACGGGGAGTGATAAATGTCTGCCATAAACGGTTACTAAAAACAAACAAAATCTGAGAATAAGGATTAGTTAACCCAAGACTTGTAAGCTGGTGTTGATTAAATGCAATTCTTTGATTAGAAGCTACAATGTTAATTGATTTGTAACCAACGTTTCCACCGATATCGCGGATAACAATAGAATCACCTTCGTTAGGTGAATTTGGTAAAGTAAAAGTAAGATCTGATGAACTTGAATCTGCTGAAATGAAATCACCGGATTTTAATTGTTTACCAGATGTATTAATGAATTCATATTTTGCGTCTGTGCGCACTGCAGTCCAGTAATCTTGAACGAATGTACCAGCAGGTGAAGTAATTGCTCTGTTGCTCACCCAAATACGACCATCATACATTACAGCGAAGTTCTGAATATATCCACGAGTCGAGTCATAGGTTTGAATTGTATTTTCTTCTATAAAGAATGCAACGTTGACCGCATCTGTTAAAACAGTACGGTTTGCTTTGGCAACGTTAATAACTTTTTCACCGGCTGCATCCAGACCGTTCGTCGCTCTGAATTGCTGTTTAACTAAATCGGCCATAGCTGCTCCTGTGTGCTTATCATAAATCTATTTATAATAGACTCCTAATCTAATTCAACGAGGTTGAAATGAATTTAAACTTTTTGATGGCTGATGAAGACCAAGTTAAACCAGGTGTTCTTTTAGTCGATCTATCACAAATTGTACATGCTACTGTAACTGCTACCTTTAAAGAAGGTGATAAAATTGATGTTAAAATGATGCGACATCTGATTTTATCTACACTTAAACATAACGTTCTGAAATTCCGTAAAGACGGATATGAAGAAGTAGTTATCTGTGTTGATAATGCTATGCCTTCTTATTGGCGCCGTGAAGTAGCTTACTTCTATAAGAAAAACCGTGCTAAGGCCCGTGAAGAATCTAGTTGGGACTGGGACGGTTATTTTGAAGGTCTTCGTACTGTTATCGAAGAATTCAAAAAGAACATGCCTTATGTCATCATGGATATTTCTAAGGCTGAGGCTGATGATTCTATCGCAGTACTCACTAAGAAATTGACACTTGAAGGTCACAAAGTAATGATCATCTCAAGCGATGGTGACTTTACTCAGCTTCATAAATTCCCGAATGTTTCTCAGTATTCTCCAATGATGAAGAAACTGGTCAAAGCTAAATCAGGTTCACCTGCTCTTGACCTAATGACCAAATTGATCAAAGGCGATAAAAAAGATAACGTTGCTTCTATCAATGTTCGTTCAGATTTCTGGTATACTCGCGTTGAAGGTGAAAGAACTCCTTCGACTAAAACCAAATTTATTGAAGAATGTTTAGATGCTAACGATATTTCTGAATTATTATCTGAAGCTCAATATCAGCGATTCAAAGAAAATCAGGTAATGATTGATTTTGAGTTTATTCGCCAAGATATTAAAGATGCTATTCTAGATCTGTATAATAATTATAAGAAACCAGGTAAAGGTAAAATTTATCCTTACTTTGTAAAATCGGGTCTTTCTAAACTGATTAAAGATGTAGGTGACTTCTAATGAAGATTGCTGACATAACAGAAGAATATAATAGACTTCTGAATGAAGTAGAAGATTCTCCAAACGACTATTTCGCTTGGAAGACTCTGATTCATGATAGAAAGTTTACTCATGTAATTATTGATAATGAATTGTTTGAGATCTCCAAATGGGGACCTTCAAACAAAATCGGAACTATTGAAAAGGTTGATTGAAATGGCTAAAGAGAAAGTTGCAGTAGAATTTGATGAATCAGTACACGGCGAAGATCTGAAGAAACTCATTAAAGAAGCTTCAGACCATTTGCTACAGGCAGAAAGTTTTCGTGTCAAGATGAAAGATGCTCGTGATGCAGCTAAGATTGATCTTGGCGTAGACGGTAAGATGTTCAACCAGCTGTTGAAGATTTACCATAAAGATACTCGTGAAGTATTCGAATCTGAAAAAGACGAAGTCGTGGAGCTGTATGACTCTATTTTCCCAGCAAAACCTTAATGAAAATCAAGAGCCTTCAAAAGCTCTTGATGTTAACGCTCTGTTAGATAAACAGAAAAATGGTTTCGAGATTGAACAGCTCGTGGTTGAACATGGGCTAACATTCCTTGAGGCTACTTCCAGATGGATGGAAGAGCATAGTGTTCCAGAGGGTAATCACTCTCGATTCATTCCTTCAATCATTATCGATAAGATAAAAGATGAAGCAGTGAATGATAATTTGCTTCGACCGTCTCTGGCTAAAAATTATAAAACTAATAGTCTGGACTTCTTGTTATGATTAAACTCCGCATGCCACCCAATAATGCTCGATACGTTAACGGTAAATCAGTGTACATGTTGTACTTGATGATGAAGAATCACTTCAACGGTAAATACGACGTAATCAAATATCATTGGACCATGCGGGTTTCTGATGCAGCTTATCAGAAACGTAGAGACAAATACTTCTTTGAGAAATTATCAGAGAAGTACATGCTCAAAGAACTAACGTTAATCTTTATGAGTAACTTAGTTGCTAACCAAGACGCATGGATTGGTGACATTAGTGATGCGGACGCATTGGTATTCTACCGAGAGTACATCGGTCGTTTGAAACGAATTCGTACGCAGTTTGAGGATGACATTAAAAACATCTACTATTTCTCAAAAAGAATTGAAACCAAAACGCTTTCAGAAATATTTGAATATAATTCTAAAGGTGATTCAAGTTATATTTTTAAACTTCTTCAAAGTAATATAATTTCCTTTGAAACTTTTATATTGCTAGACAGTTTCTTGAATATAATTGATAAACACGACAAAGCTACTAACAATTTAGTTTGGTCGAATTATTCGACTAAATTATCAGCTTATCGTAAGATTTTGGATGTTGATTCATCTGCAGCAAAGCAGTTATTCATTGATACTGTCAAGGCTTGCAAGTCGTTATAAATAAGTATACCAGATGCAAGGTAATGTTGCATCACCAACTGTTAAAAACTGTCTAATTCAAGGTAAATAAAATATGTCAATGTTCAAACGTAAAGACCCATCTGCTCTGCAAGCTCAACTGGCATCTCTGAAAGGTGGCCAAGGTTTTAGTTCTGACGATAAGAACGAATGGAAACTAACTGTTGATTCTGCGGGTAATGGTCAAGCACGTATTCGCTTCCTGCCTGGTAAAGGTGAAGAAGGTCTACCGTTTGTTAAACTGATTAATCACGGTTTCAAGAAAAATGGTAAATGGTACATCGAAAACTGTACTTCAAGCCATGGTGATTATGATTCTTGCCCAGTATGTCAACATCTGAGCAAAAATGATTCATACAACACCAACGAAGCAGAATATAAGCTTCTGAAACGTAAAACTTCTTTCTGGGCAAATATCTTGGTTATTAAAGATCCTGCTAACCCAGCAAATGAAGGTAAAGTATTTAAATATCGTTTTGGTCAGAAAGTTATGGACAAGATCAATGCGATGGTAGAAGTTGATACCGGTATGGGTGAAGTTCCAGTTGATGTTACTTGTCCATTCGAAGGCGCAGACTTCTCTCTTAAAGTTAAGAAAGTCGGTGGTTTCCAGAATTACGACGAATCTAAATTCTTCGGTCAATCTGAAATTGCTAACATCAACGACGAAAAGACTCAGAAATTCCTAGAAGAAAATATGACTGACTTAAACAAAATCGTAGGTAAAGATCAGTTCAAATCATTCGAAACTAACGAAGCTAAGTTCAAACAAATCATGGGTACTGCAGCTCTTGGCGGTGGTGCAGCGGCAGCAGGTGCACAAGCTGATGCTCTGACTAACGAACTTGACCAGTTCGATAAAGACCTCTCTGATTTTGGTTCAACTAGTTCAACCTCTTCAACTGACTTAGAAAAATCAAGCACCAGTACTGGTGATGATGACCTCGATAGTCTGCTGAACGACTTCTAATATAAAGGCTACTCTTCGGAGTAGCCTTTTTTCGTTTTACCTGTTTACTTCCTCTCAAGACTGTAGTACTATAGCTCCATCAAGTCCAAACGGACTAACTCACCGGAGAAATAGAAAATGGCTAAAGTTACTTTATTCGTTGCTTGGATTGTTGATTTTGAAGAAGATCTGAAAGCATATGATCTGAAAATCGTTAACACCTCTAATGATTTTGAATGTGGTTATGATGTAACCATCGAAGGTGATAAAGCTGAGATTGTTCGTTATTTGAACACTGAATATCTTCCAGGTCTTGATGCTGAAGATCAACAAGAAATTCTGAATTCAGTAAAATAATGTTGTACAGTTGGGCTATGGTTTGATACTATAGCCCCTATCAACAAAATGGAGAATAAAATGAAACTTCAACGCAATCCACTAAATGATTCTGAAAGACGTGGAACTTGGTACTTCACCATCGAAGGTAAAAATGCAGAAGCTATCGAAACTGCTGAGAACAACCTTCGTGCAATGGAATGTTCTTTCACTTTAGGTGGTGAAATTGTTACATGGAATAAGTTCTGTGATGGTTGTCCTTGCTTCGAAGATGGTTTCGGTTCAGGATTCTGGATTCGCATTGAAGATGTGGAAGAATTTAAAGCTGCCTGGAAAAAGGTTAAGGCTAAGAAATGATTGAGATTAAACTGAAAGAATTCTCAGGCGACGAAGCAGGCGCAGAATCACTGTATACGAATGATTCTTATGACGACTCATTCGTATTCAAAACTAAATTTGGTTCTGTTCATACTGGCAACATTGGGTGGGAACAAGGTTGGGGTAACAACTATCGTTTCTATGTTGGTGAAGATCGTTCAGATCATTTCTATTTTCCCAGTGATGTCACTCACATCGAGGTGAAATAATGTATGAAGAAGGTTTTGTAATCTACAGTCCTGAAAAAGCACTGTTCGCAATGTATGATTACTCTGATAATCACGGTTGGACATTCACTGATGATGTTTTAGAAGCATTTTCATCTCCTAATAAAGATGATGCTGAAAAGTGGATTCATGGTTGGTCTCTTCCTACTGGCCGTGTAGTTCGTCCTGCAGATAAACAACTCAAAGGTTGTGTAGTTCTTAAATGCAAAATCGCTATTGAGGTTGAAGGTCTATGAATCCTGATGATTTGTTTGTTGATGAAGCCGGTGATATTATGTGTCATCTTGGCTATTACGCCGATGAAATTTTCATTGGTAATCGTGAGCAAGCTAAAGAGTTGATTGCTAAGCTTCAAGCGCTTGTAGTTGAACTTGGTACTGAGGTGAAAGTATTATGATTTACGTGTTTAGTAAATGTGTGGATTATGAAGGTGAAACTACACTCACTGCAGCGTCAGACATTAAGACGCTAATTAAATCAATCAATCGTCTTGTTCGCGCTGATGAATCATTCGGCGAGTATATTGAGATTGAGTTCTTTAATGATAATGGTATTTCTATCGGAATTAGTCGTTTGACTCACTCTGATATTCCCGGAAAGAAAATTGATTTTTGTAGCAAAAATGCCTCAGGCTATCTTGTTGATACTCCTGATAATTGGCTGTCTTTAGCGAAACGTATTCGTGATGAAGAAGCTCAACATGTGTTAAAACATGCTTCAAACAGCGAAGTGTTATAATAGGGTCAAGGAGATTCTATGCAAATTGTTACTATTGAATATAAAACTGATGATGGTTATGCTCTATGGAGTTCCATGACAGATGAAAATTTAACTGACGTAGCAGTGAAACTTCGCGAAGCGATAGACTATTCAGGCACTCATTTTAGTGATGGTCAAGGTATTATATGCGCAACTTTATTTACCCTCGATGGTGATGAAATTAAGTACGTGATTGCAAAATACGTTCATGAAGTGCTACAAAATATTTGGGGTGTCAAACTGTGATTCAATTAGTTTTTGCTTATTGTGAAACCCGTAATGTAAAGGGTGAATTAGAAATGGCGTTTGGTCTTAATGATGGTCTGCCATGGAAACATATCACTCAGGACTTCAAGAACTTCAAGGCTCGTACTGAAAGTACTATTCTATTGATGGGTGCAAAGACGTTCCAGAGCCTTCCGAAGAAGCTCCAAGGCCGTCATCATGTTGTCTTGTCTGATTCCAAGCGTCCAATCGTTCATGCCAAGAATGGTGAACCAGCCGATCATTATGTTATGCCAGAACGTGTTGAATCATTCTTACAGCGCAATTCTCATGAAAAGATTTCTATTATTGGCGGTGCTGGTTTAATTCAACAGTTTGCTCCTATCGCCGATCAGATTATAATTACTTCTATTCAGAAGAAACATTATGTTTCTTCTACTGTGAAATTTCCTGTAGAGTTCATTCATAATATTCAACGTCATCATGAAATGACTGAAACTCACTTCTACAAAATTGATGAATTAACTAACATTATGGAAACTGTTTATGTTAAACCTTGAGCTAATTAAAACTTTACCTCAACCGAACTGGGCATTGACTCCATTCTTGAGTCGTCCTCCGACAATTGAAGAATACAAGAAAGATAAATCTCGTTATCAAGGCGATGTCATTCAGAATGGCGTCTATCGTATTACAGCTTCAAAGGAAGCTTGTCGTGCATGGGGTGATGACTTTTATTTGATCAATTCTTCTGATTGGTGGGGCTGGGTTAAATCTGGTAAAAATGGCCCGGCGCCAGGCATTAAAGATATGTCAATGAAAATTGCTACAAGCAATTCTATCTGGCATTCTTCTGTCAGCAATGGAACTATCGCATTTTATCCTGACTCAAAAACATGGGAATTTACTGGTGTATTCGTTAAGAATGGTTCAGTGATTGCTCTCGATACTCTTCATAATGAGGCATTAGAAATTGTCTAATTTAACTTTGCTCAAAGCGGATGATGTTCAAAAGAAATGGAAGAACTATAATCGAGTTCATGGTGTATATTCTTTAGTTTTCTCTGTGAATGAAATTTACGAGTTCAGTCGATCAGACATTATTTACATTAATAATGTAGCGGGCGCAAACGGCGATGTTCAACTTCGTTATGGTATTGAAGCACTGTTCAAAGCTATGTTCATCGGAAATTTAGCACTCGACGGAAAGAGTATTCGCTTGCTTGGTCGATTTGTTAAAGTTGGACAAGTAGTTTTATTCGAACCATTGACGGAACAATTCTAATGAAACAATACCAGCATCTGATCCAGGCTATTCTTTCTACTGGTTATGAAACTGACGATCGTACTGGAACTGGCACAACTGCTATTTTCGGTACTCGTTTGAAATTTGATTTGCAGGAAGGTTTTCCTGCTGTAACAACCAAGAAGCTCGTATGGAAAGCATGCATCGCTGAATTGATTTGGTTCATGTCAGGTTCAACAAATGTGCATGAATTGCGCAACATTCAACATGGCTCTTATCTCGAAGGCAAAACTGTTTGGGACGATAACTATGAGAATCAAGCACGCGATTTAGGATATACTGGCGGTGAACTTGGCCCAGTGTACGGTAAGCAATGGCGTGACTTTATGGGTGTAGATCAATTGAAAATTATCATTGATCGAATTAAACAAATGCCTACTGATCGTCGTCAGATTGTTTCCGCGTGGAATCCTGCTGAACTTGATAAGATGGCACTTCCTCCGTGTCATATGTTCTATCAGTTCAATGTTCGCAAAGGTTTTCTTGATTTACAATGGTATCAGCGAAGTGTAGATGTATTCCTTGGTCTACCTTTCAACATTGCTTCATATGCTGCTCTAGTACATGTTGTTGCTAAAATGACTGGACTGAAACCTGGTAATTTGATTTTTGTTGGTGGTAATACTCACATCTATTCAAATCATATTGAGCAGTGTAAAGAAATTCTTCGTCGTGAACCAAAAGAGTTATGCAGTCTTGAAATTGAATGGCCGGAAGATTTTGATTTGTGGCCAACTCAACTTCAACTTGACTGGATTGAATCAATGCGTCCTAAAGACTTTGTACTGAAAGACTATGAGTCTCATCCAGCGCTTACAGGAAAAATGGCCGTATGAATATTTACATTGATGCAAATACTGATAGAGTAATTCGTTATTCTGGCGGACGAACACCGCCGCCTGAAGTAAATCATAGATTTAAAGTTCAGGGTAAAGATTACGTAGTGAGTAATGTTGAGCAGCGTAAAAAAGTTTATAAATTTATGTCAGATGAAATAGATTATATCATTCATTGTCATGAGATTCTTCTATTCGACAAAGAAAAGATTTCTGCAGAAGGCAGAAAACTCTTAAATGAGCTGAGTTTAGAAATTGAAAAACATTCTGAACCCGCTCACACTGAATTCCTTAAAGGCTTTAAATTTAGTCCAGATGGGAAAGGACAGACATATGAAATAGATGGTCGTATATGGCATCGTACACTTAAAGACGATTGTAATTGGACTTCTTGGGTAGAATATGTTTGAAGTGACAAGACCTTGTCGAGTGGTGAATAAATATCAATCCGACTTTGATGTAAACATTCAACGTGGTACCATGTGGGGCAACTACGTCGGAAAAGATTGCGGCAGCCGTGAGGCTGCCATTTTAGCTTTTAAAGAAGACTTTATTAAAAGAATCAAATCTGGAGAAATTAAACGAGAACACCTCGAGTCTTTAAGAGGCATGAGGTTAGGTTGCACTTGTAAACCAAAGGACTGTCACGGTGATATAATTGCAACTGTAGTTAACAGGTTATTTAAAGATATTAGGACAATAGAAGATATATGCTCAATGTAATCAAGTCATCAGGCGTTACGCAAGAATTCACACCAGAAAAATTAATCCAAGTTCTTACTTGGTCATCAGAAAATACTAATATCGATCCTTACGAATTATATGAAGCTGTTATGCCTCACATTCGTGATGGTATGACTACTAACGAGATTCAGACTGTAGCTATTAAAGTAGCAGCAGGTATGATTTCTCGAGATGAACCAGACTATCAATATGTAGCTTCTAATCTGGCTCAATTTGCACTTCGTAAAACAGTATATGGTCAGTTTGAGCCAATTGCATTTATTGATCATATTTCGAAGAATGTTAATTCAGGTTTCTATGACAAAGAAATCTTGCAGAAATATAGTGCAGAAGAAATTACTTACCTCGAATCGATGATTGACCACAATCGTGATTTCAGTTTCTCTTTTGCTGGAACAATGCAGCTCAAAGAAAAATATCTGGTTCAAGATCGTTCAACCAAAGAAGTAAAAGAAACTCCTCAATTTGCGTATATGCTGATCGGAATGTGTCTGCATCAAGATGAACCTCATAATCGTCTGAAGCATGTAGTACGTTTCTATAATGCAGTGTCAAATAAGCAAATCAGTTTGCCTACACCTATTATGGCAGGTGTTCGTACACCAACTCGTCAATTTAGTTCATGTGTTGTTATTGAATCAGGTGATTCATTAGATTCAATCAATGAAACAAATGCTTCAATCATTAAGTATATCTCTAAGCGTGCTGGTATCGGCGTTAATGCAGGTATGATTCGCGCTATGGGTTCAAAAATTGGTCATGGTGAAGTTCGTCACACTGGTGTAATTCCATTCTTTAAAACTATTTTAGCTTCTGTTAAAAGTTGTTCACAAGGTGGTGTTCGTGGTGGTGCTGCTACTCTTTATTATCCTCTGTGGCATCTTGAATTAGAACAGCTTATTGTTCTCAAGAATAACAAAGGTGTAGAAGAGAACCGTATTCGTGGTCTTGATTATGGTCTGCAGATTAATAACTTGATGCTTGAACGTTATTCAAAAGACGATTACATCACACTGTTCAGTCCTAACATTTATGCTGGTGCATTGTACGATGCTTATTTCCGCGATCCTGATTTATTCCGCGAACTCTATGAGAAAGCTGAAAAAGATCCGTCGGTGAATAAAAAGCGTATTAAAGCTCGTACAGTATTTGAAGAGTTGTTTGCTCCAGAACGTGCTAACACCGGACGAATTTATCCAGCATTTATCGACAACATGAATGATTATGGTTCATTTGATCGTAGTGTAGCACCTATTAAGCAAAGCAATCTGTGCATGGAAATTGCTCTTCCTACTTCAGATGTTGGTAAAGAAGACGGTGAGATTGCGTTGTGTACACTCTCTGCATGGGTTCTGGGGAACTTTGACATCCAAGATATGGATCTAATTGAAGAACTCGCAGAAGTGCAGGTAAGGGCTCTGGACAACCTTCTGGACTATCAAGATTATCCAGTAGCTAAAGCTTTGAAAGCTAAGAAACGTCGTGCTCTTGGTGTCGGTGTAACTAATTACGCAGCTTTCCTTGCTTCACAATTCGCGAGTTATAATGACTCCAATGACATTGCTCATGAAACATTCGAGAAATTACAATATGCACTTATCAAAGCGTCGGTTAAACTTGCCAAAGAAAAAGGTCCGTGCGAATATTATAAAGACACTAAGTATGGTCAGGGCAAACTCCCGATTGACTGGTACAACAAACGTCTTGATCAACTCGCAGAACCAAGATACACCTGCGACTGGGAAGCTCTCCGAGCAGATCTCATCCAGTACGGAATTCGTAATTCCACGTTATCTGCCCTTATGCCTTGCGAAAGTTCTTCTCAAGTTTCAAATTCGACTAACGGTATGGAACCACCTCGTCTCGCAGTTACTGCAAAAGAGTCGAAAGAAGGAACTTTCAATCAGGTAGTTCCTGATATTGAACAAAATGGTGATCTGTACGATTATGCATGGCAATTAGCTAAGACTGGTAACAAAGGCTATCTGAATAACATTCTTTTAGCTCTGAAGTTCACAGACCAAGCTGCTTCAGCAAATACGTATTATGACCCAGAAAATCATCCAAAGGGTAAAGTACCAATAAGTGTCATTATGGACGATATATTGTATGCATGGTATTTTGGCATGAAAACAATGTACTATCATAACACCAGAGATGGCGCCGACGGTGTCGAAGAATCTGATTCTGATTGTGAAAGCTGTAAGCTTTAATGAATTATAGTAAAATTTATGATTCTCTGGTGGAAAAGCGTAAGTGCCTTCCACCAGAAGGCTATAAAGAGATTCATCATATAGTTCCAAGATGTTTAGGTGGTAACGATGATGAATCTAATTTAGTAGCTTTTACTGCTAGAGAACATTTTGTAGCCCATGCTTTATTATGTAAAATTTATCCAGTAAACTTTAAATTAGCATCTGCTTTAATGTATATGTCTACTGATAAATCTGGCAATAGAGTAAACAATAGGCTTTATTCTTACCATCGTAAAATGTTTTCTAAGGCTAATTCAGAATTTTTTAAAAATTATTGGAAAGACAATCCTCATCCTATGATTGGTCGTAAAAATCCTCATAGCGAAGATGTCAAAGCTCGAATTTCTGCTTCAACTAAAAAGTCTTTAGAAAAGATATGCATAGCTATTCATATGTATGCATTAGATGGAACTTATATAAAATCTTTTAGCTCTATAAGTGAAGCGGCTAAAGAAGTTAAAGGCTCTGCATCAAATATAAAATATTGTGCAGACGGAAAATTCCAATATGCATATAAATTTAGATGGTCTTGGAAGGATGATTTTGTTTTTAGTTCAATAGAAAAACGAAACGTCAAAAATAATAATGCCGGAAAAATGTGGGTTAATAATACAACCACTTCTAAACTAATCTTAAAATCTTCTGAAATTCCTGAAGGCTGGAAACCCGGAAGATTAAAATAGGAATTAAAATGTCTGTATTTAACCAAAACGTAATTGATATTACTGCTCAACCAATGTTCTTCGGCGAAGATACCGGAACTGCCCGCTTCGATGTGTACAAACACAAAATCTTTGAAGACCTAACTGAAAAACAACTCTCATTCTTCTGGCGTCCTGAAGAAGTAAACGTTACTGCTGATCGTGCACAGTATGATAAGCTTCAGCCATTTGAACAGCGTCTATTTACCAATAACCTAAAATATCAAAGTTTGCTTGATTCTATTCAAGGTCGTGCACCTGGTCTGGCATTCAGCGCAATTTGTTCTGATGTTTCACTTGAAACTTGGATTCAGACTTGGACTTTCTCTGAAACAATTCACTCTCGCAGTTATACTCATATCATGCGTAATCTGTATGATGACCCGAGTAAAGAATTTGATGATATTGTTCTGAACCCAGCAATCATGAAACGTGCTACAAGTATTTCTGATTATTATGATAATCTGATTGATTCAGTTCGTGAATATCAGAACGCTAAAGAGCATTTCAAATCTGGTCGTTTTAATGTAGATGTAGACGGTCATTTAGAAGATGCAATGCGCAAGCTTTATCTGTGTATGCATGTAGTTAATGCTTTGGAAGCTATTCGCTTCTATGTATCATTTGCTTGTACCTTTAACTTCCTTGAGTCTTATGGAATTATGGAAGGCAATGTTAAAATCATGAAGCTGATTGCTCGTGATGAACAGCTGCACCTTAAAGGTACTCAGTACATTATCCGCCAAATTCAAAATGGCGGTGAAGGTGAACTGTGGCAGAAGATTGCACAAGAGTTGCAAGAAGAAGCTAATCAGATTTTCCTCGATGTTGCAGCACAAGAAAAAGAATGGGTTGATGATCTGTTCAGTCTTGGTGAACCTCGCGGTTTAAATACTAAAAACATGTATGCTTATGTAGACTATTTGACTCATTCACGTATGCAATCAGCTGGTCTGGATTCTCCTTTCAAAGGTCAATCCTTGAAGCATCCACTTCCATTCATGCGTAAATTCTTGAACAGTGAAATGGTTCAGGTTGCTCCGCAAGAAGTTGAGATCAGCTCTTACTTGATTTCTCAGATCGACCATGATATCGATCAAGATATTCATTTATCATTCAGAAAGTATTTTTAAAGGAAGGGGCTTCGGCCCCTATTTCATATGAAAGAGTTCTCAGAAGAATATTCATTTATCAAGTATGCAACTCTTGAGTTAAATGCTAATGGAGATATAGATTTAGTATCTGTACCTAACAAGAAGAATGTTGTTTACGCTATTGCAGTAGACGATAAGTTGATGTACATCGGTAAGACTAAAAATTTGCGCAAGCGAATTAATTACTATCGAACGTCTATCAATCGTAAAGACCAGACTTCAGATTCAGCAAAATCTATAAGAATACACGACGCACTGTATGAAGGAAAGAAAGTTACTTTCTGGGCCCGGCAGTGTTTTAATTTATCAATGACCAACGAGTTAGGAACTATCTCTGTACCGACAATGGATCTTGAAGAGCCGATGTTTATCAAGATGTTCAATCCTCCTTGGAATACACACTATCGTGAGAAAAAGAAATGAGTTATCAAGTGACCCGAGTAATCTTTAACGAAAACATTAGCAGTGAGAAATTTGGACATACTAATATTGAAGCCGTTCCTGAAATGCTGTGGATTGAGCAGCCTTGTAATGATGGTGACGATCCTGATATCATTGCTCTTAACAAAGATGAAGCGATTCAGTTAATTGCTACTATTACACGTGCTCTTGAAGTAATGAGGTTTTAATGGAAATTAAATTGATTCCTGACCCAGAAATTGACCCATCATTTGGAACATACACATATTCGTTTCCAACTCGATATAATAAAACAACTGAGGTTTGGGTTACCCGGTCTGGATTATGTGCTGGTATTGAGTCAGGAGAAAACTGTATTTTGCTAGAAAAAGAAGAGCTATTTAAGTTGCAAGAGCTCATTAATCAAGCTGTGAAATTATTAGAGGATGCATAATGAACGAATTATTTGCACAATTAATGGCTCTCGTAAATCCTAACGATCAGAGCAAATTCTTTTATCGTGACTTTACTACTTTGATGGGTACTAAGGCTCGAGTGTTTTCTTATAACTATGCTTCTTATAGCGACTGGCTTCAAGAAGGTGCATTAGAGTGCCGCGGTATTTTATTTGAAGTAGACCAAGACGGTAATGCAGTACGAATCATGTCTCGTCCGATGGAAAAATTCTTCAATCTGAATGAGACTCCATTCACCATGAATTTAGACTTGTCTAAAGTAGCTTATGGTATGGATAAAGCAGACGGTTCTTTAGTGTCTACCTTTGTTGATCAAGATGTTCTGTTCATGAAGTCCAAGACTTCTGTTTCTTCTGAGCAAGCATTGGCAGCTAATGGAATCTTGAATGATATTGATCATGCTGCTCTTCAAGCTCGTGCTCTTGAATTAGCTAAAGCTGGTTATACTCTGAACTTCGAATACGTTGCTCCAGATAACCGAATTGTTCTTCCATACGAGAAGAAAGCTCTGATTCTCTTGAATATTCGTCATAACGATACGGGTGAGTATGTGTCTTATAACGATATTTTTGCAGATGCAGCACTTCGTCCTTATCTTGTTAAGATTTATGACAATCTGGATTCTGAAGTGGCAGTAGAGAATATTCGTGCTACTGAAGGTATCGAAGGTTATGTCTTTGTAATGGAAGATGGTCTGAAGTTCAAGTTGAAGACTGATTGGTATGTTGCTCTGCATCGTACTAAAGATTCCATCACTAAGAATGAAGCATTATTTGAGGCTGTGGTGACTGGTGCTTCTGATGATCTACGTTCTCTGTTCGCAGAAGATACATGGGCATTGGCCAAAATTCAAGCATTTGAAAGTGTTTATCTCGATTATCTTCGTACTTCAATTGAGCGTCTGAACACTCTTTACAATGAACTTAAAGGTAAAGATCGTAAGACATACGCAGTTAATGGTCAACAAGCTTTGAGCAAAACACCTTTCTTGTTCAGTGTTCTGATGAAAGCCTATGCTACTGGCATTGACTCTATCGCGCTAGTAGATAATCTTGCAGACGTGTTCATGCGCAACTACAAGGTGTACGTGCCTGAAGAGTACAAGAAAGAAGTTGTAGAAGTCCAAGAATAATTTTCATAAAACTGTTTACATCTCCTCAGGATGTGTTAGTATAGCTACATAAACCAAACTGAGGAGAACAACATGAATATGCAACTTATCACCAACGAAATGTTGGTAGAGAAATACGGCGATCGTCACGATGGCATCTGTGTCTTTAACGGCGGAAAGACTGTAGGATTTCTTACGGATCTTCGCACTGCTTTTGCTAAAGACCAAAAGAAACGTCGTAAGCAAAAAGATTACACTGATCGTGTGACAGAAGCTCGCCGTGATGCAATGCCTGAAGCAGTAAACGAAATGAAGGAATATCTCGAAAATCAGTTAGCGAAATATGACGCTGATGTGTTCATTAACTTGACTCAGCCGAACGTTCATCTGAATGGTCATAAGTTGTACATCACTGTTGACCCAATCTATGGAAAGCATCGTCTTGGAATTATGCATGCTTCCATGAGCTCAAGTGAGTTAGCAGAAGAAGTCGATACTTGCTATCGCATTTCGTACTCTGATTCACCGCGTCATATTTTGATCAACGGCATCGAAAAAGACGCGATCGTAGAGACAATCATTAAGCTATGTTCGCATTCATAAATCAATACATGAGCTACATTGTGTTAGCTCTAGTTCTGGGTGTAGGTGGTTATATGTATGTTCAGTCCAATAGGATTGACTCATTGAAACTCACTGTAGATGCCCAACAACAAACAATCGCGAATCAAGCGAATGAACTCAAGTCCATAAAGTCTGATGTCTTAGGATTACAGACACTTGACAGTAATCGCAAAGATAATCGCGCAGAGCTTCAGGCACTTAAAGATAAAGTTGGAAAACTGTCTGAGCCTGAAGCTAAAAAAGATACAGCTGCAGCTGAAAAGCAAATCAATGCAACTGTTAACCAATTGTTATCTGATATCAGCGGGGCAACAAAATGAAAGCAATGATAGCTCTCTGCCTCCTGTTAGTTGGGTGCAGTGCAGAAAAAACACCAGTACAAGCTGAACGCCTGGACCCATCATGGCCTGATGCTGTACAGACTTTCCAAGGTGATTGGAAAGTGATTGATGTTGATGGTTCGCTATACGTTGGACTGCCTTATAATCAGTTTCAAGGTTTTACTGGTTTCTTAGGTGACGTAAAGCGTTATACAAAGGATACTCATGATGTCTTATGCTATTATCGAAATAATCTGAAAGAACCAACTTGTCAAGTCAAAGAAGCAAAATGAGACCTTCGGGTCTCATGGGATGAATAAATTTTAATGGTGATTATATGCTGAATAAAGAATATTTCTTCCAGGGTAAAAGTGTTCTCCGTAAAATCAAAGATAAAGCATTCTATGATTTTCTAGTTGCCCACCAAGGCGCGGGAGCTGCGATCAAATACATTCCTACTGGATTTTATCATGCACCTAATGGTGAAACTTCTATAAATGTTGTAAAGGTCATTGGTGGTTCCATTGATATGGAATATCATCTTTGCACAGGTGGCGGATATATTTCAGAAACTGATTGGTATTTGCTTTTTCGTGAAGATGGTAAAACTGATCGTGAAGAATTAATTCGTCGATTTGAAGAGTATGATAAAATTGTCTATAAAGTTCGCAGTCGTTTGCCATGGTATGAACAAGAGGAATTTGATCACACTCGCAAATCTTTTATTAACTTCATGAAAACTGGAATGAGAAAATAATTATGAAATACGTATTCAAAGGTCAAACTGCAAATCTTGCTGCATTAGTAGTATCTCAGTCCTTCCGTGATTTCTTGGATAAAAACAAGAAAGACACCACTAATCGCTATTCAATTGCCGGAACTTATAAAGGTAATGATGGTATCACTTATATTGAATCAGTATGTGTTAATACTGGTTTTAGCTCAAGCAAACGCTTTAATTTTCCTCCAACTGAATTCATGAGTATTGATCGATGGAATCTTCTCTTTAATCAGGAAGACAAATTCATCAATGAAACAATTTGCAATAAGCGATATAAACTTCGCAGTACTAATCGTACCGGTAAATTTAGCGTTAGTACATCGGTTGTTAAAAATCTGTTCGTTCGTAATACCGTTTGGAAGCTCGCTGTCTATGGTATTAACTCTAAAGACGAATCTAAAAAGCCTGAAGTGATTCCTTTAAGTGTTAAAAATGGTCATATTGTTCGACTTGCAATCTTAAAGCCTGGATGTATTTTGCCAGAAGAAATCGTGTATCAAACTAATAAGGCTCCTTCAATTAACGGTTTCTTGGACATCTATGAAGAAGTAGATAATAACGGCCCTGAAGAGTTCTTGACGCCAGAAACTGCTGCAAAAATTATTGATCTTGTTAATGAAGCTCTAATTCCTGTGAGCTTTAGTGGTTCAACAACTTATATTAAAACCAGCAATGAATTCACTGATCTTATTAAAGGACTAGTGAAATGACGCAACATCAAGCAAATAAGATCAAAGAAATGGCTGATGATCTTCAGGTTCTTTATCATAGTTTCTTGCAAAGACCCGAAAATTGGGGAAGCGGTGTTGCGTATAATGAAGCAAAAGAAAAATTTGAGAATTATTTGAAAAGGCTGGTGAAATGAAAGAATTGTATGTGACTGTCGGATGTCCTGGCTCAGGTAAAAGCACCTGGGCAAATGAGTTTGTTAAAACCAACCCAGGCTATTTTATTGTTTCTCGTGATGATTTCCGCGAGAAGTTGTTTGGTCATGATGCTCGTGATGAATATCGTTATTCTAAACAGAAAGAGAAATCTGTTTCAATTGCACAGATGAATACTGCTGCTGGTCTGATGGCACTTGAAGGAACTAAAGGTGTTATTATTGCAGACACCAACTTGAATCCGATCACGTTCAAGACTTGGTATAACTTTGCAATTGATAACGGCTATAAGTTCTGTCGTAAAGACTTTCATGTTCCATGGACTGAACTTGTAAAACGTAATGAACGCCGCGGAACTAAAGCTGTACCAATTGATGTTCTTCGCCGTATGTATAAGGACTATGAAGTCACTCCGTACAATCCTGATGATTACGACAAGCGTCCTCAGGCTGTAGTGTTTGACCTTGATGGTACCTTAGCTAAGATGGCTAATCGCTCTCCGTATGACTTAGAGAAGTGTGGTGAAGACGTTCCAAATGAAATGGTCGTTCAATTAGCTAAGCTGTATAAAGCGCAAGGTTACAAAATCTTGGCAGTGTCTGGTCGTGAGTCTGGTACTAAACAAGAACCTACTCGCTACTATGATATGACTGCAGCTTGGCTGAAAGAGAACGGTGTTCCTTACGATGCACACTTCCAGCGTAAGCAAGGCGATTCACGCAAAGATGATATTATTAAAGAAGAAATCTTCTGGAATGAAATCGTTGAAAACTATGATGTAGTCTTGGCTGTCGATGACCGTAATCAAGTAGTCGAAATGTGGCGTCGTCTGGGTATTGAATGCTGGCAGGTTGACCATGGCGACTTCTGACTTAACAGCCATCTATGATCTCTGCGCTCTTATCGAGCGCAAGAAAGAATTCCTGTTTATAGTATTCCCGGGCGAAGATCCGAATGTAGTCGGTATTGATGTGCGTGATTATGAAAATGAAGATGCTTTAGACGGTGGGTGGTTTACTATCGAAGAAGCAGAAGAATTCTTAATGAACTATCTTGAGGAAACAAAGTAATGGAAACGACCACTAGTATTTTAGTTGATGCAGCACCGACAAATCGTGAAGTAGTTGAATTCGTTCTTCGTACTGTGTTCTACAACCATCTTTTTGAAAGTCTTGAAGAATTCACAGATAACGTAACCAACGAAGTTCATCAGGCTCTAACTGCTTTATGTCAAGGTTATGATATTATCGTAACTGTTGAACCGAGTAGCTACGAAGTTAAGTGCAAGGTTCAAATGAATCTTTCTGGTGAAACGGATGATCCGATTTACATTTATTCTCGAATCGTTTGGGACGCCTTAGACTATACAGCAGAGGATGGTGAATGATTTCAGATAAGACTTATACTCCTGACGAATTTCATACTAAAGCTAGAGAATTTGCTCAGGCATTTATCGATAAGATTAACACTGTTGGTGTGTCTCTTTCTTTGAAACAAGAAGGACCAGTGAACTATCTTATTACACTCAACAAACCAAATGGAAAGGAATCATATTCTATTTTTCTGAACAATGAAAGTAAAATAGAAACTATTTCTGTCTATGGTGCTTAATATGAATGAACTAAAAGCTAAATTAATTCAGATCGTTAAACTCGATATTCACGGTTTCATGACTGATTATTCTGCGGTTCGTGTGAAAGAAGTTCTTGAAAGCGATCATGCTGTATGCATGGTTCCTGGTGAAGAGTATGATGCTATTCTTGTATCAAGTCCTCTTTATCCAGTAGAAGTAGGTAAACGTTCCGCAGGTTGGGTGTTCTCTGACAAGAAAGAACGATTCCCGGATGGTCATTTTATTGACATCGGTACTACACAGACGATTGCTGAACCAATTGATGGTTTAAAATTGTTATCTACTAAACGAACAACCTATTTGGTGATTTAATGAAAGCGACATCATTTCTACAGATTGCATATCTGATTTCTCAGGAATCAAAATGCTGCTCTTGGAAAGTCGGTGCAGTCATTGAGAAAAATGGTCGCATCATTTCCACAGGTTATAATGGTTCTCCAGCGGGTGGTGTTAACTGCTGTGACCATGCAGCTGAACAAGGTTGGATTGGACAGCGTAAACCTACTGGAACTGGTCTTCGTCAAGAAGGACTGCAGATTTCCAAGGTAGGTTTACTTTCAGAACATCGAGCTGCTCACTCTGCTTGGTCTGCAAAGAACGAGATTCATGCTGAACTAAATGCTATTTTGTTCGCTGCTCGAACAGGCTCTTCTATTGAAGGTGCCACGATGTATGTAACTCTTTCTCCATGTCCTGATTGTGCTAAAGCAATTGCTCAGTCTGGTATTAAGAAATTGGTTTACTGTGAAACATACGATCGTAATGTTCCCGGCTGGGACGAAATTCTAAAGAATTCCGGTGTTGAGGTATTCAATGTGTCTAAGAATTCATTGAATAAATTAAACTGGCATAACATTGATAATTTCTGCGGTGTTGAGTAATTATCAACTTTCTAAACTAACTAAAGGTATAAATTATGACTCTTAAATTAACTGAAACCCAAAAAGTATCTATTCGTGAACTGCTGAAAACTAAGCTGTCTCATGGTACAACTACTATCGTATTCGAAAAAGCTGACGGTACTGTTCGTGTACTGAAAGGTACTCGCGACAAAGATATTATCTCTGAAGTCATTGGTGAATCCGAATATGAGAACTATGTTAACCCGAAAAAAGCTCGTAAAGAAGCTGTAGATATGGTTCCAGTGTTTGATACCGAACTTGAATCTTGGCGTGGATTCAGCATCGATAAACTAATTTCAGTTAACGGTGTTAAAGTTGAGCATCTGGTTCAACTCGCTAGCTAATATGCTTAATGACAAGGATGTTATTATTACTACATGTTAAACAACGTTGGTGTTTTATGTCAGACCTTCCTATTAAAGCTCTTGGTGAATATGTAATCTTGGTTTCTGAACCACCTCAGCAAGGCGATGAAATTCAGTCTGCTGGCGGTATTATTCTTGGTAAAGAAACTCAAGGCCAATTACCAGATATGTGCCAGATCTATGCTATTGGTGATGATGTTCCTGCCGGATTTGTTGAAATCGGCGATTTGACTCCTCTGCCAGTAGGAAATGTTCGCAATGTTACTCATCCTGCTGTTGCTTTGGGCGTTAAAAAAGCGAAAGAAATTAAGCAAAAATTCGTGACATGCCACTATAAGTCACTTTCTTGCGTGTATAAATAGTATTGTAAGAATAACTTACAGGTTGGTGGAGATGCGTTGAACAAAATGCGTTTCAAGGCTCCACCTTTTTACTAACCTCATTTGAGGCTTCTTTAATGCAAGATCTTATCAAGTATGTAATTTCAATTCAGCGTAAAGCTTATAACGCTGGCCACGAGAATCTGGGTGCATCAATCGATGTAAAAGCAGCAGTACTGGACATTCTTCAATATTTCAAACATCTGAATCCTACTCAGAAAGCTTTGGAAGTTGATCTGCTTCAGTTAGATGAATTGAAATATGCAAAACCTTTGTGTAGTTCAGCTCATAAAGCAGTACGTCATTTTGTAGTGACTTTGAAGTAATTTTGTATAATCGGCAAGTGCATGACACCCTGAGGCAATGACTAATCGGGAGTGCTCCTCATGGCCTACACATTCATTGGTGTGTATCTTATTCCCTGAGTAATCAGTCCCGGACCCTTTAGGCTAACGGTGAGCAACAGATAAGAGATTGTATATTTCATGCGTACACCGTGTGTACGCATGGGTAACGTATGATGTGGACGTTGTAGGTTATCTTCACGTAAAAAGTTCGAAACCTTCCGTAGCCTTCGAGGCCTTTCGGCGAATACAACTCATGTAAACATGAGAAGAACGTGTCGCCACTTATTCACCTCTATTGAGGATTTGTCAAAATGGCAAAAGCTAAAGTAAAAGCAGTTAAAGAAGTGACTGGTACCTCCAAACGCGCTGGTTACAAACGCAAATCAAACAAGCGTGTAGACGTATTGGGTGCACAGCTCAAACGTCTGGCTCGTAAAGCTATTGCGGCTTCAGCGTACAAGCCAAAGACTGTTCGCGAAGATGAGCGTAAAGCTCGAGCTAAGTAATCCTATCGGGACTCCTTTTTGGAGTCCCATTTTTTTTATTTCTACTCTATGCACAAAACTGTGTACCTTCTCTCCCAGTTTGTTATTATAGCACTGTACCAAAAAAACAAACACCCACGGAGAATAAAATGAAAATCAATCTTAACAAAACTATCAAATGTGCTGACCATGACGGTTACAAACGCCAAACTGTCGAAGAAACAATGTGGTTCTTGAAATCTTATCAAGGAGACTTCATCGAATGCATGACTCCAGATGGTCCATCGGATGACAATGAATACTACATTGTTCTTACCAATTTCTTCACTGGTGAAGTGTATCAGCTTAACACTTCTATTCGTGGTCGTATTCGTGAAGAGTCTTACGAAGATGGTGATCACGTCTGGTACGAAAACTCTCGCACTCGGGCTGAGAACTTGATTGAATCAATGAAAGCCAAAGGTGTTGTTGATTTGGACTTTTGGACAAAAAATGCATAAAGTTGTGTACAACAGGGTTATGGTGTAATACTATAACCCTACCAAAACAAATTGAGTAACGGAGAATAAAATGTCAACTTTCACTACTAAGTACGTAAAACCATCTTCTCTTTCTATTGATGATTACATCCAGGTTCATGTCCATCGTGATGGTGCTGTTGCTCAGGTCCATTGGTATGAACTGGAAAATGAAGCACACATCCAGTTTGAATCTGGTTTGACCTTGGGTGTAAAGGCTAAAGCTGGAGTTTTCAAAATCACTTCAGACGATGATGTTCGTGAACGTGATTTAAGTTCTCATCCATCTTATGTTAGTTCTTATAAAGATACGCTTTTCCGAGTTTGGACTCGCACTCAGATTGCTCGTATTGGTGCAACTACTGAAGAGATTGAATTCGTTAAAGATGTTCTTATGGAACTTAATGAATTGAACTGAGACCTTCGGGTCTCCTTTGAGGAAAATATTATGCCGATTTTTAATATATTTTTAGCTATTGTGTGGGTAGTTTTATACATCTTTAATATTGATAGTGAGTTAGCAGTTTTTCTGAAAAAATTCATCTCGAGTTACAGTGTAGGCGCTATGTTTGTTTATGCAACAGTAGAATTATGTAAAGGAAAATGAAATGAAAATTCGTGTACCTATGTCAGAAGCTCGCAAATTTGAACGCTCAATGATTGAGAACCCGATGGTTGAAATCGTTTCAGCGAACACCCAAGCATCATTAGCGTTTGTCCATTATGAACTGGATGCTTCTGATTTCTTTGAACTTCCAACGTATGCGGATAAGCTATGATTACTTATCGAATTAAAGGGCGTATTCGTTCCAATCATGTGTGGGAAGAAATTCGCTATTATCTCAGTGAACATTCGGCTGATGAGATGTATCGCAAGTTTGAGAGTCTAAGTAAAAATATTGGTGATGAAGATCTTTATGATGCTTATAAAGTTTTCTTGGTTAAAGAAATTGAATTGGTGAGTTCACTATGAAAAATTTAGAAATCATTGAAAATGAAACTTTGTACGACATGTACATTTATTATAAAACTCCAGCTGAGGGTAATTGGACCGATATACCTGAAGGTTGGAAACTCCATCGTAAAGGTCTCACTAAAGAAGTTGCTGTAAAAGACCGAGACTTCATGGTTGGGTTAAAGTGTCAAACTGTGTTTGGTACAGTTAAACTTGTGGAAGTGAAAATTCAAAGGAAATTTTTATGATTGATACTCAGCAATTTGCAGATGAAGTATCGTTTGAATTTTATCTGCAGGATTCAAAAACACTGAAATGGCAAGCAATTGCCACTAATCGCACTCTCGCTGAAGTAGTGCAAAAAGTTAAAATTTTCTATCATAACAAAGAACAAGGTCTCGATAAATGGTCTGACGTTCGAGTTGTTAGAACAACTAAGGAAGTATTATGTACAAACCTGGTACTGGCGTCACAAAGGTAGGATTACGACTACCTGGACATATTATCCAATGCGCTCCTGCAAATAAGTATGTACAAGAGCCGTGGTATGTAGTAGAATGGGTAGATGGGAATAAAAGTGAAGAACCGGAGAGCTCTTTGGAGCTTATTCTTCCTCCCAATAATCCAACACTAATTCTTTTACTTGAGTGAGAAAAATATGATTATCGATACTATCAATGTTTCAAGTGTTACTCGTGAATTAACTGATTTAATGCGTTCATATAACATTCAGATTTTGACTATTGATTATGATGATTTTGAAGATCAGATGATTATCTCATTCCGAGCTTCTCGTATTTTTGAAGCAAATGAATTCAAGTCTTTGGCTGGTATGCTTGATGAAGTTATTAATCCTGCCGTATTGACATGGACATCTGTTCATAAAGATTATCGCGATATGTTTACTGTAGGAAAATCTTATTCTGTTCTTCTTGTAACTAAAACTATGGTTCAGACAATCAACGATCTTGGTGAAAGAATGTTGGTATCAAATGGCCATTCTGTATATGGCGATAACAGTGTGGAGAGAACCAAATAATGCTAACTCCAGATAATGTTATGGTTCTATTTGATATTAGCCCGAGTAAGTCGGGCATTGAAATGCAACTTCGAATGTTGAAAGCTCACCAGCATTTGAAAAATGGAGGTCAAGTTCTGATGTTCAATTATGAATCAGAAATAGACCTGGAAAAATACCGTAAAATGTTTGAGGTATAAATGAATCGTGAAGACCTTCCGGTTATCGCAACCGATATCGATGGTGTAGTAGTAAAGTGGCAATCGGGTCTACCTTACTTTGCGCAGAAATATAATTTGCCATTGCAGCATATCCTCGATTTAATTATTGAAGATATTTTTGTTCCACCTGCTCAGCTGTTTGATTGCCATGAAGACTTGGCTAATAAGCTGATGAAGAAATATAATTCAAGTGACTTCATCCGTTATTTGGCGCCTTACTCTGATGCATTGTCAGTTATCAATAGACTGAAAAGTAAATATCGTTTCGTTGCTGTAACAGCGCTTGGAACAGATGTTGATTCAATGCTCAATCGTAAGTTTAACCTACAAGCATTATTCCCAGATGCATTTGACGATATTTTTGTATGCGGTCATAATGAATCAAAGGCCTCATTACTACGTAAAGTTAATGAGAAATATAAAGGCGATGTAGTTGCATTTGTTGACGATATGCCCGGTCATGTTGATACAGCATATGATGAACTTGATTGCCCAATCTTCTGGATGCCACGCGGTCATCGCGATGATTCTCCGGTTAATCCACACAAAAAGGTTCGTGACTGGAACGACCTTGAGTGGGCGATTGGAATGTCTCTTCCGGTAGTTAAAAAAGAAACTGTCAAAGAAGATACAAAAAGTCTTCAAGATATTTTGAAAGAATTCGATGATTACAAAGAAGATAATCGTATTCCAGAAATTTCGATTCCGAAATGGTCTGAGGAATGGGTTAAACCAATGACACCCTGCGATCCGCCTTATCCATATCCAATGACACCTTGTGATCCTGTGTATCCTGGTGTAGGAACTCCAAGTATTCCACCTTCAAAAACTGGTGATATTCCAGAATGGGCTAAATTTCCACGATTGACATGTTCTCCAGGTGGAACAGCATTACTTGGAATGGCGAATTTACCAATCATCACAGGTTAATATTATGACAGCGCCTAAGTTCTTTAGTGTCTTTTATTGGAACCAACGTACTCGTAAATTAGAAGACCGAGGGGCTTATCGCCTCGGTCTGTTCAAACAACAATACGGTGCTCCGGTTGAACGAAAAATCTTTGATGAAGCTATTACATCAGGGAAAATCTTTGTGACACAAGTTCAGCCAGTATTTCCGTTGGACGAACCTTGGCTTCTATATCATCGTACACTCGAAGAACTTCAGACAGAAGTCGATGAGTTGAAGTCTAAAATCGATGATAGCGCTGTAAGTGTTTTGTGATATGATATAGAAAACAAAGAGGTGATTATGATTCTTGATATTTTAAACAAAGTAGCAGCGACAGGTTCTTCTAAAATTAAGCAGCAAATTATCCAAGATAATAAAGATAATGAAGTACTTAAACGAGTCTTTAAACTAGCTTATTCCAAGCGCATAATGTTCGGAATTAAAAAATTCCCTCAAGCCGGTGAAGTGTCTCAAAGTTTTGGTATGTTGACACTTGAAGATGGTCTTGATTTACTCGAGAACACATTAGCAACACGTAAAGTTACTGGTAATGAAGCAATCAAAACTCTGGCTGATTTTATTGCAGACATGAAGCCTGCTGATGTTGAAGTTATTCGTCGTGTTATTGATCGTGATTTGCGTATCGGTGCTGGTTCGACTATCGCAAATAAAGTCTGGAAGAACTTAATTCCAGCACAGCCTCAGATGTTGGCTAATCCTTATTCAGAAAAGAACGTATCTCATATTCAGTTCCCGGCTTATGCTCAATTAAAAGCTGATGGTGCTCGATGCTTTGCTGAAATTAAAGGTGATACTGTTAATGATGTTAAGCTATTAACACGTTCAGGTAATGAATATCAAGGTCTAGATCTTCTAAAACTTGAATTGATTAAAGCTACTGAAACTGCTCGTGCTATTCACCCTGATGGTATTTTGGTTGATGGCGAATTGGTCTGGTTCCCAGTAGAAGAACAAATTGAACCTTCACTTGATCATTTATTCGGTGCTGAAGAATCAGAAGATGTTGCTGAAGTGATGGCAGATAATGCTTCACGTACTGCATCGAACGGTATCATGAATAAGTCTCTAAAAGGAACTATTTCATCTACTGAATCTCAAGGTGTTAAATTCCAGGTCTGGGATTTTGTTCCATTGACAGCTTATCAAGGTTATAAGTCTGCTCATTATCAAGTTCGTTTTGATGAATTGCGTAATGCAGTCCAGGGGTTGAGTCGAGTTATCTTGATCGAAAACTTCTTGGTTAAAGACATTAACGAAGCTCGTGTTATATACGCCAAATATATCGAAATGGGTCTAGAAGGTATCATCCTCAAAAACATCAACGGTATTTGGGAAGATAAACGTTCTAAAAATCAGGTGAAGTTCAAAGAAGTAATTTCATTTGATCTCGAATGTGTTGATACCTATGTCCATAAAAAAGATCCGAACAAACTTGGTGGTGTTTATCTTCGTTCTAAATGTGGTCGTATTCGAGTAAAAGCTGGTTCAGGCTTTAAAGATACTACTCATGTTAAAAATGATAAAGATGAATGGATTCGTATTCCTTTCGATGAACGTGATGAACTCGATCGCGAATATCTGTGGTCAATTCGTGATGAACTGATTGGTGTTATTTTTGAAGGTGAATGTAATAACTGGTTGACTTCTGAAGGCCGTAAAGAAGCTTATGTAAGCTTGTTCTTACCGATCATTAAGAAGATTCGTCGTGATAAAACTGATGCCAACACATTCGAAGAAATCTTCGGTGTTGACTTTACTCAAGCAACAGGAATTAAATAATGTTCAACGTGGCTCTAGAAACTATCGTAATAACGAATAAAGAAGGCGGTGAGAAAAACACCGCAGTAACACACGTTATTCTTCCATTCGTGTATCAATCTGATGCAGATAAATTCATTTTGACATATGATGCTCATCAGAAGTTATCAGATTTCGCCAAAGTTTATCGCACAGCGACTAAGCTTTACTAATGAAAGGGGCTTCGGCCCCTTTGTCATATAAATACCTGATATTAGCAGCACTATAAGGACTAAATAATGTCAGAAGAAATTCAACTAGACGAAGTGTTTGATGAAAACACGTCAACTTATCCCGTAATTAATTTAAAGCCTCAGCTGAAGGTTCCACAGATCTGGAAATTTGATGTTCCTGGTAACGACTCGTTAATGGCTCGTATGGTATCATTTCAGTCTGATGGTGATGCAGTAAAGAATGTTAAGATGGGCGATAAATTCGTTCAGCTATTCATCATGTCATTGTCTGATAAAGGCAACACTGGTGAATTGCGTGGTGGACTTGGTTCAGATCCTATCGGTGCAGTAACGACTATCTTTGATACTATCGTTGATTCTGCAAAACGCTATCGCTTTGATGCTGTTCTATTCCGTCTTCCAATCAAGAAAATGAAAGGCCAAGGCCCAGCGGTTCAAAGACTTATTGCTCGTCTTGCAATGTCTCGTGGCGGCGGCAAATATGTTGTACTCAAGGAACTCTGGGACTATTCAAGCAAGTATGCATATGTACTTATTCGTCGTAAGAACGTTAAACTAGAGGACATTCCAGGAATTCCTGTGGTCAGTACTGAGCTATTCACAGCAGTAGAAACTAAAGTCGGTACTACTTACGTAGAAAAGAAATCCGGTCGACCAGTAACTAAAGATGAAGCGTTTGCCGCGTCTATTGCTGCAGTAGAAGATAATCGTACTACTGATAGAGCTATTGCTGCACGTACAAAAATTTCTCGTCGTGATGCTATTATGGCCCAATATTCTATTCCAGTAGAAGTAGCAGGAAATAAAATTGACACTTGGTCAAGAGAAGCTATTGATACGCGTGATAAACTGAATACTGCTCCTCCAGTACATCAGGCATCTGGTGAAGAGAATCGTGAAATTTATCAAATTGCACGTGCATCTGTAGTTGGAACTAAAGACTCGGTAGAAGATGGTTTAACAGATATTGAAATGTTCTACGATGGTGATGAAGAAGATAAATTAAATGCTTCTCCACAATTTAAAGACTTCAGAGCTAATCTTCGTCGTTTAACTTCTGATTTTAATAAGAGTGCAGCACTAAAAACTCCTCGTACTGAAACAGAAATTGATCAAATGGTTAGTAATGCGCAAAGACAATACTTCAATATTATTTCTGATTTTAATGGAAAGAACCATTTAGACATCTTTAAAAAATTGGCTGGACTTATTGTAGATACATACGAAGGTTATGAGTTAATGCCTTATCAGCGTGAACAATTCGTTAAATGGATTGTAACTCAGTTCAATGATGATGTTTATAGAAGTGTTTCTACTCAATACAAACTTATCAGTGAATCATATTCTCCTGTTCCTGAAGATAGTATTGAAGCTAAAGCTATTAACATTTATTGTTCTGCGGGTTACAGTGAAATTAACTCTTATCTGATTGGTGAAGATGCTGGCGCTGCAGTAGTAAGAGACAAATACATTCCTGCTCTAGATAAAGCATTTGAAAGTGGAATTACCCTACCAAAAGGAACTCCTCTTTATCGCGGAATGGCTATTAAATCCTCTGATTTTCAGAAGGCCATCGATAATAAAATTTTCTACTTCACTAACTTTGTTTCGACTTCTCTTGTTCCTGCATTCGTTGGAATGTATGGTAATACTGTAGATGTTTTGAATAAAGATATTGGCACAGAAAGTGATTTAGATTCTATTGATCCAGATTCAGAAGAGTTAGTGAGCAAATATTCAGGTCCTTTCAATATAAAAGTAGGAATGTGTATTTCTGGTGCAGATAAAATAAAAGTTATCTTCCCAGGAAAACTGACCAAGTACACCGATGAATGTGAAATTATTCTTCCTCGCGGTACAGCAGTTAGATTGAACAAAGCTTGGACTAAATCTGTAAATGAACCCAATGGCGGATCAAGATCAGCATTAATAGAATCAACAGTCATTCCTTTAGATCAAATTAATGAAGGAACTGAAGTTTACGATGGTGATGCTCTTATCACTGAAGGAACTGTTAAGCGTTTGGACTTCTCTAGATTCCTCAAAGAAACTGCTGAAGAAGACGATTTCTTCCCAGAACCAGTTGATCCAGAAACTCGTTCAAAATCAATCACTGATTCATCTCCTGAGATGGATGTACTGCTCGACTTGATCACCTTTGATAATTTCTCCGATAAATTTATCAACTAACTGTTTACTTCTCATGAGGGCTATGGTATAGTAGCCCCTATCAACAACATGAGGATTACATAATGTCAAAACGTATCGTATCAGTTTTTCGTGCTTTGGGTGCAGAGATTCGTTCAAACTTTCCTATCGGCTCAGTAGAGTTCGATCGCGAGATTGACGATTTGATGGATTCATATATCCGCGTTGGAAATTCTGAACGCACTATCATGGCAGTAGAACCATTTGGTGAAGTGAAATTCAACATTGAAGATATGTTGAGTAACGCTGAAAATGTAGTTGGATTAATTCCTGTCCAAGTCGTTTGGTTTAAACTTCCTAATCCAGACATCAGTTTGCCAGAAAATCAAGGCACTCTGACTGTAAATGCTCAGGTGCTTCATAGTATTCCTGCATTCTTAGGTCGAATTGAAGTCGAAGAGCAACAGATCGAATTGTCACTTGTATAATGAACAAAGGGGAACCAAATGGTTCCCCTTTTTTACAATGATGAAACTAATCCTTTCACAGAACTAGCTGCAGAGCTAATCCCTTTCGAAAGCCCGCCTGCTGATCCACCTAAACGAGATAGAGCTGGCAAACTCGAACTTAAACTCATATCAGAGTTAATTTTTCCTATCAAATTCACTGCTTTATCTTCGAGCCAATCTAACGCAGCCTGTTTACCCACTGCACCCGCTTGCATAACTCTATAAGCAAATGTAACATCAAATGTAGCAATAGTATTACCACCTTCATAGCTTAATTCAGGTGCACCACATCCAATAGGAATACATCCAGTGAACATCACTACTGTATGAGGTAATCCATTACGTGCATGTAAGTTAACTTGAATATCAGCTTCAACATCTTCAGGTAGAGCTCTTAATCCAGTCACCGGATCTTCAACACTATTAACCCAGTCTTGCATTGCACGGTAGTTACATGCTTCAGGGTCCATTCGGAATGAAATAGTTAAAGGCTCATGTTCGCGACCAGTTATTTTAATGTTCGGAGCATTATGGTTTCTATCCATTTCATAGGCCAATCTATTCTCTGGAATTTTAGCAGAATAGACCATTAATCCTGATGTCGGGAAAGCCATGTTGAAGAAATCAAGTAGATATGTACCTACAGTGAATTCACCTAGAAGGCTCTGGACAACCCTAGAGGACATTGCTCCGATAAGGTATTTACTTACACCAGACTTACGAACTAACTTCTGAGTGCCTGCAGTGATGAGAGATGTTAGCCCTTGAGTTACTTCTCCTCTTTTAATTCCCAGAAAGTCTGTATTAACCGGAAGGTTATTATACAAATAACCTCCGAATTGGTCTAACAGCTGCTGAGATTTAGATGAAGGAGTCGTAGCAAATACAACGCTGAACAAGTTCGTACGCTGAAAATCTATGTTACCGGCTTGCGCTTTAAATTCATCTAATGTGTACATTAACTAATACCACTCGCATATAATGAACCACGATCCAGCGTAAGAATTTCACGGAAAGTAACTTCTAAAGTAAATGTGCTAGGAAGGTTTGGTGCAATCGCTAGTCCATTGAATTGTCCATTTGGTGATTTATCGAAGCGCACAGATTGTATTTGACATGGACCAAACACGTCTGTTCTTCCGTCATAACTTGATGTAGTACCAAAGTTTCTGACATACCAAATAGTCGGGTTACCGACGACAATTACATTACTCAAGAAGCTAGTAACGTTCTCAAATATAGTATTAGTACGATCTGAACCTTCAGGTGTAAGGTTATTAATGAACGTATCTTTATACATTTGGTCTAATTGAGCTTTCATTTCTTTAGCGAAGGTAGAATTACCCGTTTCGCCATAAGAATAATAATTGAACAGCTCATAGATTTTGATGATCTGATTTAGGTCATATCCATTTCGAGGAGTTAAATCCCAAGTGAATACTTTCGTTCTGTTATCTGCACCCGCGTACATGCTTCGCGCAGTATTATAGATCTGTTCAGAATGATCAGCCATAATACCTTGAGTAAGAGAATCAATAGCACCAAATACTGCAGTAGATGCAATATTACTCAATACACCACCAACATTACCGCCACCACGAGCAATAAGAGATTCTCCGACATCATTAAATCTATGAGATGCAGTATCAACATCAGATTTAGAACGAGGTAATAAAATATTAACCAAAGGTGTTTTATCTACAGTACTATCAGTGTTTGCAGTTAATCCTGTCTTTGATGTAGTAGATAATGATGCCAAAGCCTTTGTTGTGCTCGTTACAGCAGTCTTAACACCATTCAAAATAGTCGTTCCACTAACACTATTTTGGCTAGACCTATCTTTTCTCAACGCAGTTGTAGTTCTAGATTTAAAATCATATGCAGTGAATAACAATCCATTCTTATAGAGATCGTTAACTCGAAGGTCAGACGATCCATCATTTGCTGCCGCGCGTTCAGCTGGGTACTGAGCAACTATAGTTTTATTTACTGTCTTTGTGCTAGAAGAACCAGCAGAGATCTTAGATCCCTGCTGTGCAATAGACTTTGCTGCGTCAGTAACTAATTCTGTGACGATAGCCATATATTTCCTTAATTAACGCTAAAGGCATGATTAGACATGCCAGGAGCTGGACTTGAACTCTGCGGAGGTGTATTAATCTGAGTTCTACTGGTTTTATTGACATTATTAACTTGAATGTTATTACCAGTCTGAGCTTGACTTCCGCCTGTATTTGCATTGGCATTCTGAGCAATACGTTGAACTGATTTAGTATCAGGATTTTCAGAAATATCATCAGGTTTAACTTGAGCACCAGAAGATTTAAATGTATTGTACTTAGCGTCAATATCAGATAATTTCTTCTCTAACATGGCTTTAAGATCAGGTGCTTTATTCAGAGCAGGATCGTTCAAGTCATTTTTGATTTCGTTATATGCTTTTTCAATATTACTCTTAGAGCTGGCCTTAGAAGGATCAGCATCTTCGACATATTTATTGAAACGAGTCATTGCAGCAGAAGCTTCGTTACTCGCTTTAATAGCAGATATCTTATCGGTTTCATTTAATCCTGAAACTGGAGTGACTTGTCCAGCTTGAATCTTATCGTAATCACCACGATTTCCATTCTGTCCAAGAAGTACTAATTTAGCAGCAGCTGAATTACCTAATGTGCTGTCAGCTAGTTCTTGCTTCTTATCATATTGCTTAGCCTGATATTTTGCAAGTGTATTAGCATTCTCTTCTGATAGTTTAGCACCAGTGTGTTCTTGATAAGTTTGAAGAGCATCACCTTCTACATCTAATGCTTTATCTTCCATTCCCATTGATCTGAATAATCCAGCAATAGCTTTAGATAATCCAAGAACAATCAGTTCACCAAGTTCTTTAATAACGCTTCCGATACCTTTAACAATTGCTAGTGCTAATCCACCGAAGTCACCTTTTTCCCAAGCTTCTCTTACTTCATTCACTGATGTAATAATAGATTCAAGTAGAGGTGCCCATTCTTTAGCTTTAGCATTGAAATCGGTGAAACTTGTTTCAAATAGCTTAGACCAATAATCGAAGTGAATTCGAATAACATCTATAGCAAGAATAATAGACAGTATCATTGCAGCAGTTTTAGCAGCAGCTGCTGCAGCAGTCACAGTGTACTTGAAAAGCATGTTAGAAATTTTATCAGCAAAACCTACAGATGATTTAAATCCACCTTTAGTAGTTTTGATCAGCTCATCGAGTTTATCACTAATTGACTGACCTGATTTATTCTTGCCTTTATCATCCTCTGGATCAGTCACAGCCGGCGCAGGAGGAGCGTCAGGCACTGGAGGTGGAGCAGGTGGTTGTCTATCTTCTGGCAAAAAGTCAGCATCAGGTTCACCCTGAGATGCATCTGGAAGCAGCCGTTCGATAGTAGCACGAAGGTCTTCATTTGATTGCTCAATATCAGGAATCGCTTCAGAAATAACAGCTAAAGAAGTGCTACTCGAATTAGCTGCTGCAGTGCTAGTTTGACCTTGTCCAGTTGATTGAACATTTACTTTATTCTCGAGCAACGTAGATAATTGAGCAAGCTTTTCACTTATCTGAAGAGCAGTGTCATTTAATTTACGAAGTTCTGTATTAGAAGCCTCTACTCCTTCTGCAGTTAATTCAGCAGCTGCACCAGTGTCTTGAGATACACGACCTAAATGAGCTAATCCTTCGAGGATTTCATTAGATTTAGAACGCGCTGACTCTCCATTCATTTCAGTCGCAGTTTGTACATCACCAAGACGTTCATGAATATTATTAAGAGAAGCATTCTGTTGTTCATCAGCAGAGCGCTGATTACGCTCCGCCTTAGAGTCTTCTATTATCTTTCTTGTATTTCTACGAAAGCTTTTTGCATCTTTCATTTAAATAGTTCCAAAATTTCTGAAAGACCATCTAACTGGCCTTTAGGACCTTTAATAGAAATTTTTGTTGTTATAGCGTCTGCCCATTTAGTCACAAATGCCGGCATGTCCATGAATTCTGGAACAACATCTGAGTCATTGACTCGAATAAAACATTTTTCGAGAACATCATCTGGAGTAACAAATGTTTCGAAAGGTTCAGGAGATCTGAAATAGAAAGTGTTTCCGTGATATTGGTGTTCAAGTCTCTGAGAAATATAAACATCAGATACTTTAAACACCTTGCCGTTGACAATCACTTCTGATTTAATCTTTCCATTAAATTCCAGAACATGAAGTAAAACTATTTCGCTCTCAGCAGCGTTAAGACCTGGACAAATAGAATTGACTAGCTTAATCATATTCTCATCTGCGCCACATGGATTCTTTAGCAGCTCATGATGTTTCAATCCCAGTTTAGGGATTGAAATTTGTTTATCGTTAATTACTATTTTCTTAAGTGGAAGTATTAGATTTAAGTTCATTTTTAACTCGTGTCAGATTAACTTCACTCAAAGGTTTACCGTTAGTAAACATATAAAGATTAGTTATCGAAGTATTGTTTGAGATTTCATGAAGAACTTCATCTACGTAGAAATCAGTCTTAAACTGATTTTTCAGATCATAGAAATTAAGCTTCATGCCCGGAGTTATTTGGAAATTACCGAAGATTTTACAATGAGCATATCCGTCGTATTGTGCCATCGTAGTAATTCTGTTTGCTTCTTCATAACCATTACGATAAGTAGCTTCTGCATATCCGCCAGATCGTGATAGAACGATAGCATTCTGTCCATCACCATTCACAATAGTTTCTATCTTATTGTCCATAAATGATGGTGTAAAGAACGTGGCATTCTCAATTACATCACGCTTTCTTTTATTAGCTTTAGTCAACCAAGTAAAATCAAACGCTAAAGGATATTCTGTGATGTATGAGAATTCACCTAAACGTCCTTCATCACCTACTGCGAATATAACAGCGTCTTGAGCAATCATTTGGTTATAGTCCATCATGTTAATACCCATGAAGTCTTCCCAAACAAAAACAAATTGATCTGATTCAACGGCGAGTCCAATGTCACGAACATAACTCATATACATCGCCATATCTTGTGACCAAGGTACTCTCGGAACATACGTGTTAATACCGTTCACTGGCGGAGCAATAAGAGGACGATCCTGATAAATTACACCAATCATTTCATTGATACTGTCGTTGGCGTTATTATAGAAGCATCTGCCAAACTTCAAATTCTCAATTTCGTGAATAGATCCGAGCTGAATAGTAATTATGTTATCACTCTTTTTATCGACAGTAACGCTGAAGTGCTTATTCCCGTAAATTCGGGAAATAACATTCTTTGTATTGGCGTTAGCTACAGAGATCTGAATAATTTCTTCACCAGTCATTCGAGTATGAAGATTAGCATTATCATAGAACTGAAGCAGACCTTCATTGCGGCCGTAAAGACCGTCTCTAATAGTTAGTGTTGTGAATGTAGCAGCGAGTTCGAGAAAAGCATTCTCGAGCCACTTACTGTAATTTTGATAAAGCTTAATGCTGATGTTAGGATAACCTAGGCGCTGCATCATTTCTTATTATCCTTTTCGATTAAAGATAGAGCAATGCTTCGTTCAACAGGAATCATTCGCATTACTGAATTCAAGTCATAGTTGTGTTTAACTAAGACATGGTTGATTTGGTAAAAGTTGAATACTTCATCTGGATGAATAATGAGTTTGAATATTTCCAGAATGTTATCATACTTAATGACGTGTTTATCACAGCAAGACAAATTCAATGTGATGCTAATCGGAGTCATCTGTTCAATAACTGATTCAAATGATTTAATATCTATTGCGTCGATAATCTTTAGCTTCATATCATCTGTTAGCGCTTCCCATTTGTAAGTATTAACACCGTCAGATACTTCTGCGATGTTATCCTTAATCATTGACACATGATCGTCAGTAATTTGATCAGGGAAATTAAAGGTTATTTTAATACCAGCAACTTCTATTAAAGGATTCTTTAATCCGTCGTGAGACAAGTTCAAAGGGCTCTTTACAGTCTTATTACATTTAGCGCATTCCCAGATAACAGGAAGTCTAGTTTTACCGATGCTCGAGGTGAAGACTTTAAGAAAAATATAAGGTCTCCAAGACGGCGGATACTCGTGAAAGTAATCAGCGAGCAATTCATTCATTATTTCTTTTTGCTCTTCCAGAGTCTTAGAGTTCATATCATTTCGTACTAACAGAAAGTCTCGATAGTCAGCTACGGTAAAAGGTTGAAATCTTTGGACACCTGAAGGCAAATTACAGCGTACAATATTGGCCATAGTATCTCCTTTATCAATATTTATAAATACACAATATGAGGAGACAATATGTTTGATTATAAATTCGAAATTATCGTAGCTGGGAAAACTGTTTCCTGCCGAGCATTTTCACTTCGTGAGTACATCAACCTCATGAAAGCTAAAAAAGATGGCACTATATTGCAGTACGTTAAAGAGTTGATCTTAAAATGTACAGATGCCAAAGATTTAAATCGTCAAGAATCTGAATATCTCATTACACAACTGTGGGCCCATAGTCTAGGTGAAGTGAATACACAGAGCACCTGGGAGTGCTCCTGCGGACATCAAATGGAAGTACCGTTAAATCTATCACAGGTACAAATAGACTCATTAGAACCTCCTGTGTATAACTTTGGTGACTTCAAAATTCAGTTCAAGTATCCTAAATTATTTGACGATCAGAACCATGCTCGAATGATTGCTTCTTGCATTGATTTCATTATTACTGGCAATGAACGTCTTTCAGTTGATGATCTTTCTGCAGAAGAACTTAATCAGCTATATGATGCTATTACAATCGATGACATCAAAGTTATTACCGAACAGTTACTGAAGCCAACAGTTTACTTGGCAGTCCCTATTCATTGTGAAAAGTGTGGGGAAAAACATGTACACATCGTAAAAGGACTTAAAGAGTTCTTTAGGCTTCTATAATGTCAAATATTAATTTACTCTACACTGATCTTAGTCCAACGATGGACAAGGCTTGGAATAATGATGTGGCAGTAACAGTAGGTGCTCGAGCAGTTAAAAACTCTATTCTCGGAATTATCACTACTAGAAAGGGTTCACGCCCTTTCATGCCAGAATTTGGATGCGGATTATCAGATGAGTTATTCGAGAACATGACTCCTCTTACTGCAGATACCATTCAGAAAAACATCACTGCTGCTCTGACTAACTACGAGCCACGTTTAAGTCGTCTGTACGTTCAAGTGACTCCTCTGTATGACGATAACACGATAATCATTACGATCTATTTTAGCATAGTAGATAATCCAGACACTCTCCAAGAAATAAAGCTTCAACTACAGGCTTCACGATAGTTATTACATAGGCCATATAGTATCTCTATATAAGAGATAAGTAATAAATTACTGGCAGCTTTGCTGCCAGAATTCTTTGGTATAATGTCTTATCTACAAGAGGAAATTACTATGAAATTTGGAATTGATTGGACTTGTCCATTCACCTATTACTTTTTAGGATTTATTGTGTTTGCCGCAGTACATCTACTATTTTTCGCAAAGGTATAACATGAAATTAGAAGACCTGCAGGACGAGTTAGATGCAGACTTAAAGGTTGACCATACAAAGCTTCAGTTAGAAGCGTCGCAAGTGCCTACACTTTACGGTAAGTGGTCTCGCTATCACAGCAGTATTCGTAAAGAGATTTTGAAGATTGAGAATCAGCGCAAAACAGCTGTAAAGAAAACTCTCGATTATTACACTGGTCGTGGTGATGAAGTATGTATGGATCAGTACGAGAAGTCTGAAATGAAGGTAGTGATTTCAGCGAACGCTGATGTGTTGAAGGTTGACACTGCTTTGGCGTATTGGGGAATCATGTTAGAATTTTGTTCAAAGGCGCTTGATGCAGTTAAGTCTAAAGGCTTTGCAATTAAGCATATCATTGATCTACGAGCATTTGAAGCTGGTGCATAATGAAACCACATGAATTTAGTATTTTAGTAAATAATATCAGAGCTCTGCCTTTAGCAGCTGGTTCGAACTCATTAAAAGAGTACAAAGATTCAATTAGGGCTTTGCTTTCTGATGTTATAACTGAAGATTTATTTCATGATATTATGAGAACGACTACTGTGTATTATCACACTCAACAGTTAAGAGCTCAAATTGTCAAGACTCTAGGTAAACATGGGGTTAAAGCTGATCATGGCTAGAATGACTAAAGAAGATATTATCAAAGCATTGTTAATTCGTGTATGTGAAACCAAAAACGTTAACATTCACTTGGGTAAGAACTATTTCGTTAATATCTATCGTCATATTCCAGGCTACTACGATGAATTCGTAAAAACTGCTCGAAACATTTATGATATACACGGTCATGAAGATACAATAGAAAAAGATATTGATGATTATTTTCGTATAAATAAGTTTAGTAACTAACAAACAAGAGGTGACAACCATGTCTGATAAGATTTGCGTCGTCTGCAAGACTCCAATCGATCCCGCATTGGTTGTCGAAACAGACAAAGGTCCTGTACATCCTGGGCCTTGTTTAAACTATGTAGTAGATCTTCCTGTTACAGAAAGTACAGAAGAACAATTAAACGAAACACAACTTCTAATTTAGTCTAGTGTTGATGTAGCCACTTTTGTGGTTTTTGCCCCTCACTGAGGGGCTTTTTTATATCAGAAGCTTTCTTCATCTTCTTCGGCATCGGCCGCTTCCAATTCAGCTTTACGACCAGCAAGAGCATCACGTAAAGTAATGTCATCTGTATCTTTTAATTCAGCTTCTTTAGAACGTTTAGTGTAATACTTTTCAAGTTCCTTCAGACCTTCTTTAGTCTGGCATGAAGTCACTTTCCCCATAAAGTCCTGAATATCTGCTTCATACAGGAATTCTTCGAAGTTTTTCATTTTTACCCCAACTCGATTGTTTTCATAACGTAGTTAAATTTCTCTTCAGCATAACGCTGAATACGTTCTAATGCATGTTTCAATGCATAGTTCAAATGCACATATTTTTTCTTGGCATTTGCTGATTTAGGCTTGACACCCATATCATCGATAATGTCCCACACAGTAGCAATAGATTTAGTACCATGCTTACGCAGTACACGACCGATTGTCTGAAGAACGATTATCTTTGATTTTACCGGGTGAGCAAAAATAACGTGATGTAAGTTTTTGACACTGATACCCGTAGAGAATACACCGTATGATGCTACTACAATGATTCCTGAATTATTTTCAGCCATTTCTTTTAATGCATTTCGTGTTTCGGTATTAACTTCACCGTTAACAAAATACACTTTTTCATGACCAAGATCTTTAACCATCTGGAATAGTTCTTTACCGTGCTCAGCATTCTTAAACATCAAGAACACGTTCTCTTTTCGAGCTGCGAGCTTAGTAGATAATTGAGCTACCCACTTATTTCGTTTCTTTGCCTTCTGAATGAATTTAATTTCTTCTTGATAAGTCTTTCCTTTCATCGCAGTAGTGATATTGTCTGGATAACGAAGGAAAATAGAATTAATCTTCAGATCAGTAACTTGTCCATCTTCCATTAACTGAGAAGTAGACACAGGCTTATATATTTCACCGAATAATCCGATGTACTGCATGACGTTAGCTTTACCGTCTTTCAGCGAACCAGACAATCCAAATTTATATGGGCAATCATTCATTCCACCGACGATGGTAGAGATTGATTTACCTGTCGCCAGATGACACTCGTCGTTCATCAACATACCGAATTGAGCAAACCACTCTTTCGATTGTTTCACTGCTGTCTGCCATGTAGATACATAGATCAGTGCATCTGAATCACGTTGAGTACCACCACGAATTCCTAGCATTGCACCACGAGGAAATAGTCGATAATCAACGAAATCATTGATCATTTGGTCAACCAATGCAGTGGTAGGAACGAGAATTAAAACTTTACCCTGATAATGTTCAAGATAATAACGGGCTAACAAACACTGAATCAATGATTTACCCGCAGAAGTAGGTAAGTTAAGAATTCTGCGACGATGAACGAGTCCTTCGTATACTGCAGCTTCTTGGTACCAGTGAGGCTTAATGACAGTGTTGCCCGAGTAAATTTCTTTTGAGCTCAACCACTGATCGAATTCTTCTTTAGATAATTCAGTTGGTTGTAAAACGTTCGGATCAATCCAAACTTTGTAGCCCATGTTATCAGCAAATTTTTTGATATAACTTGCTAAGCCATAAGGGAGCATGCGATTATTATCTAACAGTCGAATTCTTCCATCCCATTGGCCGTATTTGTATTTTGGGTTGAATTTGTAGCCATCAGCTTCAAATGAGAAATAGTCTTTTAGTTCAAAGAAAACTGAATCCTCACATTCAATGAATACATGTGAGTGATCTTTAAAATGTACGGAGATGTCTATCATCTTAATCATTGCCTTATAAATATTAGTACAATTATATTTATACACGTTTTTAAATTATACCTCGAGGTTCCTATGATCGATAAAGCTTATATTGAAGAACTGCGTGCACTAGACAACAAAGAAGCAAAATCTAAACTCGCAGAATATGGTCAAACGTTTAACGTAGACCTGAAGAAAACTAAATCATTCGACAATATGTTGACTGATCTAGAACAGGAATTAGCCAGGCTCGCTGATGAACCACTACCTGAAGATAATGAAGGCGTCTCCATCGCCGATCTTATTCAAGCATCAGACGAAAATGATGGAACAGCTGTATTCCAGGAAGCACCAGCTGAAGCTAAACTCTTGATTGATTCTATCGGTGAAGACTCTCAAAAAGTAATTGAGATCGTTAAGGTAGATGAGCCAAAAATTATTTTCAGTGAACCACTTGTGACTGAGATTCCTGATCATATTAAAGAAGCTGCTGCTTCTCATGGCTACGAATTCAAGCAAGTAGATTCGTTGAACGATAACACTATCGAAGAAGCAATTGAACAAATCAAAGCTGATGAATCTGTATATCAATTGCCCGAAAACTATTCACCACGAATTTCACTATTAGGTCGTTCACCTGGTTATATGACACTGCCTTGGTGGATTTACCAATGGGTTTCAGAGAATGAAGACTGGAAAGAACGTCCTTTAGATTTCCCTCACCCGACTGCCCATGATACATTGCTAACGCTCTTGTATTACATTAAACGTGATGGCTCTGTAATCATTAGAGAAACACGTAATTCATCATTCGTTACATTAAAATAATAAAAGGCCGAAAGGCCTTTTCAAGGAGAACAAATGGCTATTACTTTAGCAATCTCGAAAAACCCTGCTACTGTCGGTGATGCCGTTAAGCTAACAGCTTCAGGAGATGGTGCATATACTAATTACGAGTTCAAAAAAGGAAATACACAACTAGCATCGAGTCCTACTGCTACATTTGATATTGCTTCTGTAAAAGAATCGGACGCCGGTTCGTATACTGTAATTGCTACTCTTTCTGGCGGTGATACTGAAACTTCCGATGCAGTTGTTCTTGCTGTTGAAGAAAAAGTAATTCCTACGCCAGAAGGTGGATTCGCTTATGTTCATCCATTGCCACAACGCGATGCTGCATTTATTCAAGTTGGTTGGTGGGTAATTAATGAAATCCATCGTGCAGGCGAATTAGGTCTTGATTGGAAATCTGCGCCAGATCCATTGAACTACAAACGCGAACTGCTTACATTAGCTAAGATGTTTGAAGACTACCCTAATCCGGAAGTACAAGAATCTCGTAATGGATATGTTTGGGGTAAAGATCAGGTAGAAGCTGGATACGCACTGAGCTAATATTAAGGGTAGATTATGGTAGAGTTACGCTATATTCATGATCTACCCAACCGAAAGACTGGATTTCTTCGAGTAGGTTGGTGGGTTATCATTGAGATAATGAGAGCTAGATATCTCAATATCGACTGGAAAACAAAATATAATGAATTGCAATATTCATCTGATCTCTATACTCTTGCAGAAATGTTTGAGTTATATGACGAAGTTGAAGTACAAGAATCTTTAAATGGATACATTTTCAATAAGGAACAAATTGAATCTGGCTATATTTACTATGATTTTGATTTTAATACGTATCCAACCCCTCATCTTCCCAAAGATGAAGACCCTACCCCGCCCGGTCCCGACCCTGAGCCAGATAGTGTAATTTACATTAATCCGATGGCACTAATAGTTATGTAATAAATAGAAGCCGTCAAGACCTATTAAATAAGAAAGGAACTCGTATGGTTGCGATAATCAAAGCTAAAACTGTCGGAAGTACAATCACAAGTTTTCCTGTTCTTAATGAAACCATTAGGGCAAAATCACTTGGAATTGATTGGAAAACCCAGTATAATCAGTTGAAATACCCAGGCGAATTATTCATGTTGTCTGAAGCTTTCAAAAATTATGATGAACTGAATGTTAAAGAGATATTAAGCGGATACATCTTTAACAAACAAGAAATAGAAGACGAATATTTTGCAATGTGGGAAAATTACATTCCAGAGAATGTTGGTCTTGGCGGGACTGGTGAATGGCCTGTGCCTGATTTAGTGAATTTAGTATACATTGATCCGTTGAAAATAGTAATATAAAGGAAAGGTATGGAAATTAAAAGCTTTGTATCGACGAGCAAAACCGGTGCAATTGTCCCAGGGGCTAAGGTCTATGTTTATAAGCAGGGTACTACTACTCTTGCGGATTTATATAACCGTGCCGAAGCAAAAATTACAAACCCATTGATATCTGATACAAGTGGATTCTTTGAATTTGCTGCAGGTAATGGTGGTTATGACATTCAGTTTGAATTGAGTGACGGATCTAAAGGCGTATTGTTTGGTATTGCTTTCTCTGATGTTGCGGGAATTAATACGAATATCACTGCTCTTGATAATCAAGTCAAAGCACAAGCTATTCAAATTCAAGCTGCCAAAGATAGCGCTGATGCGTCTGCGACTAAAGTAACTCAACTGACTACACAAGTTAGTGGACTTGATACAAAAGTTACTAATATGCAGACTGATGTAAGTAAAAATACTTCAGACATTAGCTCAGCTAAAACTGATGCAGCAGATGCTAAATCTGCAGCTGCTACTGCGACAACCAATGCTAATACAGCAAACACGAATACTACTTCATTGTTGAATTCTGTTAATGGTGTAGCGAATATCACTGCTCTTCGTGCACGTCAACCTGCAGCAGACGGTGAACGTGTTTATCTGAAAGTTCACACTCCTTCATCACTAGCAGTTTTCCGCCCAGAAGGCGCAGGTTGGTTTATTGGTACCAAAACTGGTTCTGCAACAGATGACGGCGGTGTTGTAATCAAAGCCGGAACAGGTTATTGGACTCGTGATAAACTTCTACAAGATTTAACTATCGCAGATTTCGGTGGTGTAGCTGACGGTGTTACCGATGCTCAGCCTGCATTTAAATTGAACCTAGATTTCGTGGTTTCATCATATGCTCAATCTCGTGTAGGTAATAAAGGATTCACTTTACCAATCCAGTTCAACACTGGTACGTATTTCATGAAGCCGGCAGAATATACCAAATACGGTGCTAAAGTTGCTGATGGTGCTGCTGACGCAGTGTTTAACCCATCAGGATATTACGCTGCAAGTGGTCTTGTAATTAAAGGTGCTCCTGTAGAATCCGGTCGTCAAATTCAAACTACGATTATTTCGGATAAATCAACTTCGCCTGTGTTCCTTGTGAACCATCGTCGTTTGACAGTTCGTGATTTAATCTGGAATGGACAGCAGACTGTAGCACAAGATACTACAACTAAGATGCTAGTCGGTGCAACTAAAGGTGTGTTCAACGATACAGCGAGTAATACTCAGCCATTCTTGAGCAACCAATGTCCGGGCGGATGTTTCGGTAAGTATGAAAACATTCAAGCAATTAACACTGGTTCTTACATGTTCTATTTGCTTGATACACTTGACAGCACTGCAGATAATATCTTCAGTTCATTGACAGCGGGTCCTGTATTCCAGATCGGTTGGTCGGGTCAAACATACGGTGCTTGGGATCACTCAACATCTATTGTGTTCAGCAACTGTAACTTCTCAAATCCAATGGCTCCTGCTATTTGGGCACCGAGAACTGCACAGGCAATCATGCGTAACTGCTGGTTCGAACACGGCGTATGTCCATTTGACATTAACAACGGTCAATGGGACTTGAGCATGGTTTGTGTTGAAGACTGTATTGATAACCCGATTCTATGGTACACCAAATACACTTGCATCACCAAATCAGTTCCGACTGGTAATAACTTTGATTCATTCTCGCCTACTTCTGGTTCTTGGAATAGTTATCCGAAAAACCCAGATGGTTCAGCTATCACAGCTTGGACTGGTGGTTACGATCAAGGTTCATGGACTCTTCAGAACTACGGTGCGTACTTCAACTGCCCAGTCGTTGCTAAATGGACACGTGGACCAATTCGTGTAACCAACAACACTGATAACACGTTGTACCTGAACTTAGGTTCATTCCGTAACCCAACGAATGGTGGATTCTTCAGAGCACGTGTTTTAGGTGGTATTTACTATAACACTTCAACTACTCAGAATATTACAGGCGATTACCTTCAAGGTGAAGCGACAATTAACATCGGTCGTGGTACAGGTGGTACACCGAAAATTTCTTGGTATTCTGAAGGTCAAGGTCCAATCAGCGGTGTTCAATATCAGACACAAACGACTAACGATATAATTCCTGCAGTTTGGGTTTCTATTCGTCCTCGTGCTGGTGAAGTAACAGTGTTTGTTGAAGCAACTGGTTTACATCGTGATGAAGCGGGTATCCCTGCCGAATACGTTCCATCGGGCATTACTCAGGCAGGTTCACCTGGTCTGAACGCAGTTACTGGTCGCTTTAACTTCAACACAGGTTCTGCAGGTTTCGGTGCTTCTGGTACTGTAGCTGCAATCGCTACTGCAAGTACTGCGGCAGTGAATACCACGTTGACTACTGTTGCTACTGATGCGCAATTCTTGAATGAACCGGTTCTACCGAACATTCAGCGTTGGGAACGTATTAGCATCAACGGTCAGGAAATGGCATGGCCAGTATTTGCTTGGAAACCAGTCTTTACGACTGCGAACCCGGCAACAGCTTCAGTAGCTGCAGGTGCAACATTAACATTGACTACAGTCGTTACTGATGTAATTTCTCAGCAATGGCAGTTCTCTTCTGATAATGGTTCAACTTGGACAAACGTATCTGGCGCAACAGCTCAGACGTTAACCAAAGCGAGCATGGCTGCAGCAGATGCTGGTCAATATCGTCTTGCAGTTCGTTCTCCTAACGGTGCAGGTGGTACTGGCGCAACAACTTATGGTGGTGTAACAACTGTCACTGTAACATCGTAATTAATAGCCTCAACTTCGGTTGAGGCTTTTTTCATTTTAGCTGTTTACTTTCTAGAGTGATGGTGTTAAGATACTCTCATAGCAACAACGGAGGAACTTATGGAAACCATTCACTGTCGGAAAGAAGCAAAGGTCTTTTATCATGGTTCTTGTACTGTAGCAGGTATCAAGGATATGCTTCTTCCACCATCTACAACCCAAACTCTCAGTGAAACGGGCCGTAAGAAAAATTTGGACCGAGTGTTCTTCACAGAAGACTTAGGTCTGGCAAAAATCTATGCAGGTCGAGCAGCTCGGTCAATTGGCGGAGAGCCTGTACTTTATCGTGTGGTTGCACCAGTCGGAACTGAAATGCTCAGTGACATTAAAGGCGCAACTGTATATCACGCTGAATGGGCATTTGTGGAGAAATTATGTTTGCAATAATCTCAAAAAGAACTGGTCGAATATGGCATAATAAGAAAGATGGAACGTTTTTCATCTTTAATAGTGAAAAAGCTGCTTGGACATTATTTCTTGACCATTTCTCCGAAGAACAACAGAAGTATAGTGAAATTGTTCCTATTAATTGGATTAAAAAATAATGATTACTGTTGAATTCCGCCATTTGGAGATTTGCTGATGCGATTACAACCTATTCTTATTGATGTAGTGATGTCACCTGAAGCACAAACTTTAGTTGAATGTTGGACTGCATCACAATATGAACCTAATAATTTTGATTATATGGTTCAATACGCAAAGGCTAAAGTTGCACTCTGGAAAAAGTTGGGACTGGAAAATACTATGTCTGATGCTTTCAATTTCCAGGACGGCGTTCTTGCTATTACTTATTATGAGGTTAAAAATGCCAACTAAAATTACTGATAATCGTAAAAAGCTGCAAACAACATTTGCCCACCAATTACTTAAAGGTGCAAAGTTTGATTTTAATAACAACATCTTCATGGTCACAGGTTCAAAAGGTGATTTGGTGCATTGTGTTCATTTGACTACAGGTGAAACTCATTATATCAAAGATGAAGAAAAAGTCGAAGTTGTCTCAGTAGAAATCATTGTTGAGGCTTTATGATGTTGGATATTTTGCTTCACGCGATTTATAATGTAGAATTCTGGTCCGGTGTTGTTATCACCTCTTTAATTTTTGGATTAGGAATTTATGCCTCTAAAAAATAGCGATAAATTAAAAATGTATGCTTTAAAAGAATCTGGTTTATCTTTTAAAGAAATCGCACGTCAAATTGGTGGACTATCTGCACAGGATGTTTCTGATGCCGTAGCAGATGTCCTGATCGCCCGAAACAAATCGAAAGAGCGTCCGAAGGTAGTCTACCGCCGTCGATTAACAACCTCCTCAGGTCACTTAGGTGAACTTATTAAACGAATGAAGGAATTAGTATGACATACTTATCCCGTGATAAAACACATTTTGTATTTGCATTTACGCACATGATGAATTCTAAATTCACTAGTGCATCTCTCGGTTTAAACAAATGGCGATCGCTGAGCGACTTTTCAGGTATTCTTGCAGTCAGTGCAGGGCTTGATCGTGAATTCTTCTATAAAAGTGGCTCTTTAATCATGCGCCCTATTATTAAAGACATCCTTGGTGGATATACTTTAGAAGATTATGATCTACAGATTCGCGAAGTACTCGTGATTACAGTAGGTATGAAAGTTCAATTTGAAGTTCGAAAGACTCATCGTAATACTTTCGAATATCGCGTGATTAAAGCGTAGAGGCTATTATGATTGGTGATTTTGGTTTTGGTGATGATCGTCTTCAGCGTTGTTCAACTCGCTCAGAGACTGCATTTAAAGAAGTGAGGCGCACCTTCAATGAAAGCTCAAAAGCATTTAAGGCTCGTCAAACAGCTTTAGATCTAATTGAGAATGGTGTTAATGGAATTCTCGATAGGATTTACGCTCAGATAGACGCTATTGCTGCTCTTGGTAAATTTGAAGCATCTTTTTTAATCAAAGCATCTGATGCGCATTTTGAATCTAAAGTTACTGAAAGTCTTCGTTCCGAAGGTTTCACTGTAGAACGCAGTGAAGATACATCATACCAGCGCGGCGGTATTACTCTTAAAATCAAGTGGTAATATGCTTAATTAAATTTTAGTATATTATCATGTATAATAGTTCAGGCCGCTATTTATACGGCTAACAATAAAAGAAAGGAATATTATGGAATTCAATAGTTATAGCTCACTTGAAAATCACCACAATGGTAAATTCATCTCGAAGATTCGAGAGCTTGCTCTCGATAGTGGTGAATGGGTTGCTCGTGAAAAGATTCATGGTACTAACTTCAGTGTACTGATTACTCCTGACTTGATTCAACCTTGTAAACGTTCTGGTGTCATTCTTTCTGCCGAGAATTTCTTCGGTTATGAAATTATCATGAAGCGCTATAAAGAATCATTTGAAGGCCTTCGTGCATCTTTAAGTCACCTTGATTTGAAATCCATTCAGGTGTTCGGTGAGTTCGCTGGTGGCGGTATTCAGAAAGAAGTTGACTACGGTGAAAAAGAATTCTACGTATTCGACATGCTGATGAATTATGGCGGTGAAGTATCATACGCTGAAGATAAAGTAGTTGAAGACTTGGCTAATCATTATGGTTTCAAAATGGCGCCGTTGCTTGGTCGTGGTAAATTTGAAGATCTTATTAAAATTCCAAATGACTTCCAAAGTCGTGTAAATGATTTTAATGCTTTGGCTTCAGGCGGTAATACTGTCGAAACTAACGAGACTGTCTGGGAAGTATTCGCAGATGAAGAAGGTCCAAACGTTTCAGAAGGTTATGTATTGAAACCAAATAAACCAGCTTATCTGCCAAATGGTTCTCGTGTTGCAATTAAATGCAAGAACTCTAAATTCAGCGAAAAGAAAAAATCAGACAAGCTGATTCAGCCACCAAAAGAGTTGTCTGAAATTGATGCTGATGTATTGACCAAGTTCAGCGAATATGCCACCTGGAATCGCGTATCAAACGTTGTTTCTAAACTGGGTGAAGTGACTGCTAAAGACTTCGGTAAAGTAATGGGCCTGACTCTGCAAGATATCTTTGTTGAAGCAGAGCGTGAAGGTCTGGAAATTAGCCATGCTGAAGACCCGGCGCTAGTCAAGAAACAACTGCAAAAACTGGTGCAGGAAGTTATCCGTGAACGCTGGACAGAGCTACTCACCGACTGAGTTAAAGAAAGCTCAGCAAAAAAGATATGATGAAATAGCACAGGCTGTTGCTCGAGGAGAACTTGGGTATCAGCCTGTTCCTAAATCAAAATACAGTAAATCCTGTCAACTAAAAATTAAACACCAGGTTGAATTATGAAACGTGTGGCGTTAATTGGTTCTCGAAGAGCGCCGCAAAATATTCAGGCACTTGCTAGAGTAATTGGAAAGGGATTTAGTGATAAAGGTATAGTTGGTTATTCGGGTGGAGCACCAGGAATGGATGATGCATGGATGGCAGACTATAATCCTGAATTATCTCGCATTATAATTCCATGGAAAGGATTCAATGAGCATGAAACTTCTCCTGGATATTATTGTTGGGCTAATCAAACCAATGAAGCTAAAATAAAATCTGTTGTTCAAGCAATGTCAGTTACCGGATATTTTGAGCAAGTAAAACGTGGTGCTCAAAATTTATTTTCTCGTAACTCCATGCAGATATTAGGATTGGATTGCTTAGAACCAGTTGATGCTGTATATTACTGGGCACCTGAAGTGCATATGAAAGTTTCGGGCGGGACTCGAGTTGCAGTTGATATAGCAAGAAAGTTCGGAATTCCGTGTTATAATCTTTTACATGACAATATACGTATTCCTTTAGAAGAAGAATACGCCTTTAAATCTGATTTGGATTGGTTATTATGATTTCATCTTCAGTTGCATTAGTGTTAATGGTTTTATTAATCGTTAAACACTTCATTGCGGATTTTCCTTTGCAAACTACATATATGCTTGGTAAATCTAAAAAAGAGGGATGGGTTAGACCGTTATTTGCTCATTCGTCTGTTCATGCAGTTTTAACGCTTGCGGTTCTTTTCGGTGGGTTGTTGGCTGTTCTGCCGTGGGGATTAGCTCTGGGAATTGGAATAGCCTTTGCGTTATTCGATGGAATTGTTCATTTCGTTGTTGACATGATAAAAGCTCAAGGATTCAGTCATTACAGCACGTCAGAAAACAAGTTCTGGATTGCACTGGGTGCAGATCAAATGGCTCATTATCTGACGTACGCTTTTATTGTGTTTATGTTAATTTAATTAGCTCATCTCTGCAGTAAATATATCCATTTCTAGATTCTTGTACTTCAAGATCGCCATAATTTTCAAATCCCCAAGCCAACGTACTTATGTCCTTGGGGTATTTGAATCTTTCATTCATTGGATCAGACATCCAATCAAACCCGTCGGCATTAGCTTCTATGATTTCATCAAATACCCACCAACCAATCCAGATATAACCACAACGTCGCCACGGAATAGGATGAATATAACAGTACTGTTCAGCAAGTTTCTCAACTACTGACAAGGTAATTTCATTCGACTTTATTCTATCGACTACTGCCCAATAAGTTCCTGCTGCCATATATCCGATATCATACAAATTAAGATGCATTGGATCTTCACTTGGAAGTAAAGAAATTTCATTTCCGTCTTTATACCATTTAATGGAAGTGTAAGATACTACATCGGCTGAATACGTTATATCTTTACCAAGAAGGGCCTTATTAGGCCCAAGAATTTTCACATTAGCTCTCCTGCATTTTAACTGTTTCGACTAAGATATAAACACCGCTATCATTTGTGTTCCAAGTCCCAGCAATGTTAATATAGCATCTCCACCATGTTTGGGTGCTTCTTTCAAATATAGCAAGCCAATCTGATTCTCTCATTCCTGTGTATGTTGTCGCATCAATATTTGTCCATGAATCGGTGAACGTAGTATCAGAGAATGTTGCGCCTTCAATACCGCCATCATATTGGGTAGACCTTTTGACATCATATTTTGAAGGAGAATCAGCGCTAAATCTGGAAAGATCTATTTTAACAGCTGATGTTCCAGTCGGAGTAAATTTGATTTGGAGATTAGTGTCAGCAATTCGGAAGACTGCTGTGTTAGAAGTGTTGTACGGCATTCCAAGCGCAACTTTATTAATCCATTTAAGTTGATTAGCTTTATAAAGACTTTGTGAAAGTGCTTTTAATTCTTCTTGGGTTAATTTGCTTAGATCAAATACAGCATCTTTACCGTTGGTACCATCCTTGCCGTCTGTCCCGTTTTTACCATCTGTCCCATTAAGACCCGCAGGACCTCTTGCACCTTGAGAAGCTAAAAGAGCCCATGAATCATTCTCTGGTAAAGGAGCAACACCAGTTACTTCCTTTAAACAGAAATAAGATGCACCAGAGTACCCGACAGCGTCGTCTTTCTGATACGTAATGGTACTATCATATGAAGATCTCCAATTCAATCCAGCTGGCCCTACGGGACCCATTGGACCTTCTGGACCTCTTGGTCCGGCGGGACCTGCTACTCCCAAATCATCAGGATCAATTCCAATATAGTTCAATGCTTTTGAAGAATCCTCTAATTCAAGGAATCCCATTCCATAATCAGTTCCGTCAATATCTTGAGGACCAATTTTATCTCCCTTTACTAAAATATCATCGAAAGGTATTTTAACTCCGTCGGGAACTTCTACCAGAGCAACTCCGTAATAGTTTCCTCTTCCGTCGTGTCCGAATAACTTTTCGTCAGCCATATTTTCTCCTTGTTTACATACAACAAAAGGGGCCGAAGCCCCTTACTTCTCGAGTTGTGGTAACTTAACACCGAGATACGAACTTAATTTACTTTGTCCTGCCATTGCATCCATATCAGAACCATCAACTACACGATCACCTGGTGAATCCTTTGGAACAGTATAAGGATTACTAGTAAGAACATATCGTGAAAGAAGAGCTACTGTAGGCTGTAATGAATCTGGATCGATAATAACTTTGAATTCACCGAACTGATCGTCATCAGTTGATTCAACATTCTTTAATCCTTCAATATAAGGAGAATAGAATAAAGATGAAACTACTTGACCTTTACCCATGTCAACGTTAACACCGACAATAGCATAATCACACGGGCTGTTCACGTCTGAATAAAGAGGTAGACCAATGTTCAACATACCGTATGCAGATTCTGGAGCATTGGGTGCGTCATCTTTACCTTTTTTAACCCAACCAGAAGCAGCTAAAATAGCGCAACATCTTGAAGAAGCTACAACATAAGTTCCAGCGAAACTAGTCTGACGCTGAACGTGTGAGTGCATTTCGCAGATATATGAATATAGCGTACGTGCCTGTTCTTGAGCACCTGAAATAGAAGTTAAATCGAGAACACCTCTGCTATTAACACCTTGTACTTTAAAACGAGACGAAATAGTAATCAAAGACTGCAATACATCTTTATTAACTTCTTCGGCCATTTGAATAGCTAAAAGCTCATTAATAAATTCATCTGCATTAAACCCATTAGCTTCTAAATCCTGCATTAGCTCTATAGAAAGAGAAGTCTTCAATTTACGGGATTTAACTGCTGACTGCCACTTATCAATTTTGAATCCTGCTTCTGCTATTTCAGGCTCACCTGTTTCGAATTGTTCAGTAGGAGCAGCTTCAGAAACCATTCTGATAGTTAATGCTGCGATAGCTTCAGATACAATGTCATCAGCCTCAGTTTCAGAAGTTCCACTAAATGGATCAGCTGATAATACTTTGAATACTACGTTATCATACATGAAATAGTCATCTTTCTCGTATGAAGCATTCAAATCAATTGGAGCTACATTTGAGCGCTCTTCCTTATTCATTAGACCTGCGAATGTAGCACCACCATAATAAGTCATTTGATCATCAGGATTAAGAACTCGAATACCGTACAACGCAGCAACTGGTTGTTTAGTAGGTTGAGTAGCTACAAGATCTTTAAAAATACGTCTGTTAGTTGCTTTAGTAAATGAAAGCAATGTAGGACGGGCGGTGCTATTCACCGCCGAAGTATTTGATTCGTAAATTAGTTCATCAATTTGTGCCATATCATTCACTCAGTAATTTTGGAAGTTTAACACCGACCAATACTGACATATCACTTTGTCCAGCCATTTTATCCATATCACCACCATCAATCAGACGAGCTTCTTTATCATCTTTAGCGACAGTGTAAGGATTAGCAGACAATGCATATCGTACCATCAATGCAACTTTAGGTTGTAATGAACTAGGATCGTTGATTACTTTAAATGCACCAACATGCTCAGGTTCTTCTAAATCGAGACCTTCGGTGTATGGAGCATAGAATAATGAACCTACTAATTCGGCATCACCGAAATCAGCTTTAACACCTACGGTCATATAATCAAATGGTGTATTCGTATCGCAGAACAATGGAAGACCATTTTTAAGGAAGCCGTAAGCGTTGTTATTATCAGCGTCACCAGATAGTTTCATAAATCCAGAAGAAGCTAAAATGCCCGCTACGCGAGTAGAAGCTACAACATAGGTTCCTGAATAAGAGGTAGTACGCTGAATATGGGAATTCATTTCACACATCATCTGATACAGTAAACGACCAGCTTCCGGAGCGTTAGAATAATCGCTAATAGTAAGAATACCGTTCGGAGTTACGCCATCAATTTTATAACGTTTTGAAACTGTAATTAGAGATTGTAGAATATCTTTATTGATGTCTTCTGCCATTTCAGTAGCAAGTAAATCTTCAATGAAATTCGGAGCATCGAAACCGTTAGCTTCTAGATCTTGGGCTAATTCAACAGTCAAGGTAGTTTTAAGTTTACGAGTCTTAACAGCAGTCTGCCATTTATTGATCTTGAATGAAGCTTCTGAAATATTATCTTCATCTTGCTCGAAGTGTTCAGTAGCAGCAGCATCAGAGAACAGACGAATAGTCAATGATACGATACCAAATTGAACTAGATCAATTAGGTCACCTGTACCGCCAGTGAACGGAGCGTCTGCTAAAACTTTATAGACAACATCTTGATACTGGAAAAAGTCACCAGCTTTCAAGTCAGGAGCCGTAGCATCAGTTAATTCATCAATACCTTCACGAGCTAATGAACCTGCAGCACCGGCATAAGTAGCACCAGCATTAAAGGTTAAATCTCCATGCGGGTTAAGATATTTGATACCGTACAATGCAGCAACGGGTTGATTAGTACGCTGTGTAGCTACGAGATCAGTATAGACTAATTTTGTGGTAGCGCGAGTCAGTGCAACAAGACTTGGACGTGAATTAGAGTTACTTGTTGTGTCAGTTGATTCGCGCAGGAGTTTGTTTATTTTGTATTGTTTGCTCATTGCACTTCTCTCTTAAATGGGATTTATTTTATTTATAAACGAAAAAAGGGAACCCGAAGGTTCCCTAATTCTTTTTGGTGAAAAGGTATTAGATACCTTTAACCCATACACGTCTAAAGTAACCGTTTTTACCAAGTGAATTGGTGATATCTGGCATACCAGATACGATACGACCTTTAGGTGCCTGTGCAGAAGTATCTGCAAATGGGTTGATTCCGATACCGTAACGAGTTTTGAAGCCCATGACTGGTTGGAAGTTCTTAGGGTTACTACCACGAAGTGGAGTCAGTGCAACGTATGGTGCGTAGTAAATACCAGCATCCATTTCGTTAGCGCCTTTGTAACCGATGGTGAAGTAATCCTGGCGTGCATACTGATCGATATACACACGGTATTTACCACCCAGAACACCCGCAAATACTGCTTTGGTAGTGTCGGTTTCGAAACCACGTGCCAGACCCTGAGCTGCTGGAGTTACGTTGGTATCAACAGAAGCCAATACGTTAACAACGTTACGAGAAGCAATCAGGAAGTTACCTGCACCACGTCCAGTTTGACGAGCGATTTCAGCAGCTTCTTTGTCGATCTGGAACAGAAGAGCTTTGAAGCTTTCACCTGCCCAACGAGCACCGCGGATATCGATTGGATCCTGGAAGTCGAACACACCAGCTTTAGAACCAACAGTCTGAGTCATACCAGATTTACCGATCTGAGCTGAATAGTTAATCCAGTCAATTACTTCACGGTTGATTTCAAGCATGATTTCAGTAGCCAGGATACCTGACAATTCAGCATCTGCATCCATACCGTGTACTGCACGAAGATCCTGTGCCAGTTCGATAGAGTAAGCAGCTTTCAGCTGACGAGATTTCGCTTCGATAACTTGTTTATCGATACGGAAGCCCATTTCGTTCCAAGGGTTATCGCTTGAACCGTTAAAGCCTTCTTGCAGTTCGGCGATCGAGGTAGCCATACCTTCAGCAATTTCAGCCAGTGAACCAGCTTCGGTCAAGGCAATTACTGTTTTGTCCAGATCAGAACCGGAAGCTACAGTTACCGTTACATCAGCAGTTGCCTGCAGGAATGCGGTACCAGTTGCAGCGAAATCATACTTAACGATATCACCAGCTTTCAGAGCATCACCAGCTTTCAGATCAGCAAACTTAACTGCTGCACCCTGACCAGAATGCATTGCATTTGGAGAGTACATTGGGTGGAATGCTTCTTTAGTACCAGCTGCCAGTGGATCTTCACCGTAAGTAGCACGAAGAGCAAATACCTGACCAGTTGGGTTGTTCATTGGCTGAACACCACAAATATCGAAAGCGATCAGATGAGGAATTGCACGACGAACCATACCCATTACAGCAGGACCGATGTGAGTTACTGCACCAGAAGTACGACCAGCTGCGATGTTGTCAGCGTTGTAACCAGAGTCACCGCCAATTTCTGCTTCGTTCAGGAAGTCACCGAAAGCCTGAGCGATTTTTTCATCGCGATATTCAGGAGCAGTGTTAAAATCATTTTCCTGGTTTTCGAAGATTTTAGCAATGATTGCTTGTTTGCTGGCACCCAAAATCTCTGGCAGAGATTCATTCTCAAGCAGTGGTTTCCATTTTTCAATTAGTTGATTCTTGTTCATGTGTGATATAACCTTTTAATTAACTTAAACGAGTTGCTGCACGAGTATATGCATTCATTGAAGGAGACTGGGTGGCAGTTTTATTAGTTTCTTCAACTGCTTCAGTTACGAAATTGAGTTTCGCTGCATCATCTTCAATAATATTTATATCTGCACTTTCAGTGATTGTCTGCGCAGATTTAGTGGATGCTACTACCATAGAAACGATAGAGTTTAATTTTCCACTGAATGAATCGGAGAATTCAGTACCTTCTACCAGTGAAGCAACTTTTTCTTTTTGAGATTCAGTCAATTCACGAGTTGATTCTTCGATCAGTCTTGCACGCTTCATGCCAGCAACTTCTGCTGTCAGGGCGTTGTTGCTTTCAAACAGAGACGCGGTCTGCGCTTGTTCTTCAGCAAGAGCTTCTTCCAGTTCAGCAACCACATCTACTGATTCCGCAGGAAGTGATACGTTGTGTTCAACGAACAATTCTTTAAGACCAGAGAACATAGATTCGAACAGATCGGCTTTAATACCTTTATCTACAGCTAATTGGTTTTCTGCTAGCCATTCGCCAGCCAGATAGTCAAAGAATTTAGAGGCAGATTCTTTCAGCTCTTTTTCAGCTTTTTCTTCGGCTTCTTCTTTATTCTTTTCTACTTCTTTTTCAGCTTTTTCAGCGATGGCCTGAATGTGTGATTCAGCCAGTTGAAGAGCTTTATTTTTGACGGTTGCTTCGAATACAACGCTGAAATTCTCTTTAACTTCTGGAGAAAGTTCAACTGATTCGAAAACACTATCAAGCTCAACAGAAGCGTTTAAATTCTTAGCTTCTTCAAGGAGTTGTTCTTTCAGCATTTTTGTGTCCTGTTGTTAAGTTACATAATTATTTATTATGCTTTTTAAGGCTCTCTGTGAGCTTAATAAATGCCTGATCAGCACCATTTTTAATGGGTACCGAAGCTTCTTGAGTATTCTCAAGGATTTGCTTTGGTTGCACCCAGGCGTCTGGAGCGCTAGGTCCCCAGACTGCATCTACACCTACGGTGAGACGGTATCCTTCTTGTACAATATTGTACCCACGACCTGAATCCTTTAAAGCGCCTAGTCCGCGAGAACTTACGCCAGGTACCCAGCCCGCTCGAATATTTGCTGCTAGTTTATCACCAGGGCCATGATCGCCTTCAATAATTCTGGCTCGACCAATTACGTTTGAACCTTCCCAACGTAATTCTTCAATGATGATTGCTGCTTGCATCGGGTCCACATTAGCACGTGGCGGGTGATTTAATTCTCCAAGAGCTTGATGAGTATCAACCTGTTCTGTAATATAACGGTTTACTGCAGCTTCCAAAATTTTCTTTGGATACAGACGTTTATTGCGATTAACAACATCGGCCTGCATGAAAATTCCCTCAATGTATAGACCAGGTTTTAATTTCTTGTCTTCATTAAGTTGTATTTCAAACGACTCAAGCATTGGTTTATCACCAACCATTTCGCCAGGTTGACCCCAATGTTCTATTAACAATTGAGGTTCATTCATTAACTTAGTCCTAGAGCTTTACGTTTACGAAGAGCTTTCTTACGTTTACGTTCGCCGCGAGTAACAGTTGATGGGTTAGCACGTTTTGTCTTAGTTGCCTTACGAGCAATTTGACGACGCTTAGCTTTCGATAATCCAGTTGTCTGATATGCTTGACGTTCGCGAGTTTTACGATCTTTGACTCGTGATACATCGCCTTTAGAGTTAACGCGCTTAACGATGAACTCATTAAGCACCATTTCCTCGTTGATTGAACCCAGGGCAACTGCCAATTCAGGTTCATCCTCAAGCATATTCTCTACAATTTTATTTATATCAGCTTGATCAAGCGCTTCAGAAAGAATATCAAAACGTGCCTGTGCTTCAGGAAGAAGTTTTTCGACGTTTTCGAGAACTAATTCATAATTTTCAGGCAGTAGAAACATTTCTTATTCCCCCGCTTTTTCTTTCTTAGCTTCTTTTGCTTTTTTATCTTTAGCTGCATCAGCGTCTGGATCAGTTACGCCAGTTTTTTCGATTTCGTCTTGGTCGTAATCAACGGCTTCGCCTTCAATCATTACCTGAGCTGCTAACTCTTTCTTACGACTTTCAATCAAAGCGGTAGTACGTTCAGTCATAATAGAGCCGAATGCTTTTTTAGCTTTAACGAGGTCGTTATTCTTTACTGCTTCAACAAATGCGTCCATTAGAATGCCTCTTCTGGTTCTTCAGGGTCTTTAAAACGAGCCTCTTTCGACTCTAACTCAATCTGCTTAGCTTCTTGGTCAATTTCTTCATCAGACATTTTCAGGAAATCCTTCATTGCTGTTTGGTGAGAAATATATTTTCCAATAAATGGTTCAGCCATTGTAAGCATATTGATTCTACGTTCCATAATCTCAGCGTCTTTCGCTTCAGTGAAATATGAGTTACGGTGGAACACTATCTTAATATTATTTATTTCATCATTCCATTCATCTTCTGCAATAATTTTTTTCAGAATCAGATTGGTTTTCAGCGGATCAAGAAGAATTTCTTCAAACTTGTGCTGAAGCTGACGAATAAATGTATCGAATTTAATTTCGTCACGAGTAATTGCAGTACCAGCGTCGAATTGAACACCGCCACCTTGATCGTTAGGAATACGTGATAATGGAATACGAAGAGCTTCATATAAGCAACGTTTGAACCAACGAACGTCGTCCATTTCATTCATACCTGACGCACCAGGAAGAGTATCAACTTCTGTTACAGCTTTACCATCACGACGTTGCAACCAATAGTCTTCAGTCATTGACATATTGTGCTGCTGATTTTTAATCTTACCAGTAGAAGCATCATATACGACACGGTTTTTCATCGTGTTCATGATGGTTTGCATGTGCTGTGCCGCTTTACGAGAAGGCATGTTACCAGTATCAACGTAGAAAATACGGCGATCTGGAGCACGAGTAATTCGATAAATTACCATTGCATCTTCTAACAGTTTAAGTTGGTTAGCAGGTTTAACAGCACGATGTAAATAACCGATGATGTTATGTCCGCAGCAATCTACTAAACCGGAATGAGCATAGGTAATAGCAGCTCGAGGAATTTTAATTTTTGTTCCAGCTGCATAAACTTGTGTACCGTCATTATACGATTCATTGCCAGTATCGTAAATGAAGAAATCTCGATAACCCGTAACGACTTTTACACCAGCTTGATCTTTCGTAATTACTTCACGGACGAACTGTACGTTACGTGGATCTAATCGACGCATTTCTTTAATACCATCACGCATTTTATTTATATTCACGATTTTATGGAAGAAAATTCGTGAATCAACGTACCAACGTTTGAAATGATCAGTACCTTTGCGTTGGAAACTTAATGCTAGTAAAACGTCATTAAATTCCTCTTGAATCCTATCTTTAAGCGCTGGACTAAACTTAGTTGAGTCCAAGTCAATTGAAACGACATCATGGTCATCTTCATAGACAACGGCATCGGAGATAATTTCATCTACCGCATTCTCGACTTCATAGTTAGTCATTAGATTGCGATAGGTGTTAATGAGTTCTGTTGTTGATTTAATACCTGGATCTTGAGCACCAAACATGGTCTGCATCAAGGTATTATAAGGATGTTCGTTCTCGGAAACTTCAATTTCACGAGCACCATCATCCAATTTAGGTGCCGTAATCGACTCTAAATTTTCGTTCTGATTTTGTTTGAACTCATATTCATCTCGCTGTTGCCAGCCAGTGAACATTTTTAAAATATTAAAAGCCATTTAGAGTCTCCGAAAGTTGGGAAAAGTATGGGAGCGAACTCCCATAGTTATTTATTATTCCCACCAGTCTAACGCGAAGGTAGTTTCAAATGTTTCTACCTCGTTATTTGAATCCCAGTCCATCTGTACTTCACCAACGTTAGTCGGCCACAGACCAGTAATAGTCACTTCTTTAGTGATAGTCTTACCATCACGATGGAATTGACGAACAACTGCTTGTTTTTTATAGTCAGCTGGTGAGCCGCCTGTAATTTCGTTACCCATTGCATGAGCAATGTTTTGCCAATCAACAATAGCTTGACGAGTCAAGTGCGCGTCATCATTATAGATGGTCACGGTCCAGTCGTCATATGTACGATCGCCTGCAACGTTAATTTTACGGTTCTGATAACCGACTGGAACTTTTTCCACGATACCTGCAGGCATTGGAGCTGCTTTACACTTGAAGCTGAAGTTACGACCAAGATAAGGAATCTCTACTTCAAACAAGTTAGGACGGGCAAAGTCACCAGATTCGAACGCACGTGTAATGTCTTGTAGTTCCATTTGGTTCTCTCAATATTTATAAGGTTCTGGTTACACCAGATACACCTGGAGTGATTATTTTAATCAGTGAATATGGTTTTAAACCTCCCCGAAGGGAGGCCTCTAGAGTGTTCTGATTAAGACGATGCGGTACCAATCAGCTCATCGAAATCTGCGCTTGTGCTTGTGGCAACCAAGTTCAGAGTGATGTAGTTGATTGAACGTGCTGGCTTAACATAAATGCTTGCAACAAACTCATTTCTGTCAATAACTGCACCAGTGTTATTCGTAGTATCGCAAACTACACGATAATCGTAAACACCACCCAACGCTTTAATACCCGCTAAGTACTGAGAAGTTTCCATACGGAAGCTTGAACGAGTGAAGTTGTCGTTATTCTCAAACAGACGATACTTAGAACTATCACCAATATTTTTCTTCAGCATGTTAAACAGACGACGAACGTTGATTCGGTCAAACGGTGAAGGAGTGTTTGTCGCAGTCTTATCACCAAATAGAACGAAACCGTCTCCGCCACTAAATCCAGTAACAGGGTTAATTGCTTCCTGATACATAGAATCACGATGTGACTGACGTGGTTCAATCGCTAATTTAATGCAGTTCAGCAGTTGTCCGCGATTATAACCCGCTGGAGACATCCAAGGCTGAGATACACTATCTGTACGAGCACATAGACCTGCGATATCACCCGCTAATGGTACCCAACGGTTAACATCATTATACTTATCGTACTGATATTTATAGTTACCGTCGATTGCAGCATAAGTAGAACTAATGTTCATATTATCTGTATCGTAAGCACCTTGAGCAGTACGCCAGTTAACCAGGTTATCAACTGCACGAGTCAGTGGGATATTAACGATGGTATCACGTGGTGGTGAAATTAAGCACAGGCAATCTTGACGCTCGTCTGCCAAAGCAGAAGCATGTTTCTGTACAGTAGATGCGAAAGTAACACCTTCACCAGCAACTGCACCAGCAATCAGCAAGTTAACTGCTAATGCTTCACGATCTGCGAATAAGTCCCAACCTTCAATGATATCACCAGCAGTTACTGAGTCATTAGCAGATAAACCACCAGACAGAGTAAGAATACCAGAGAAACCTGCAGGCCAACCGATTGCAGTAGCGAAGATATAGTTGCTTGAGCCTTTAGCGAAATAATCATCCATGTAGATGTTATTACCGTAAACGTCTTTTTCACCTTTTGCAGTTGAAAGAACTACTGACTCAACTACTTCACCGTTACGACGAACAATAATGCCATACTGATTATCTGTTTGCGGACCGTAACCAAATACTGCACGAGCAGTAGAAGCACGTGAACCACCATTTGGATAAATTGGCAGAGTCAGTGAAGCGCCTTTAGCATATGATGCTTTAGAAACAATTTCAACTTCAATCTGTGAACCAATTTCACCAGGATAAACCGCTACAACACCAGGTAAAGCATATTTCGCAAGCAGGGCTTGGAAATCAGTTGCTGTAATTTTTGAAACAGAAGTCTCTGATTCAGTTAGCAAAATTCCAGAATCGGTTACAATAGACCCTAAGGTTATTGCTGCTGAAACACCTGATGAAGAAGATGAAACTTCAGCTGTCCAACCTGTACCTAATTGCGGATACTGATTAATAGTTTTCGCGTACGCGATAATCTTAGCAGTAGGAATAAAGATTGCTAGAATTTTACCGTCTGTATCTACTTTGGTAATTTTACCCGCAGTTTCAACGGTAGTAGTCAAATATTTAACTGCAATTGTGTCACCTACAGCGTAGTTCGCACCTGCGGCTGTGATAGTTGATGAAATGTTGCCAGCAATTGGTGATGCGTTTTTAGCGATATCACGGTTAACTGCACGAACAACACGTAAATCGTTACCGTATTGCAGGAAATTCATACCAGACATGAAATAGTCAGCAGTGTCATTGTTCGGCTCGCCGAAATTATCTACTAACTCAACTTCATTAGTTACCTGCGTTACTTGGAAAGCAGGTCCCCACTGAAATTTCCCTACGATCGCGGCACGTCCCGTAGCATTATTCACGATCGTGCTTTGAACGCTACTTTCTTTGAGCTCAACGCCCGGAGATAATAAAGCCATCTTGAATCCTCAATTATTATTTGCTTTACTTTATTTATACGAACGACATACCGTGACTATATGCTGGAGTGTCATCTCCTGAATCAACGAACACAACTGGTGCTAAATCGTCATTCATATCTTCTAATTCACGTCTGAATACTTCAGATGCGAGTCGTAGTTCGTCTTTTTCCGCGTAATCCGCGAACTTCTGCTGGGTACTTAGCCAGGCAAATCCAACAAGACTCATTATTAAGTCATCATGATAACCTTCTTCTGCTTCCCAAGACTTTTTCTTTTCAGAGAAAGTACGGAATTCTTGGATGGTAGCACGATGATGAACAATTAGCTTGTCTTTTTCGATAAGGTCTTTAAGCGTAGAACACCCTACAGCTTTTGATCTTTTAGTCTGTTTGAATCCTAAATCAAGTGATGAATCACAAATAACGTTCTCATACTCAAGATCTATCAGTAGAGACTTAGCTATAGATGCACCCGTTGAATTGAGCTCAATATAAATTGGAGCCTCATTATAATCCATCAGATATTTATACACGACATCAGGAAGAATCAGGTGACTCGTGGTGTTGTTGTGGAGTACAGCTACCTGTTCCCACTGTTCATCAGTCACGTCGATTATATTTAATGCATGATAATCTTGGCCACGACCTTCAGCTGAGTCCAATGTAGCAACATATTTGCGCTCAGGATCTGGAAGTTTAAATTGATTCATGCCGTAATTATCAGCATCAACTTCAATCCATTCCATATTAGCGAGTTTCATACCCGAAATAAGAGTACCACTCGTTCCGTGGAATTCAGCACCGTGTTCCTGCTTAAACTGTTCTAATGAAGAAGCCGAAATAGTCTGAGCAGACCATTGCCAACCATCATCAAACATATCATTGTCATCGTAAAGACGCTCTTTCACCGAGTTCCAGATAGCAGTATAAGGCGCAAATCCAGATTTTCCTGATATTGCAGCATCCCAAATATCATAGAAATGGTTTAATCCATTCGGAGTCGTAGTGATAATAATTTTAGAACGACGACCAGATGAAATTACAGGTTGAATAGCGAGCCATGCATCGATAAAGTTTGGAATAAATGCACACTCATCGATATAGATCATTGCGAATGAGTTACCACGAACCGCATCCGGACTTGAAGCATATGCTCCGATTGATGAACCATTATCGAGCTCGATAGAACCTTTGTTCCATTCAACGATTCCTGGTTGTAAGAAATCCGGAAGAAGTTCAATCGCTTGTTTTGTACGATCTAATACTTCAGCTGACATTGAACCTTTGTGAGCCAAAATACCGATAGCTTTATCTTTATTGAAACATGCAAAGTGAGCAAGGAATATTGCTACGACGGTAGTTTTACCTAACTGACGAGAAAGGTTACATACAGTCATACGCTTAGCATGCATGATTTTCAACATATCTCGCTGATAATCACGAAGCTGAACTTTAATTGTACCGTAGTCGATGTGTGTAATTGCGCAGTATTTTTCTGCGAAGTAAACAATATCATCACGGCATCGTTTCCACTCGATAATCATTTCGCGAGTGTAGTTAGTTTTGATGTTGGCACGCTTGAGGTTAGGCAATCCCATATATCGAGATCGCTTAGCGTTTTTATTTTTAAATGTCTGGAAATTAGCTTCATCTTCGCCTTGTAGACGAATCTTTACTATTTTGTTAATATGAAGATAATCACTGAATTTCTCTGGATACCACTTATCATCCCACTGAGAACGAATCCAGTTAATCCCATCTTCTTGCTTGCGCTCCAAAGAACCTGGAGATTTAATTAAAATTTTATCAAGCGTATTTAAAGGATGGGAATCTGATAATACATTAAACGGTTGATTCAGTTCCATTTACAACTTTCTCCTGACGCTCTTGAGATTCGTATGAATCTCCTAATTCTTCCATCATATCAGTAGGAGAACTCATATAAACAGTAGCATTTTCAATATTCATTGTGCTAGACTGTTGTCCTTTAGTTCCGATTTGCTCGGCCGTGATGTCCTTCATTTCTTTATGAAGTTTCAGAATTTCCTTATTCGTTGTAGTCATCTGACCCATCAGTGTAGCAAATACTTCCATATGACGTGGTGAATCCGCGTTCTTTGCAGTTTCTAGAAATATTTTAGCTGCATCCATCAACATCTGTTGTTGGAAATGCATATTTTTACGAACGACTGAATAGTCATCCTCTAAGTCTGGAGTACGGTTTTGTGGATTAGACTTTACTTCTTGAAGTAGCAGCGGTTCATAGACCGCTACTTCTTCTCCAGTCAATCCTGGTAAATCACCGATGTCCATTAACTTATTAAAGTCTAATGGTTGGTCACTCATTTATTTTTCCTCGGTGAAGGAGCTTCTGGATCTACAGGAATATCGATGTCTTGAGAATACGTGCTATAGATTGATCCGTCCCACTCTTGAGATTCGACATTAACAGGAACGACCTGTGCATCTACAGATTCAAAATTACCCTGAGCACTCAGTTCTTTAGCGTTAGCAAAGAAGTCAAGATAAATCGTTCTAATTTCACCGTCAATCTCTGTGACTGGAGGATAAATCCATCCGTTCACTTCAAATATAATGCTCCACTCTAAACGACGTCTTGAGATATTATCACCTTCAAGTTGTTCGTCTTGCGAAATAGACTGAAGAACAATTCTAATATCACGTTCGAAAGTGATTTCATTTCCAAATAGCTCAGTCATTGTTGTATTGAAGTGAGGCTGGAAATAAGGCATTATCTGTTCAACAATCTGATACATATCATCCTGGTGTCGAGTAAAAATACCAAGTTCAAACATCATCTTAACAGGAGTTGGACTATATTGTGAAACTGTTTTAGTCGAATCATTTTTAGATGCAGTGATTCTGTTCTGCTGCGCAGTTTTATAAGTCGGGTTATAAACGAGATCAACCAAATGGAGGTTCATTCTCGGCAAGATAGTTTCTATCTTAGCTTTATTCTCTTGACTCTGAATCGCTGTAATTTTGTTTAATTGCATCATAAAGTGTTCTTTAGACGCATATGTGATAGGAACTCTAATGAATTTAGTTCCAGTGTCTTCTCGTTTACGAGCTACTTGAATGTGAGAAAATAGGTCTCCCATAAGCACAATATAACGACGTAAAGACGAATTATACCAGTAGCCAAACATTTTAATTCCTCTTTTAAAGGGCCTTGCGGCCCTGTGTTTTATGTATTTATTGATTCATAAAATCGTCATCGAATGTGCTTGCAGGAGGCGTATCAGTACCTCTACCATTTATTACAACAAATGGATGTACATATTCTTTAGCTTCATTATTGATCTGATCAACTTCAGAATACTGATCATCGTTAATATCTGCAAGACCATCAATATTTCTAACAGGATTAAGATCAAGATCTGAAAACTCAGGAATAACAATGCCTTCATTTCGTTGTAATTCAGGTTGCAGTTGTTCACCAGAGTAAATGAATTTACCTGCGGTGATTCTGCGCATTGCGTTCTGACCAACTTGATAGAATGGATCGTATGGTTGAACCCAATTTATTTCAAATAGACTGTTATCCATCGGGAAATAAATTAAGTCACCTGATTGAGGTTCTTTATCATTTACCTGGTGTTTGAATAGTCTTGGGTTAACAGTGATAGTTACTTCATCACTCACTTGTAGACCGAACTTGCTATAGAATGAATTGGCACCTTCATAGCCTTCGAAGCTGTTCAAATATCCTGCAAATTTCCAAGCCTTCGTGAATTTCGACTGCAAATCTTCACCGAATAACAAATCAGGATTGACGTATTCACGAGGAATGTAATAAAGTTCTATTCCTCTCATCTGAATACTTTCTGCAACCAGAACGTCAGCCAATGACTGAACATTCTGATAATTATTGAAGTTAACATACGGATTTAGAATATTAACTTCATTGGTATTGTCATAGCCTGTGTTGTTCTCGAGTTTTGCGAACAAACCAGTATCATTTATCATCCGATTAGAATTCCGAATGGAGGATCGAGTAATTCGAGTTCTTCGCGAAGTGCTTCTTTTTCACGCTGAGCTTCGTCTACTAAACGTTGGCCATCGATAGTGATACCACCAGGTAATTGCATGCCCTGATGTTTGGCTAATATTTGTCCATTAAGTTCTTTGGCTAAACAAGTTGAATAGTCTTTAACCCAACGGTTATTATATGAACCTTGTTTAATCGGAAGATCTTCATTAGCATGTTGACCAACAAGAGCACGATCTGGATTTTCGTAGATGTCTTTATACGAACCTGAAGTGAAATCACCCGCAAATCCATAACCTGCAGTGTTACCTACTGTTTTTTCAACATCAATATAACTTTTAACGAATACTTCCACGACGATCAAATCACCAGGAATAAAGTTACCCATAACACGCAATTGACCTGTGTTATCGTTATACCAGAAATCAGGTAATGGAGAAATTAAATCCTGCATCATTGACCAATATTGCATCAGCTGAGTGAAATAGCCGAGATCAGCACCAAATGCATTTGGTCCGTACCATTTATTGCAAGCACCACCCATACCACCATTAATTCCTGCCATTCCTAAAAGGAAATCAGTGAACCATGGATATGTTGCTTGTCCGTCCATTGAAGTGATAGAGCCGATATTAGTACGCAGAATTTTAGTTACTGCGAATACGTTCTTACCTGCTAAATCAAAAATACCTTGTCGATGAGATTCGAAGATGTCTTTAGGAATTTTTTCTTTATCGTCATCGTGTGGAACCCAAAAACAAGCGTAGCTCTTATTTGTTCCGTTGAAATGATATTCACCGAACAATTCTAATGCGCGCTGAATACAGTCATAGATCTGATCAGTCGTTAATTCGACGTTAACGATAGGTGCACCTAGACGGCGCAGAATAACGTCTTTTAAATCTTTAGGGTTGTATGCATTGTAGCCAGACATAAAATACCTCAAAGGGGCCGAAGCCCCTTAATTAAGCGGTTGGTGTTAAAGTTATCTTAAGATTATTTAACACAACATTTGTATCACCTGCTACAGAAGATACTGCGATAGTAATAACATCGTTAACTGCAAGCTTAACAATATCATCTACACGAACAACTGCACCTGAAGTGAACAGAGTAGCAACGAGAGGATCGTTAGAAAATACTGTAGTTCCATTTACCTTGACCTCGAATTTTACATTCTGTGTCACGGTAGAGACTTCTGCCAACAGTTTGATGTTAAACACACCAGCATCCACGATTGTAAGTGAAGTGCTTCCTACAGTTAATCCGCTATTAAGAGCCGAAGCAGTTAATGAAGCGAATGGAACATTAGAAGAACCGCCAGACAAATCAAATGTATAAGTGTCTTTAACAAAACGAGCTACTGAAGATGGACGAGAAACCCATGCTTTAGATTTACGTGCATATACACGACCATCATTTGGAGCTTCATCAATTTTAGTTTCAATCTTGGTAGAAAGAGACTTAGAAAAGTTGAATACACCTACACCTTCTATAGTAGTCGTAGAAGCGCCAGTACCATTCATTTGGGTACTTAATGTATTGACACTACCTTTAAGTCCTTCAGTGTTGTTACCAATCTCTGATTGAACATCTTGCACTGTGCTGGCAATCTGATTACCATTAGCAGTCAATACGTCTAAACGATTTAAAATAGAACCGGGAGTAGGATTTCCGCCTTCTTGAGTCACACCAATTTGCTGGTTAATCCAAGCAATATCAGATCTCATTCCAGACGAAGTATCTTTGCCGATAATAGCGTAGATCGAAGTAATGTCATTCTGATTAGTAGCAACTTTACCAGTAAGACTCAGAGGATCAGAAGTTGATCCGACTTCTACAGTTAATTTTTCGAGACTATTTACCACACCATCGTCTGAATATAGTGTTGTCGTGACTTTTGTATTAGATGTCTCAAGATCAGTAACTCTGGTGTTAATAGTTTTACTGTTAGTAAATCCGATAGCAACTTTTACAGAAGCTGCATCTAATTTAACAGAAGCGATATCAGTTTCACCATCATTTAAACGTTGATAAACATTTCGTTGAGTAGCTAATGAAGTAGGGCCTAGTTCAGTACGAATTATTGCTACATTATTAGTCAAAGTACCGACGTCAGAATCAGTAACCTTTTGCTCAAGATCAGTTAAACGATTTGTCGTTTTGACCAACTGATCAGTGTTTGACATAATACGAGCTTTCATTCCTGAAGCCGGGCCGTCAATAACTGTCAAACCATTGATGTCTTGTGCAGGGTATTTACCCATTTCTGTTTTAATCCACAGAAGGTCTCCGCGGAGAGTACGATAAACAGAATCTAATTCAGGATTAAACACTCCAATATCTTCTGATGTATGATCAGCATTAATCTGAAGTGTTTCTACGTCATCTTCAGTTTTAGCTGTGCTTGTCTGAAGAGTCTCAATATTAGTTTTGTTTATACCGATCTGCTTAACAATATCTGCGTCACTTGAAACTTCAAGAGCCGAATTGATGTTATTAACACCATCAGTCAGCTCATTGATTTTAGCAGCAATAAGAATATCATTTGCAGTATTAGTTTCTACGTTTTTATTAATTCCGTAAGCTGCAGAGTTCAAACGACCATCAGAACCGTATTTGGTAGAAGCCGCTGTAAGCTTGTCACCATTCTTAATCCAGTCAATTCGTTTTTGTTCTACATCTTCAGGAACGCCGTCCGTGAACGGCATTTTCAAAAGAGTTAAATCAGTAATCATTTTTATTCCTTAATTACTTAAAGTGAAAGACGTACCATAATAATCAACTAGATATGTATTTGTAGGAACAATCTGAATAAGAGCCCCTGGCGGAATATCAAATGTTTCATAATGGCGAGTTCCATAATCTTCGAAGCGCCATGAATGTCCAGACTTACCGCCTTTGCTATTGTAAACATTTATACCATCAGAAAATCTGGTGACGCCATTTACTCTAACATCAAAATTAAAGAATCTATTTGTTTCGCCATCATTATTTCGCTGGAATTTAACTGATATAACAATTGTCATTTTAGTATTAACGGGAACATCAGTTCCGTATGACATCCAGTTTCCGCCCTGAACATAATTAGCTGCGTAGCTACGGGACCAGTTTCCACCCTGATTTTTAAAAAGATAGCGATCATCTGATTGCTGTCTATTCCAACACCAAACATCGTCAGAAGTTATATTAAAGTTTCCAGTTAGTGGGTGTCCATTAATTTGAAGGTTGTTATAAACTACAGGTGCAGTAGATGCAAGTGCAGTAGTACCATCACCGTTATATGAATTTGATAATTTAACTACACCATACTTATTAATTGCTCCTCTAGCATTCATTAATGTAGATGGAGAAACTGCTATAGTAGTATCATTCCCTGCATTGACTTCTGATAATGTAGCCATACGAGTTGTACCGACCAGAGTTTGATTCGCTCTAGAATTTACAAATGAATATGGAGATACAGCAAATCCATCACGCAGTGTTCCTTGTTGAGTTTGACCGATAGTAGATAATCTGGTTAATCCCAATGTAGTTTCGTTTGCAGTAGAATATGATGGCGCCACTGGAGCAAATTTAGCAATCATTTCTTTTACACGAGCTGGAGAAGTAGCAGAAGTGTCATCTGTTCCTGCTTGTGCCTGAGCTGAACTCGTTAATTTAACTGTACCAAAACGACTTACATTTGCAGTTACGTTATTAAACACATATCCTAAAGAAGCTGCAGTAATAGAACGAGTATCGAGAGTTAATGCAGCCGCTTCAGCATTAGTAGCGTATTGTGTTAATCCAAGAACTGTTGTAGTTGCAACTGGATTTCCAAGACGAACTTTTAATGTTTTAGGAGTAACGATTGCATCATCAATTTCTCCATCATTAACTTCCTGTTGAGTAGCTAATCGAGAAACACCTACAACTGATTCTGTCGCATTTGGAAGACCTACGTCTGTACGAGCCCAATCACCGATTAATGCTAGCGCAGATTGTACATCTTTGACATCTTCCGGCCAAGAAGTATTGGCCGGCTCAAAGATTTTATATTTTGATAAGTCACTGTAGTGATTTAAGTTATTTTGTGACATTACGCATATCTCTTATAGTAATAAAGGGTAACTGGATCAGTTGCGCCTGTGAATGTTTTTGATTCTTGTCCTAGTAAAACCCATGAACCCTGACCATTTTGTGGTGGAGAAGAAACTGTGAATGTTGCAGTTAATCCATATTTCAAAAAGTCTGTATATGAATGAACACGATAATCAGCATGAACAAATTCAACTACAGTAGGATCAGAAGAACTCTGCTGAATTTGAGTAAACACAATTCCCTTTGTTTCATATTCCTGGGCAGCTGCAACAAATTTAACTGCGACTTGGTCAGCAGTTTCGCCCTGAATTATTTCTACAGGAACGCCAAGAATAGTGATAATCTGTTTTAATTCAACAGGATTTTCTGGATCATAATTAGTGTTAATGATATTAACTGATCCAGTAAATTGAACTGATCCTACCTGAGAAACTGCGCCTGGCATATTTCCGGTAGTGTTAATTTTCACATCACCGATATTACCAACTGCTACTGTTTTTAAATCTTGAATTGCACCCTGAATTGTAGGATATTCTACACCTAATTCAAGTTGATCTGTTGAAACAGAACCAATGTCATTAGTATTAGCGATCAAAGGATCGCTATCTTGACGGTATTCCAAATAATCTGCTTCACGCGAATAAACCTTGGCTCCTTCGCGTGTCTTACTAAAAATTTTAGTCATTATGCTACCCTTATCCAGCGATATCCTGTTACAGAAGGTTGAATAATTTCCACTTCTACTGCAGTAGTTGTTCCTGGATTAACTGTTACTATACCTTCACGGTATTTATCATAACCAGGACCTTCAGAATCAGGATCAAATTGGCATCCGCCTACAACAATAGTTCCGTCATCATCTGCGATTAATACTTTATCGGTAGATGAAAGAGAAGGAATATTATTTGCTTTTAGCTCAACCTTTGTTGTACCTACTGTTCCGCCTGCAGAATGAGAAGGAATACCTGCTGAATCGAGGTCATTATTATTTAGAGCAAAGTACGGATCGGATTCATCAGAATTCCAACCAACTAAAGCTTTACCTTGTCCATACAGAACCCAAGTACCAAAGCCCATATAATCTGCAGGGTTCGCAGGGTTATGTGCGTTAGTGTACAATGTTCCGATTGGATAAATTGAATCAAACATCATTCTAACGTTTGAAATAGTTACACCGATTTCATCAGCCACTGCACGTTTGGTTTTCTGACTAGGATTTGTGTAATCAGTATATTCAATTCGATTAGTTAAAGATACAGTTTCCTGTGAGTTAACATATCGTGAATCAGTAACCGCGGTTATTTCATCAATACCCATTGTAGTACCGATGTTATTATTGTACCAACGAACTACTAGAATATCACCATGTTCAAATGGTTGATCGAAATTAAATCCTGAAACCAAATCATTATTAAGTGAAATTGAGAAGTCAGCGTCTGAATCAACCCAAATTCCACCGTTAGCTGAACATTCTGCATCAGAAAGACCAAATGCGCCATCACAACGAGCTAATGGAAGATTAGCATCGCCAGCTTGGGTAAGAAGACGTCCATTTAGCACAATTTCTAATGAATACTGATTTACGTTAGTACCTACAGAGATCCCCAGATCATCCAGAGTGATAGATGTCTTAGTTGAAAGGTCACCTACCCATCTAACACCAGATACGCTCTTGTCAGTCGTGAAATCACTTGACATCATCTGGATGGAAGCTCTGTTATAAGAACTTTGGAAAGTACTAACACCGTCAAGGAAAGTTTCAATAACGATGGTTTCACCTTCAGTACATGGAACTTTAAGACGAATATCTTTACCGTTCAGAATAACCAATTCACCGTCAGCTGTTCCAGGTGAACCGAAGTCTGAGTTATCTGCATCGTAGGTATTATTTGGAGCAACATAATACAGGCGGTTACCACGGCGATAAACCCAAGTATTCAAGACATTGTAGGAATTACCTTCAAGAATATCTAGGAAATCTGTTTGACCTTCAGTAGCAATAAATGATTTGCTAGTCACAACTGAAAGATCTGAACTTGTAATCTTGTTGACGAATTTATTTTCAAGATATTCCCAACGACCAGGAGAGCAGTAAACTAATTCCAGATCTTGTAAGTTCTTATTGAAAATAACTGGAGCAGCTGAGCCTTTCATGGTATCGCCAGAAGCAGGAGATACTGACACTGGTTCTTTATTCCAAGTGCTAAACACATCACGCAGACGAACAACTTTATTGTAATCTGACGGAGTACCTTTAGGAAGTACTACGTTGATATTTCCTTCTTGGGTATTAACTACATAAGATTGACCGAATTTAATATTCAGTGTAGTACCGTCAGTTACTTTCCAAGTTTTCCAAGCACCGGCAGAAAATGGAGTTGAACCATCGCCTAATTCGTAATATAATTCGTCAAAGTTGTTATTGATTTTAAGACCACCTTTACGAAGGTAATCTCCTGTACCGTCATCAACAACATTACCGACCGATATATTTTGTTTCATTATTGAGATACCCCGATTTTCTGTGTATCGATAGTTTTAATAGCGAGCTTCATACCTGCGGTACTTGTTCTAACTGCTACTGTGACAAACCCTGAAGCATTAATTGAAAAAGTTGCGTCATAAATTTCATCATCGTCATTTGTTCCACCGACTCTGATAGAAGCGAATTCTGTGTTATAAACGATGTTATTAACTGCATCAACTAATAGATTTACTTCAGATGATTTCTGCTTACTTCCTGTTATAGAAGAAGCGGTCATTAAAAGTTTAATTAAGTTATATTCAGACTTATGGCAAATGCTTAAAGTTTTTGCTTCAGTAGTCAATTCAACAGTAGTGTTAATTGCAGCAACACCATCACCAAACATACTCTTAATTGAGTAGTCCCAAGTTGAAACACCATTAGCATCTGAAATACACCAGCATTCAACAATAGAATATGGCGAAGTAACACGTAATTGGCCTGAAATACCTTTAAATGAGTCATTCGCTGAAATAAGCAAAGGATTATTAACAGACCAACTACCATTTGAATTAGAGAAACGAACAAATTCGCCACGAACACCCTTTGATAAACGAATTATCTGTGATCCCGAACTTGTGTCAATATCATATTGCGAGCCATTAGGAATTACAGCAGAGAGCTCTAATTGAGTTCCTTTCTGGAAATATCCAGTACCGTAAAGAGTTTGTAGGCCTACACCTTCTGCAGTTTCTGATAGAGTCTTATTACCGAAGGTGTTATACATCTGATTGAAGACAGCGTTGATTTTCTCACCACCATCGAATAAAATATCGCCGGTAGAGGCATTACCAATCTCACCGACATCTATAAGCTGTTTTTTATCTGCGTTCTGGATAGCCATAAAAGTACCTCAATATTAATCATAGTAATATTTATAAACGGGAAAAGGGACCCGAAGGTCCCTTAATTAGAATTCGAAGATGATGTTAACTTCTTCGCTTTGGTCCATAGCACGAATAATTGGTTGACGATTTTCCATGTAAATCATTTCACCAGATTGACGCTCTAGATCAATGACATTATAGTAAAGATCTTCAGCTTTAACGTTAGGATCTGTTGATTTAACTTTAGCTTCCAACGGGTTAACAATAATTGAAAGCTGGCGGAATCCTGTATTACCGGGAAGAGATGCTTCAGGGAAATACACCGAGTCAAGATAAGCTTTGAATCGAATGGTATTTGCTTTTACTCGATAAATTACACCGTAATCATCTTGCTGCCATGTCAGGTTTACATCGTATCCCCAACGTTTAGGATCTTCTTCAACTTCAGAAGGCCAAGGCACAACAATATATTCGTTCGTACATCTGTTAATAGAAACATCAGGTGGAATCTCATATAAGAATTCCCAAAGATAACCATCGCCCATATTAACTTCAGTAGAACCTACGGTATCGCCTCGTCCCGCTGGAGGATAAATAGCTTCACTCGAAGCAGTCCATTTTCCACCAAGCATAATACATTCTGATTTAGCTTTGATATCAGTAATTGAGCATGTACCGACTGATGGAACATCTACACAACGATAAACCATCCAACCAGCACCAACGTCAGTCCTATTGTAAGGAGCGCTATTACTTACTACGATATCGCCAATATGGAAGTTTTTAGGGTTCGGATAATCAATATCGCCCCAATCTTTTCGTGGAGTAATTGCATCGAGCATTGAAGGAAGAACCTTTACTGCACCGAGCATATTTGTCCACATATCTACTACGCCATTCGTATTATCGGAAGGATATGGCGGGGCAAACCCCGCCTCCGATTCATTATCTGCCCATGGGCTAGATTTTCCGAATGTAACGTATAACGAGTTCTTGTCTTCACCGTCACCTGTACTTTGATAAAAATTGTGCATCTTTTCAGTACGGAATTTAGATGTGACAATAGCACGATAAATTACACTTGAATCACTCATCTATTAGAACCTGTGTTGGATCACTTGGATCGCGTGGATTACCAATGTCGTCTTTCAAACGCTTGTTGACTAAATCTCTGAACTGAGAGAAAGTAACAGCTGACTGATCGAATAATGGGCTCATGTCTCTACGACGTTCAGTAGGATTTAAATCCCAGAGCATTGAATCATTGTTCTCTTCGTTATAATCATCTGGCACAGGGAATTCTTTACCAGCGTTAGGAGAAGTCAAATACAATGGTTTGCCGTTGATTGGGTCATGTTCTATATTACCATTAGCGTCAAGTGAAGCAATTCTATCAGGCCACATCGTAGGAATACCTGCATCGAATCGATAGTTCTTGTACATATTGATAATAGTTTCAGTATGCTTCATCGTTAGTCCAACGTTAATAAACATCGTTAACAGAGTGACACCGATAAATCCAAAGCCTACTGGATGAACAAAACGCAATACGTCATTCTTCCAACGTGAAGTAGGAAGTACTGAACGAATTCTCATTACATAATAGCTACGATCGCGATTGATGTAATCGATTGAATTACTGATCAGTTCTTTACCACGAACACCACGAACAATCATACCTTCAAACGCTGAGTTCTCAGATTTAACTTCTTGTCCGACAATGAATCGACCTAACATATTGTGGATAGTTATTGTCCACTGAAGCTTACCTTTAACGTAGCTACGTTCAACATAAGTAACATTACAACGTCCAGAAGGAGTGTAAATGGTTCTACCAATTAGATCTTGACTTACGTTATTAGAATCAACGATGATGTCATATTCGGTAGTATTCTTGGATTCAATATCAATTTCAACATCTTCATTGTACAAAAGACGGAAAAGGAATTTATATGAATCTTCAATACCTTTAGTCGAATAGAAATCTGAACGACGAGATTCAAAGAATCTTGATACTTCATCGCGGCGAGCTTTGTCTAAGTAAATGTTACGCTTATAAACTTCAGACCACAGATATTCCCATGCATGCTCTTCACGAGGATACTTATTACGAATTAAATTCAACAAGTTATTGTAGCTCGTTCCGTAACCATCAGAAAGGAACTGCAAATAGTACTCAGAGAATTTCTCGAAATTAGAATCTTCAAGCAGATAAGCATCTGGCATCATCTTGTTTAACAGAGGACGAAGGTCTGGGTCACGTAAACCTGAATCAGTTTCTGGAGTCCAGGGAGTTTCATGCGTCTGATTCTGCAATTCGGCAGTGAAGAAGATGTTCTTAGGTTTCCACAGAATATCTACATCATCACGTACACGATAATTGAATTGATAGAACGCTATCAATTCACCAGATGTTTTATGGAACATAACACCAGATGCGTATTTAATGAAACCATTGAAATTAACATTAGGCATGGTGAATGTGGCTTCGCCTTTATTCCAGACTTCATGAGTTATACGACTAGGAGATGAAGGACCATAGTTCTCTACATTCTTCTGGAAGATAACATCATTGTAGACTACCACTGCGTGATTAGAGTTATTAATCCAGTTACGTCCACCGCTACGGCGCATGTAATTGAACCAAGGCTCAGCGTAATATCTCATACGACCTGGAGTAAATGTTCTATAATCAGAATCAATACCAGCTCTGAATGACATCATATTGTAATGCTTCTGATGATGAAATTCAATGTCTTGGATATACTTCACGGCTGATGTTACGTGATCAGAGTATTTTGCTACAGTTTCTGGATCAGCAACAAGATTATTGAAACGGAAATCTGCTGAGTTAAAGAATATTTCATCACCATTAGTAGACATATTAGTCCAGGTATGTTCAATACGACGACGTTCTTCTTCGGTATTACCAAAGATACGAACGAACTTATCGCCATCAAGAATATAAACACCTTTTGACTCTGAATCAATCACGTTAGCTGGCACTGTTGGGTCCAGACCATATGATTTTACTTCACCAGTTATCAATGCATATAACTTGTTGTTAATTGAATCCATTTTATAACAGACAGCTTTATCATTTCCTGTGATATTCAGGACGTCTGTCTCAAATAATTTTTCACCGAAAGTAGTGCTAGTCGGATCTGTATCGATCGGAGCATTACTTAATTTAACATAACGAACTGTATCACGAGAAACTACATACAGATTATCGTCAGTACATGCTAATGCTTCAGCATATTTCGCTACGTCACCAGGTAAACGTGCGTATGTTCCAAAGATTTCAACATCAAATCCTAGATGTAACTGATCACCGAGCTGCGCAAATGTAACGTCTTGAGATGAGAATCTAACATCATCAGCTGACCATCTAACATCGTTAGATTGACGGCCATAGAAGATCCTGTCGTATCCTAGAACATAAGAAGTATTAACTGATTGGTAGATACATGTTCTTGATACTGGGTTCCCTACACGATCATTGAACAACTTGACGTAGTACCAGTTCTGTCCTTTGTCTTGAGAAACTTTAACAACCGGTTGGAATCTTTCAAATAAGTAAAGGACACCATCGATCTCGGCAAGCATAGTACGATCTTTATCTACGCAAACCTTCTCGATTTCTCCTTGAATTTCATGATACTCATCTTCAGACACAATATAGTTGCTGATAGAAGAAATATCAGAATATTCTGTACTGAATTGGAATGATTCATTCATCAAAGAAGCTACGATAGTATCAGTATTGAAATCAACGTAACTCGTGTTATTTTTTGTAAATTTTTCTGAGATGAATTTATTTACCAATGTCAGTTCATTCATCATTTCGAATGTGTATGCATTGGTTTCAAAAGTCTGGAACTCTTCAGTCGTAACCCAATCTGAGCGATCAAACCCTTCAGCTGCAACACTAACACGCATTTTGAAATATGACAAAGGGGTAATATATGTTTCTTCGAACCAGTCATTATCTGGTGTATAGCCGAGGTTACGCCACTGATAATCAGAGGTGGATAACTCCACCCCATTCTGATCACGAGTTTGTGCAATTTCTACAAAGTAATAGAAATTAGAACCAACGCTATCCCACTGAATAAGTACCTGATTCGCTGACAGCTTACCAATTCGTAAACTGGTAACGAAGGGTGCTTTTATAGTCATTGGGTAATAGGCTCCATTGTAATCGTGGTGTATTGAGGACGAAGATCATTCTCAAATACAATTAATGAACCATCACTAGAGAAAATGACATCTGATGTTGGTCCAGCGAATAATTCGATTGACTGGACTTCAAACTTATCTGATTCAACATCAATGGCACCGAAGTTCCAGTAAATGTAATCCGAGAAGTAATTGATTTCACCAATCACGTAATATTTATCGCGGCCGTCAGTCACTGTCAATTTATTAAAATCTGTTCCTGTGTATGGCTTTATGTTTTCATTCTCTGTGATATCACCATCGCGGAATGGACCTACGACAATTTTACCATCACCAGATGCATCAGCCGCAGTAGCAGCGATTCTAATGTCATACGATAATTCGCTTGTTGCAATGAATGAGAAGACATCAGATACAACTGATTGAGAAGATACTGTATTATAATATTTAATACCAGATTCAGGAGTAGAATAGAAGTTATCTACTTCACGAACCATACTGATAGTTGCATTAGAACCGATAATACTATGATCAGCTTCATCAATATAAGTTAGCATCTTGGATTTAGCGAATGAAGCATTAAACACTTCTACATCAGCAGTATAATAATCATCAATTTTAGTAATGATTTGGTTCTGCAACCACTGCTCAGATTCTTGAAGTTTATTCACAGAGTAAGTCACTTTAATATCATGTTTCAAAAACAGATAGTTTGGTGAAATAACAGCTGGAGTGATAGGTGCAAGATTATAATCTGCAAGATAATCTTGTACATCTTCACGCTGAACCTGAGTAAGAAGTAATCCTGATTTAGGTTTAATAGCGATGAATGCATAACCAGGTTTGTTATTGTCAGTAAAACATTGTACTGCTTGAACAATAGAACCAAATCTTTCAGATACGAATGTTTCATAATCAGTAGCTGTTACTGCACGCATTTGAGCTTCACGCTTAACTACAGCCAATTCACGAATACGCTCAATATTCTCTGGATCGCCGCCGCCATCAGCACCTACATAATCCGCAGAGCTATCATAATTCTCTGTGACTTTAACTACCGAAATATATTGAAGTGAATCTGCATAACTAAAATCAGTAGCACCGTTTGCTTCTTCACCGTCAGTACGAAGATATTCAATAACAACTGTAGCGCCTTGCAGAGGTTTAAGGCCACCAACATAGTTAACATTCAATACACCCGAAGTAACGTCAGTGTTTTGAGTACCTTCACCGAAATAAAATTCAGTGTGTCCGTCAATAGTCTCGCGCATGTAATAAATTGTAGATGCTGAACCAGCATGCACCATTGATTTACGCGTCCAGTTAGTCCATTCTGCGCCATCGACAAATACACGAACTTGATTTCGATCAATGTCTTCATCGCGAATTAAAATAGGCGTAGCTGGATCGTATGTTAATTGAGTACGAATAAATCTACCTTGCGCCAATTTAACAATAGGCAAATACTGCGAATTGATGTCACGTACTGCAATAACATCTTCTAGAACAACGAATGAATATGGATCAGCAGATGCATCACGAGCGTAAGCCAGGAACTTAGTACCACGAGGAATGCGAATACTCGTTGGATTTAAGCTGTGAGTGCATGTTAAAAGAATTGCTGATTCTGCAGCTGATCTAGATGCTGGGAAATATCCTGCGTCTTGTGCAGCTTGAACTACTGAACTACGTAAGTTTGCAGTACGAATAAATGATTCATATACAGCAGTGTTACTGAATTGCTGAATATAAAGTGTGTTATACGCAAGTAAATCCAAAAGAATGTTTAAACGAGAACCAACGAAATCATAATCCTTGAACTCGTCTTGAGAAGAAATCCAGTCCAAAAGATCTGATTTGATTTCTTCAAATGTAGCACCCGAAAATACATCAGGGATAGCATTCACGGTGCGTGTTAATTGATAATTTACTGGTTGATTAGTTGTAGTTGCCATTATTTTATAAACACCTTACTTGAAGATTGGGCAATTGTATCGCCGCATGAAATAGGGTCAGCCATTTGAGCGGCCTTTTTTCCAGTAACATAAATTTTAGATGTTCTTGGTTGAACTGAACCTGTATGTGTATCGTAAGGTTCAACTATTCTAGTATGAGGAGTAATTTGATCTCCTTCAACCAAGACTGGAATTCCACCTACGAAAACTTTTGATTGAGTAGAATTAACAACAGTAGGTGGAAAGTCATCATGACCTGCTGTTAAGGCTTGGTTAAAAGATAATCCCGCCATGTTATCCTCTAGCGTAAACGTGTGCTCTAAGTTTGTCTGCCCACTTGTTCCAATTGCCGTAAACAAGCTGGGTGTAAGTCTTAGTAATAGTTTGTTCTTGAACGGTAGTAGATGTTCCTCCAGATTCACCTGTAGAGGTTTCTGTTGTAATATTGTATGTCATTACAACTGTGTATGAAAAAGTCCTCTTGAGGCTTCTAGGAGCTATCCATTCATACAGATCTGAATCAGCAGGTAATTCATCCCAGGATGAAGCAGTTTTAAGTTCATCACCTTGGCGATATTTTAATGCACCTGCTTCAAAAGAAAATACACTATTATAAGTTCCAGAGAATGAAGTATCGCCGACTATAATACCATCTGTGCTTTCATATTTAGTAATTTTTAAATCTACTAAAGTTTCATTTGCTGCCAATTGAGCTGAAAATGATTGAGAAACTGCTCCCCCTTCTTGAATTTGGGGGAGCGATGTATTTACGGGTATGATATCTGCCATTAGCCAATATCGACACGTGAACCGTCAATAGCGTAGTTTCCACTTGCTTTTGAAGACATAGTTTGCATAGTTTGAGTCCATGCACCTGTGACATTCTGCGATACTGTACCGCCGACAGTCCAAGTAACATTTCCGCCTACTTTCAAAGAATAATCACCTTCAACAGTGGTGTCACAATTACCTTTTACGTCAACGTCTGCATTACCTTGAACTTCGATAGATGCATCACCTTGAACGATAATTTTAAGATTTCCTTTAATTATGACAGTACCATCACCTTCAACAGTTTTTGTATCGTCTCCTCTAATAAAAATGTTTTCTGTTCCGTCAGTCTGACGACGAAGATTACCCATGTTATAGTAAACTTCATCACCACCAACGTTAGTATGAGAATCGCCGGCGATATATTTGTTACCGTCACCTTGGACCATGAAATAATCATCAGCAACTGATTTGGTTGTTCTGCGACCATCTGGTGCTACTTCAACATATGATCCAGTCGGATGATAAAGTCTGTAGCGTTCATATCCTGGTGTGTTATCGAATTCCTGTACATGACCACCTTCAGTATGCATAGTCTGAACATAAGGATATTCGCCTTTATAGCTCGACTCAGGTTCTTTAAACAGAATACGAGAATCTGTAGGAGTATACGGATCTTCTGGATTGTCATTTGAAATTGCTGTTGCAGCTGCACCTACAGATTTTGCAGTACGAGCTGGTGCCATAATTCCGTATGACTCTAAGTTACCGACGAGAATAATATTTGAAACACGAGATGCACGACCTTTAGTCTGAGAATACCACACTGAACTGCGTGCTTCTTTATAAGCAGATTTCCAGTCACCGATAAACATTGCAGCAAGCATTCTTTGGAATTTAGCTACACCACCTACACCCATCTGGAAACACATATTTTCTAATGCTAATTTGCGTGAACCATTCATCTTAGCCCAAACTGGTCCGACAGTAGCATTACGAACAATATCAGCAAGCATTTTTTCAACATCTTTCTTGAATAACGCTGATGCTTCTTCTACTGAGATTGTTCCTGGATTACCAGTTACAGTACGACCGACTTGTTTCGATAGTTCAGCGTTAATTGCTGCCATATCTCTTGTTTGAGTAGATGTAATTAAGTGACCGATACCGATAGTAGGATAACCTTCGGTGTCCCAATACACTTTAACTCGTAGACCTTCATCACGACGAAGCATAGCTTCAATCGTGTAATCTGGATCTGGATCTTCGGGAATATCAGAAAGATCTGTATCATCAGGGTTAATACCCGTGTCGAGGTTTGAGTCTTGGATAATGTTAGTAGTATAACCATCACCCACCGTGCCTCCCTCGTTTAACGGGTTGGTGTCGTTACCGAGGTAAAGTGGATACTGACCTGTAGGATCAGAGAAGCCTAGAGTGTTATTAGGTTTACTCAGGTGCTGACTACCTATACTTCCAATGATGATTCCATTCGTGTGATACTTGTCAAGCCAGTGGCCGTAAACCTTTGTTCCTTCTACCATTCCAGTCACTGCACCACCGATACCTGACATCGCGGCAGAGTTAGTAGATTGTACAATACTCATCCAGCCTAAATCAGATGTGGGAATACCATTGACTGCACCTTGTGCTTTCATAGGTGGATGATCGCCAAATACGCGTACACGTACACGACCCTGCTTTAAAGGGTCCATGCGATCTTCTACTACACCGATGAAATACTCGATGTTGTTTCTCATTAAAAACATTATTCTTTCTCCATCTCTTTGATAAGAGCAGAAATGAATGATTCTACGTCACTCGGATCGACTATTTTAATTGAACGTTTAGCTTCGTTACGACGAATAGCATCTTCATAAGTATCAATAGGAGCTAATGCACCATTGTATTGAAGATACTCATGATCTACATCACCTTTGTCATACCATAAATTAGAATTTTCTGGATACTCTACTAAGTTCCAGTATTTTTCTCCTTCGGCATTAATATGATATAGAACTTGCTCTCCACCGACTTGAGAATATCTTTGGATAGCGCCTTGATAAGAAGCTTCCTGAGACTGAATCCACCCATGATATGGATCGTAAATGTTATTAGCCATCAAAAGCAACCAGTAGTACTGAGTGTTTCCGTAAAGCTGATATGATAAATCTTCAGGACGAGGTGCGCCGCTGATGTAATACGTTTTAAGACGATAGTTAACTACTACTCGGTTAAAGTATGCTCTATAATTTCTAAAGATGTCAGTAAGCGTTAATGTAGGAGCTGATGCGCTAACAGTCTTGGCTGAATATTGAATTGGGTCGAAAAATGAAAAGATCAAAATTTATCTCCTATAAATATGATAGGTTTTAGTATATTTATAAAAGGGGAACTCTCATGGCTTATAGCGGGAGATTTATGCCCCAGAATTTACAGAAATATAAAGGTGACTTCAGAAAAATCACCTACCGTTCTTCTTGGGAACAATACGTTATGAGATGGTTAGATAATCATCCTAACGTAGTCAAATGGAATAGCGAAGAAACTATCATTCCTTATTTCAGCAATGCTGACGGTAAGAAGAGAAGATATTTCATGGATTTCTGGGCAAAGTTTGATGACGGTCAGGAATTCTTCTTTGAGGTTAAACCTTTCAAAGAAACACAACCACCTGTCCCGCCTTCTAAATTAACAACCAGCGCAAAGAAAAGATATATTGATGAAGTCTATACTTGGAGTGTAAACCAAGATAAATGGAAAGCTGCGCAGGTACAAGCAGACAAACACAATATAAAATTTAGATTGCTGACAGAAAAATCACTTAAGAAAATAGGATGGAAAGGCTGATGGCTATTTTTGAGATCATCAATGAAGCCTCGACACCGAGAGCAAGAGCACCATCGAAAAACGAAACTCAATGGGTTCAGATTGGTGTAGAGTTTCATCATGCTAAATTGAAGGGTGTTTCATCTAAAGAATTCGCAGATAAGAAAGGAATAAATTACGCTTCTTTCACCAAGGCAATGTCTCGTTATTCTTCTGCAATAAAGACTGCAATCAAGATAGAAAAGCTCGAGAAAACACCCGGAAATAAGTTAACGAAAGCAGAAAGACAACTCATTCTAATTAACAGCTTCAGAAGTTCTATCAGAGATAAGATAAAGAATGAAGGTGCTGCTGTCAATAACAAATCTGCTAAATGGTTCGCTGATACTCTAAGTAAAAATATCAGAGGTCATAAAGTAACCAAGCCGCAACCTGGTAAATTGTATGCATATATGTATGATGCTAAGCACAAAGATACTTTGCCATACTGGGATAAATTCCCTTTGATTATATACCTCGGTCTAGGAAAGCAAGGTTCATCTACATTAATGTATGGGCTGAACTTGCACTACATTCCACCGAAGGCTCGCCAACAGTTCTTAGAAGAACTACTGAAACAATATGCATCTACTCCAACAATCACGAATAGCACGAAGTTAAAGATTGATTGGTCAAAAGTGAAAGGATTTAAAGGTGCAGATAAGATGATAAAAGCTTATCTGCCACAGAACATTAAAGGACAACTAGTCGAAATCAAACCAGCTGATTGGGCTAATGTCGTGATGTTACCTCTGCAGAGCTTCCAGAGTCAAGGTAAGCGTTATTCTGCGAATAAAGTTTGGCGAGATGTATGAATTATAAAAATCATTATGAAAAATTAATAACTCGGGCTAAGGCCCGAGTGTTAACCGATTATAAAGAAAGACATCATATTGTTCCAAAATGCTTAGGCGGGACAGACGATCCGGATAACATAGTTAATCTTACCGCCGAAGAGCATTTTATAGCGCACCAGTTGCTAGTAAAAATTCATCCCGGACATAGCGGATTATCTTTCTCTGCGCTCTCTATGTGTCAAGGGAATAAAAATATGCAGCGTTCTAATAATAAACAGTATGCTTGGTTAAGAAAAAAGCATTCTGAAAACATATCAAAAAATCAAACAGGAAAAATTTACTGGAATGATGGTACAAGGTCAATAAAGTTATTCCCACATGAAAACGTTCCTGATGGATTTAAAAGAGGAAGGCACTTTAGTCCCACAAAGGGAACAAAGCATAATTCTAATCGTATTAAAAATAGCGTATTTAAGAATAAAAACGTTCAGAAAGACCTTTTAGAAAGGCGGTGGAATAAAGAGCGAGAAAATATATGCAAAAATTTCGGTCTTAGTTCTATGGAAGAGGTTAAGAGTTTTCTCATTGAATTGAAATCTAAACAACATCCTAGGTACTGGGTAAATCCTATACTGGAATTATACCCATTCTTGGGAAGAGCTCAGCTGAGAGCACTAGTAAAATCATAGTTATTACTTTATTCTTATAAAGAATACTATAATCATTATGTAATAAACAATATTCTGGAGACGAACGTCTCCAGATTTTTATTACTTTATTCTTATATAGAGATTATCCACGGGTAAAATAATAAATGTCAACATTTAACCAAACCAATACCACGAACTTTGTAATGGAAGTGAATGATGCTGGACTGACAAATGCTTTTAAGCTGAACATACAGTCATCTCCTATTGCTTCTATTCGAGTTCCGGTCAGTGATGTTCCTGGTTCTACCCAAGGTATGCATCGTTCTATGCTTCCTGGTAGTACAACCGAGTTTGAACCATTGACAGTAAGATTCCTTGTAGATGAAAATCTAGAAGCATGGCTTGACATGTATAAGTGGATGCTTTCAATAAATAACTACGTTGATCGTGATCGCTCAGGCTGGCATACAGATAAAATGAAACCAGTAGTGACTTTCCATGTTCTGGATAACGACAAGACCAACATTGTGATGAGTGTTCATTATTACGGAGCTTGGTGCAGCGATCTTTCTGAGATAGAATTCTCTTTAATCGAAGACACTGATATCGCTATGACGTGTACAGCAATCATGCCTTTCAAATACTTCGAAGTAGAAAAAGATGGTATAATTATCACAGGTAGACAAAGTATAGACCAAGCAGGAGACGCCAAGGTAACAGCAGGTGTTTCTGTACATCCATCGATGAGGTAAAAATGAAATTAATCTTTATTGTCGGAAAGAAACGTTCTGGCAAAGATACAGCCGTGAAATTCATCAATGACACATATTCAACTGTAGATTATAAGTTAGCTACACCGATTAAAAAGGCATTAGAACATGGTTGGAATGGCATTGATTATCGCCAGCAGGATTTAGGCCTTCCATTTGAATTAACTCCCGAAGACTGGGATGGTCAAGGAATTGACCGCGAAAAGTTATTGCCTTTGAGTAATATTCAAGTAGCACAAATCATGCGTGACTCTCTTAGTTATCTTAGTCGTCAGTATGGTCTTCGTTGGCCAGAAAGTACTCGTCCAACAGTGATCGACGATCTAGTATTAAATAATACTGAAGCATGGTCAATTAGACGTCTTATGCAGACCCTTGGGACTGATCTGGTTGTCAATTGTTTCGATCGCATGTTTTGGGTTAAATTATTTGCATTAGAGTACGCAGATCAGTTCAACTCTGAAAAAGAAATTTTCATTGTTCCTGATACTCGTCAAAACCATGAATTAGCTTTTGCTCGAGCGATGGGTGCTACAGTTATTCATGTAGTTCGCAAAGACACTGGCGTTCAAAAAGATTTTCACATTACGGAAGTCGGACTTCCTATCGGCCCTAATGATATTGTTATTACTAACGATAGTACATTAGATGAATTTAAAGAAAAAATTAATCAAACTTTGGAATCACTATGACAGACAAAACTCAAGAATTGGAACAGACTATCAATACTCTTAAAGTTCGTGTATTTGATTTAAGTGAAGCTCTTCAAGTAAAAACACAAGAATCTGAACTGTTTAAGTCTGGTCTTGCCAATATTGCTAATATTATTGGATTACATTCGGAAAGTACTACTATTCAACAAGTTGTTGATGCAGTAGCTTCTTTGCTGCCAGCCGCTACTGAAGCTGAAGTAGTCGATGAATAATTTCAAAGAATTCAGCACAGGATTATATGTTGCTGCTAAATTCTCTGAATACACTCTCGATGCGCTGGAAAATCTCCAGCGTTCTTTAAAGGTACCAAATCCTGTTCCACGTGATAAACTTCATACCACGATAGTTTATTCGAGAATTAATGTTCCTTATAAGGTTGCATCTGGTTCATTTGAGGTAGCGAAAGAAGGTAGTTTAACTATCTTTGAAACTCAAGATGGGAATCGAGCACTTGTGCTTGAACTTGAGTCTGATTACCTCTCTGCTAGACACAACTATGCAAAGGCTCTTGGAGCAACATATGATTTTGACGACTATAGGCCACACATCACATTGAGTTATGATGTAGGTCCTCTTCAGTACGCAGGCAAGTACGCTGTACCCGTAATACTAGATCGTGAGTATTCGGAAGAACTGAATCTTAGTTGGAAAGACACATTGAAATAATAGAGAACCTTCGGGTTCTCTTTTTTCGTTTTAGCTGTTTACATTACACATCAACCAGTATACTATAGCTACAAGTTAAACAACTGGAGAATAAAATGACAATGCAACAAACACCTTGGTTCATTGGATTTCAAGATGGTTTTCGCTTGAACGAACATCAATCTTTTGAAGATGAAATTGACCAAGATGAATATGACCTGGGGTTTTATGAAGGTCGCCATGAATATTCCAAAGCAATGGAGACAGTCTAATGTACTATCTTTTTACCTTCAGTCAATACTATCCACAAGGCGGTATGAACGATTGTAAGGGTGATTTTGAATCAATTGAAGCTGCCCGTGAAGCCGCTGTTGAAACTATGGATGAAACTTATCAGATTGTTTCATTCAATAATGGTTATTGCATCGAAGATTATGGTTCAGTAGAGAGTTTGAAATGAATATGATGAAAGACTTTATGCATAACAACGAAATTTACTTTATCATTGAAGGCAAAATCTTTTTTACTAATAATCGCCTTGAAGTAAATATGGAAGCATTGCTCAGCGCTGCTGTCGTATTTTATAAAAATGAACATGGTTTTTATAAAGTCGTTAAGAATCGCAATAGCACTAAGCTGAACGATGTAATGTTCATGACTCGCAAAGGTATTCTTGCAGCGATTCAAAAAGAATATGATGAAGTGCATGCAGCAATGTTAGCTCTCCCATTCTTTGGATGGGTTCCTGCTCCAACATTTATTAATGAAGACCAAGAAGTATACATGTTGCCATCTGTTAATCGTTATGAGCAACGTACTTTTATTCTAGAGGTGCTGAAAAATGTCAAAGCAAATTGTTGATATGTATGGTAATGTGCTAGAAGTCGGTGATATTATAATGATTACCGACAAGGCGAATTCTAAAGAATCTCGTCCTCCGATTGTCTTTATTGAGATTAAAGATTTTTATAAAGGTATGATTACCATTAAAGAACATGTGTCTAGTTGTGGTAGTTATAATTGGGGAACACATATTCGCCCTAAATCTTCAGAGATTCGTAAAGTCTCTGGTGCATTTGTTGAAGCCTGGAAATCAGGTGAATTGTTCAGAATGCTTTGAGTAAAATATTGTAATATAAATAAACTTACCAATCAATCAAACTGGTCGAAACAAAGAGAAAACCTCGCGATGGACTAAGAGATTTAGCGATCTCTCCAAAGACAGATTAGTATCTTGGGTTTCTTAAAATATCAGGAAGCGCTAACTTGTTGATAGGGTGGTTCGATTCCACTCGTCCGGACTAAATAAGTGAGGTAAGTATGTTACATTACGGTATTATTTTTCTAATTGTCGCTCTGGTCGCTGCAGCACTTGGTTTTGGTGCATTGGCAGGTACAGCAGCAATGGCAGCTAAGTTAGTATTCGTTGTCGGTATTATCATCTTCCTGGTATCTCTATTCACAGGACGTAGGGCAACAACTGTAGTATAATTACTTGACCGGGTGAATCCGGTCTTAATTGGGGTATAGCCAAGTGGTTACGGCACCGGTCTTTGATATCGGCATCTCTGGTTCGAATCCAGGTACCCCAGCCAATGATTAAATGCGTACTTAATATGGTGCATGCGGAGCAACCACACTGCCAGGAAGAGCAGCGTACGAGTTGATGGTTCGACCCCATCTTTAATCACCTATACGAACAAAACCTATGTGAGAGCACCTTTGGTGATTAGGTTTCACAAGCCGTCACGACGAACATGAAGTTCTGGATGATGCCCGATTTTACTCTTGGCTATTGAGCACGGATGCTTATTGTCACATCAATACTTACTTGATACGATATTTCGGTTTGATACAAGTTAACCACCGCGGGTTACTCTGAAATATTTGCCTAAAGCCATCATGATTGGTGGAGTGAGTATTGATGTGGCCGTAGTTCAATTGGTAGAACCCCGCACTGTGATTGCGGATGTTGCCGGATCGTACCCGGTCGGTCACCCCAATTAGGAAGCGTGGCAGAGTGGAATTGCACTTCCCTGCTAAGGAAGAGGCCCGTGAAAACGGGTCCATGGGTTCGAATCCCATCGCTTCCTCCAAATTTGGAAGAACAAATCGATTGGTGACGAAAACTCGTTGGAAACGAGCTGAGTATTTTAAATGCCTTGAGAGTTCAAATCTCTCTTCTTCCGCCAGACAATGGGTTACTTAGCCGATAACACTCCTTGGCTTCCAACGCGTGATGGAGTGCGGAAAGTGCCCGCCAAATTCAAGTGACAGCTCAAATAGGTAGAGTGGGAGGCTTCGGGCTGACTGGTTGCGAGTTCGATTCTCGCCCTTGATTACAGTAAGACCACGGAAAATTTGTTCATCGCAAGTGAACATAATCGCCGCTGACCGTGACGATATGAAGGAATGTATTAGTGGCGTCCTTCCTTACTGTGCTTAGTTATTTTACTAAAATAGTGTACATTACTTGTAGGTGTGTTATAATCTCTATCAAGTACAGAATAGTAATATGCTTTACGAATTCTGATATATTATTAACTTCTACCAACAAATGAGATAAACATTATGATTTCAAATCACTCTGATTTTAATAAACGTTTTAACCGCAATCGTTCTTTTATTGTTTGGGTATGGCGCATTATGCTTGCAGTTATACTCGTATTCTGGATTGGTGTAGGTTTTGCTGGTTATAAAATTTATCAGAATGTTGATTTCAGTCACGGTCTACAAGGTGTAGTAAACCAAGTTTGGACTGGTGAAAAGGTTGAGTAGTCTTGCGATGCACCCAAGAGCAGAAGAAAATACTGTTCGTAATCGTAAGAAAAAGCTAAAAGAGCGTATGAAACGCGTTATAAATAATAGTACAATGAGTGCAAGTGAAAAAGTTTTTGTTCACTCTTGTCTAAAAAGTATTTTTGATGAACTTGCTGATATTCATCGAGTTCATTCTACTGGGGTGTAGCCAAACGGTTTGGCGGCGGACTGTTAATCCGTGTCTATGACAATGTGGGTTCGAATCCCTCCACCCCAGCCAATTTGGACCTATAGTTTCAGCGGTTAAAATACTCCCCTGTCACGGGAGCGTCACGGGTTCGAATCCCGTTAGGTCCGCCAAATTAATCAAATGAAAAGCGAGACACTTTGGTGTTAGGGTGCCGAGTTAAACTATCGGCCTTTGATTATAAAAATAATTCCGTTCCTTCGATAGGAGAAAGATTAACCGGCAACAGCACATTGAGGCTTCTTCCGGCGGTAATAATCGAGCGCACAGTCCTACTCAACGATGTCTGTGTTAGCGAATAGAGACTGTTGTAGAGAATGGTTAGCAAGGAACTGGTCACCCTGAGTAATTCTTCTTCCCCTGAAATATGGTTCTAGATGGTTACACCGATTTGTATCTCTATAACCCGGATTATTAATGAGGAAATTAAAATGACGTTATATGCTAAATTTGTATCTCCTACTTCTGGTTATGCACATGATCAGAAGAAAGTTGAAGATTTTGAATTAAATTCTATGCTTGTCGTAGATAGTATTAGTATGGGTCAATCAAGTACAACTATTACACTTGCTGGTCTTCAAGGCGGATTTAATAGTGTTCATTTTGAATTCTATAAACAAGTTGATGATGAACTTGTAAAACACAATATTTATCGTGATCCTGAATATAATCCGTATATCAGGAAACCTATAATCTGGTAAATGCGTCGTTAGCTCAGCTGGTAGAGCAAGGGACTTTTAATCCCGAGGTCCATGGTTCGACTCCATGACGATGCACCAAATAAATATTCAGAAGATGTAAATCTTTAAATCTAATGCGTGCATGGATAAAAGTTTTCTTCGAATGGGAGTATAGCTCAGCTGGTAGAGCACCGAGCCGATAACTCGTAGGTCGCAAGTTCGAATCTTGCTACTCCCACCAAATTTCGGAGCGTAGCGCAGTCTGGTCAGCGTAGGGACTTTGGATGTCTCGGGTCGCAGGTTCGAATCCTGCCGCTCCGACCAATTTAAATGAGAATAACATGATAACCTTTGTTGATGAATCTGATGGCACAATTTCTGTTTATAGATTTGATTCTAAAATAATGAGAATCAATAAAAAGCAGAATGGTAATGTTAAAACTAATATTTTCGGAAGCTTTGAAAGTATTGATTGCAGTTCAATTAAAGCAACAAAAAAGTTTATTCTTAATATGTACAATTAGGGGAATGGGTCTGCTTGGAGTGGACACCTCGCTTGCACCGAGGATATCAGAAGAGTTCGAATCTCTTATTCTCCACCAAACACACTTAACTAGCTCAAGCAGTTAAACCAATAGATTAATCGCTAATTGATCTATTCATTTAAATGCTTAGTAATGCCTTAGTGGTGGAATTGGCAGACACACCAGGTTTAGGTCCTGGCGTCCGAAAGGCAATTGGGAGTTCGAGTCTCCCCTGAGGTACCAAATTGAGAAAAGATGTAGAAGCTAGAAAAGAAGAAATATTAGAATTAATAAGCAAACACACGTCAATTAGTAAAATGTGTGTTATACTTAACTGTAATAATGATACACTTAAACGATTATTGCGTAAATGGGGTATAGTGTATGCAGGTAATCCTGGCTCTAAAGGATGTGGTTCTCCTTTAAAGAAAAGTGCTAAAGATTTTCTATTTAAAAATAGTTCAATATCTTCCTTCAAATTAAAGAATCGTTTATTTGAGGAAGGTTTAAAAGAAAGAAAATGCGAAATTTGCGGTATTACTGAATGGATGGGACAACCTGCTCCATTAGAATTAGATCATATAGATGGTGAACATTATAATAATGAATTTGAGAATTTACGAATTCTCTGTTCTAATTGTCATGCTTTAACCCCTACTAATTCAGGTAAAAATCGTAATAAGAAATAATTTGGGGATGTGACCCGAGCGGCAAAGGGTGGAGGCTGTAACCCTCCTGTCATCGCGACTTCGTAGGTTCGAGTCCTACCGTCCCCACCAAATTTGGAAGTGTGGCAGAGATGGATTATTGCACCGGTCTTGAAAACCGGCGGTCTGTGAAAGCAGGCCCAAGGGTTCGAATCCCTTCACTTCCTCCAATTAATGCTCTTATCGACTAACGGTTAGGTCGCAAGACTTTCAATCTTGAAATCCGGGTTCGATTCCCGGTAAGAGTACCAAAAAATCTCATATTAATAAGGTGCTGAGCAGTTACGACTTCTCATTTCCGTGCGGAGCGCATTGTAATAGCGTATGAGACCAATTAAATGAGGAAAATATAATGGTACCAGTAATTCAAGACAAGTACAACAAACCGGTTTATATTGGTGATTATGTTCTTACTCCACTGAAAGCTCGAGGTATGAGTGACTGGGGTGAAGTAACAGTTGGTAAAGTATTAGGTAAAAATGCTCACGGTGTTGAAATTGAAAATGTAAGCACTCGAGTTAAAACGCCTTCAAGAATTACTTTAGTTTCAGAACGTTTTGCTCAATTGTGGATGTCTAATGAGCTTCATTTAGTTTAATTTAACGGGGTCCTAGCTGAGATGGATTAGCGCTCGCCTGAAAAGCCTGAGAGACTGGATCGTTACCAGTGGTCCCCACCAATTCAATGCATCTGTGGTGGAATGGAATACACAGGAGACTTAAAATCTCCCGCCCTAGAGGATTATGGGTTCGAGTCCCATCAGATGTACCAATTATGAGAGAAATACAATGTCAATTACTAAATCAGCTAAAGATTTCTACAATAAGTATGAAGGTCTACAAGCTCAAGATGTATTAGAAAATGCTGCTCTGGTTATTCCAAAATCATTGGCAACTTTAACCAATGAATCTCGCTTGGATAAGATTAAAAGAGAAGTTTCACCAGGTGATTTAGTAAGTGTTTCGCGTGGTAATAGTTTAGTAGTAGCTCTATTAGTAGGTTTTACACCTGAAGGTTTTAGAGTAATGCCGTTTGGTTCTTGGCGCATTACTTCATTACAGAATTGTGTATATAGTGAATCTAGTGTAATATTAATTCATAAAAATTTAAATGCTTCAATAGCGGGATAGTTCAGTAGTAGAATGCGAGGCTCATAACCTCGAGGTCGTAGGTGCAACTCCTTCTCCCGCCTCCAATGACGCCCTGGACAGAGAAATCTGTTACGGGGCTTTTTCATATAAGTGCTATAAAATATTAGTGTTATTATTAATCCATCAAGTAAAAGAACACTTGCCTAGCAGGTGGAAACGCCCGACAAGGTAGCCGAAAGGCAAGCCCTCGAAAGAGGGCATTTAATTGATAACAGTGTATGTCTGCGAGACGAGAGCTGAGCCTCCTAAGAGCAATCTTAGCTAGGTGCGAGACTAACCGAGCGGCGGAGTACTTTAAGGAAACCCATTACTCGAGGATGGACTGATCACCCCTCACTGTTATCAATTAAGTGCCCGAAAAGTGACTTCAGGAAATACGGTTTAATGGGTTCGAGTCCCAGCGAGGGGTAACCCTGGCATAGAGCACGCACTAAAGATTAGGCCCTGTAGCTGGACGGTTCAAGCTAGCGACTCATAATCGCTTGATGCAGGTTCGATTCCTGCCAGGGCCACCAAATTCGGGGATATAGTATAGTGCAATTACGGCGCAAAATTCGCTGACCTCGGTTCAATTCCGGGTATCTCCACTAGAGTCTGTAAAAGATGTGACTATATGAGAGTGAGATGTTAATTCCGACATTCCGGATATGTCACAGACACGTACCATGGTGAAACCGGTAGACACATTGGCGAACTCTGTTGAAACGCTGGTTTAAGCATCCAGCTGAGTAAGAGGTAACCCGACGAGAGGCTGCAATCTTGGGGGTTCAAGTCCCTCTGGTACACTTATTCTTGTGAGGAAAACATTGTGAAAAAGTATCCTTTAGGTTTTGCTATTATCGAGTGGAAATCAGGCGGCCATTCCAAGGCTGTGATTTATGAAGATGCATTAGGTAATCAGTGTTTACAATGTGCTAATCATCTAGCACCAATAAATTACATTCCACATCTAATTTATTTTGAAAAAGAAATTGAGAATATCATTACAGACTTTTACGACATTGCTGAATTTTATGGTGCTGAATGATGGACATTGGTTCAGGTAGTGCATATCCTTCATGTGCTTTAAGTAATTTTGCTCCTCATCCATTCACTTTTGATGGTGTTGAATGTGCATCAATGGAAGGATTCCTCCAGTCGCTGAAGTTTAGCAATCCTGATGTGCAAGCACATGTTTGTACTTTAGTTGGTAAGTCAGCTAAGTTTAAAGGCAAGAAAAAGAAATGGTTCCGTGACCAGACATTGTATTGGAAAGGCGTTCCAATGCAGCGCAGTTCAGAAGCATATCAAACATTGCTGACACAAGCATTTGATGCTCTTGGAACAAATGATGGTTTCAAACGCGCTCTTAAAGCAACAAATAAATCCACGCTTACTCACTCAATGGGTAAGAATAAAATCAACGAGACTGTATTGACTGAACGAGAGTTCTGTAATCAGCTTTATCGATTAAGAGAATTGCTATGAAACTTGTAATCCTTGAATCTCCTTTTGCTCCATACGAATTTAATGGTATCTCTCGTACTGAAGAACAGAATGTTGAATATGCTCGTGCCTGTGTACGACATTCTTTATCCCAAGGTGAAGCACCAATTGCGTCTCATTTGCTTTACACTCAGCCTGGAATCTTGAATGACTATGTTCCTTCTGAACGTCAATGGGGTATCGATGCTGGACTAGCCTGGAAGAAAGTTGCAAATGGATCAGTAGTGTATGTTGATTTTGGTATCACTCGCGGCATGCATTACGGTATTGAAGCTGCAAAGGCTGCTGGTCTTGAAGTTGAATATCGCTACATCTATGACTATGGCTCTCTTACTCACCGTCGGGTGTTTGTTCCATAATTGCTTTATAAATAAAAGAGTATAATTAATTCTTCGGGACATAGCTCAGAGGACAGAGCATCTGCCTTCTAAGCAGTCGGTCGCTGGTTCGAGTCCAGCTGTCCTGACCAATTTGCCTGTATAGCTCAGTTGGTAGAGCACTTCACTTGTAATGAAGGGGTCGTGGGTTCGAAGCCTGCTGCAGGCACCAAATTTTAGGTCTATCGTATAGTGGTAGTACGCTGAGCTCCAACCTCAGAAGCCAGGGTTCGAATCCTTGTGGGCCTGCCAAATTCGTGAGGAAATTATGCAATATCAAGCTAAGATTAAAGTCCGTAAACAAGAGTATATGGACGATGATTATAAGACTGAAGAAAAATTCGTCTCAGTAGAAGCTGAATCAGAAGAACAAGCTGAAGATAAGATTTATAATTATTACAAAGGACAAAGTCGGGCTTATGATGTCACATATGATGTCTGGTCAATTGACTTCTTCCTAGTAATAGACTAGGTAAAGCAGAGAAACCAGAGTCTTAAAATAAAGGGAATATCTCTGCCGGTGCTTTGCGGATAGTAAACACCGTTAAATTGCTGTCGTCGTATAGTGGCTATTATCCCTGGCTTCCACCCAGTAGACGTGGGTTCGACTCCCATCGGCAGCTCCAAATTCTTAACGCCAGGCTTTACACTGATTGAGCATTGACCTGGGTGCTCTATAAATACTTCCTGTAAATACAGGAGGATATATGGAAACGTTTTTGCTACATGTAGCTATTTTTGTTATAGGGTTTGTTATCGGTGCATTAGTCACTCGTAATAGTTCTACCCGAAAAGTTGAAAGAGTTGTGCAAGATGCAGTAGACAAAGTTGAAGTTAAGATTGATAAACTTCATACTAAAGTTAATGAAATTAAGAATGCTCCGGTTTTCCCAGTTTCTCCTGCTCCAGCAATTCTGTTATAATTTGATGTGCGGTTACAGCTGCTATCACTGAGTCGTGTATATAGTCGGCGGGTTCGTCCCGAAAAGTGTTCTTTGATTAGGCATAAAAGCTCTGCCCTGTAAGGCATCTCCGGTACACGCTATATTTCTCTGGTGAGACTGATGCCTCCGAGCTAGAGTTAATGAATATTCGCAGGTCATGTGCCAGTACGTGATGCTGTCGATTTTAAGCCCAGACTTTGTTCTGGGCTTTGTAGTATAAATACCGATATCTTCCAACAGTCGGTGAATTAAATGAAAACATATAAAGAATTCTTAACAGAGTCAGAAGACGTTAAACGCGTACCAGAGTTTAAAGATGTAGGTGAAGCAGTAAAATTCTTCAGTAAAGCAGAAACTAAAGCTGGTAAAGAAGGTCGACGTGATGAACTCGTCAAGCTTCTAAAAGATGCTGATGCTAAAGATAAAAAAGGCGAAGGTTCTAAAGACCATGCTGATCACAAGAAAGAAGTTCGCCATCACATGGAAGAACTAGCGAAAATCATTCGACCGTAAGATACTGCCCAGACATTGTTCTGGGCATTGCTGTTTCTAGACCAGTGAAAAATTTTCACAAAGTAGTGTACAGACCAAATGACTTGTTGTACTATAGCTCCATCAAGTCCAAACGGACTAAATCTGAGGATAACATAATGAAATTTAGCACAGTACTTAAAATGAACGCTGAACAGCAAAAGAACTTGCATCACTTTGTTTCTTACACTATTTACAGCCAGTTTGATAACGTTGTAACAATTGATCTGGTTGGTGATAAGTTGTCTATTCAACGTGTTCTTAGTATGTATGCTGATTCTCTTCAACAAAAGACATTTGCTGCAAAAGCTGCTCTTGAAGAGCTGATTGAAGAAGTACAGACTCATCATGGCTGCAAAGGTCATGGTACTTCTAAAAGTGTTCTGATTCAACTCGATCTGAACAGTGATGGTGATGTATGCGATCACTTTGCAATCTATAAGAATTCTCGCGTTGAAGGTCTTCAAGTGACTTCATATGAATATGACTGGATTGATGAAGGCCAAGAATAATGTTTAAATTTACTCTTGCATACTCAAGCGGATTGACACTCACTTTGACTGCTGAAAATTATCAAGCATTCTTGCGGGTTCTTGTGATTGAACAGGCCGCAAGTGGAAAAATTCTTGCGTGGCTAGTTGAACAAAAAGACCTTCGTGCTGATGTTCTTTATAGCTACTGGAATGGTGGCAAAACGGTTTATCTGCGTAAGGAAAAAGCTGATGCATGAAGATGAAGAAATGAATGACACCCATATCTTTTATCGTACTGTCTCCAAGACTAAAGGTGTCGCGGCGGTTCATAAGTATCTTTTGAAATATAATGACGTTTATTTGATTGTCGGCACAGATTCACAGTTCGCAGATCCTTATGGTTTGATGTCTGCGATAGAGTTCAAGCCTGAAGAGATTGAACCTTGTGAAGAACGCCAGGTAAAAATGTGGATGGATATGTGCCCATTAGCATTTGATTTATTGACATCTTGCATTTATCAAAGAATGTGAAAAGTAGTGTACTTTAATTTTAAACTGATTTATAATGATCTCACTTTAAACAAATAGGAAAATATTATGCTTAAGAAACTCGTTGCTTTCATCCGCGCTAAACTGGGTACCTTCATGTCTCGCAACACTTCTGTTGAAGACCAGTACACTGAAGCGGCAAACATCTTGATTGACAAGATTCATGTACTACAAACTCGTTTTGTTAACTCCAAAGCAGAAAAAGTTCGTCTGAAAGCTCTGGCAGAAGAAAAACGTACTCGTCAAGCTTCAAAAGAAAAAGAGATTATTCATCTCAGTAAGACTCAACCAACCACTGATCTTACTACTCATTTGAAACTTGCTCTGCTGTATCGTAATACTGCAAAAGCTCTTGATAAAAAGGCTGATGAGATCGATGGTCTGCAAGAAGAAATTAAATCAGCGGTAGTTAAATTAGATGATCAGCGTGCTGATCTGGCAGTGAAACTGGAATACATTCGTGAAGCTCGCAGTGCAGATTCACTGGGTCTGGAATCAGTAGCTGATGTAATCAAGTCTGCTGAACTGACCAATGTTGATGTTGAAACAATTCTTCGTCGTGTTGATACCTTTAACACTTCAGAAGTGCCTGCGGAAATTCAGACTACTTCAGCAGATGTTGCTGAATACCTGGAAGAACTGCGGTCTCGCGGCTAATAATTATGGGGACTTCGGTCCCCATCTTTTGGAGTGAATAAATCGGAGTCAATTATGAGCAAAGAATATCAAATCAGAAATCAATTCAAAAAATATCCAAATAATCTTGTTGATTTTCTTGTAAAAAGCGATTGTTTAGATAAATTTATAGTTAGTGATGATTATTACTACATTAAAAATAGACATTCAAATACTCCTTTAAACCCTTTGATATATGTTGCAAAGAACTTTGAATCTGTAGCTAAAGAACTCATTTGTACTTATGGTGCAGTTGTAACAAAGGGGTATCATACAAAGTATCATACTGTTCGTTTGAACACTGCATCAGGAGAATACTTTGAACTCGGTGATGGTCGCACAATAAGATCTAATTTGATTTTTAATGTTGAGTGTAACATTGATGGTAAAAAATTTCCTGTCTCTTTGGTTTACAGTGCAGGTGATAATGGAAAATACGAGCTTTCTTCTTATCCGCATTCAGATTATGACCAAAATGTGGAAAAGCTTTTGGCAGTGTTTGCAAAAGTCAAGAAAATTGAAAATAGAAATCCGGAAGCTCGCGTAGAACTGTTATCTGATTTCATTGCGATGTGCCGAGAATCTGTTAAAGTCTGAGGTCAAAATGTATAAATTTAATGAACTTCGTACTGGACCAGTTAACATAATTATTGCATTTTTTGTTTGTATCGCAGCTTTCTTTGGAATGAAGATAATTTATCCTTTAGTAGGAGATGATGTCTTTACACCCATATTCTTTGGATTTCTTTTGTTCACAGCATTTGCGATAATCTTTGAATGGTACGTCAAACTTGCTGAAATTATCTGGTTTACACCAGCCAGAATTCGTGATAATATAACTACTCGGTCGCTGGAAAAGCTTAATAAGATTAGAGTTGCTGAGAACAAAGCTAAACGCGAATTTGAAAGATTCATCGAGGATTGTAGAAAATGACCAGAGCAGATTTTTTTGAAGGTAAAGTATCTGATTTAGTTCTTTGGTTCAGTACAGCATTTATAGCAGCACCAGTAACATTTGTGACTTGTGCATTACTATTGAACTATATTAATCCGTTCTTAGTGTTTTTTGCATTTTTTCCAATTATGATAATGGCAACATTTGGCTCTGGAATATTTTTTGTTTCTGCTGCTGAACGTATCTTTTGTTCAGATGAAAGAAAGAAAGAAGCCGAAGAATCTATCAAATTGCAAAAAGACGTAGAACGAGCTAGACGTATAAAGCTAACATCTGAAGTCAATGAGTTTGTTAAACAAGTGAGGAATTCAAAATGAAAGGCAATAAAATCTTTAACTCTCAATTCAGTTCAGTAGGTGGATTCGCAGGCCGCATCAATAATGATGCTATTAAAAATGAACCAATGTTCTTTAACAGCGATCTAGACTTTGCGTATAAAAATGGTGGTCCAATTACTCGCAGCTTCATCATGAATCTTCCCGATGATTGGAATAATTCTGAAGTAGTCTTTGATTCTCGCGTACACATGCTGATGCCTGGTTGGTACCCAGCAATTCCAGGTTTCCATCATGATGATGTACCACGCCCAGACATTCCAGTTGGACAACACTTCATCACTGCCGGTCAACCTGATTATGATAACCCACGTTACAAGTCAGAACACATCCTTGGTCTGGTAAATGCTGATGTATGTCCTACTCATTTCCTGGTAGGTGAGGCAGAATTCAAAGAAGTGAAAGACGGTGACTTGATTTATCGTCAATGGCATAAAGAAGCATTAGCTCATATTGAAGCCGGAACATTGACTCAGCATGAAGCACCAGATCGTACATTACTGAAATTCGATTGGCAGACATGGCATACTGGTTCTAAGGCAGTTTCTAACGGTTGGCGTTGGTTTGGTCGTCTGTCTCGTAACACAGACCGAGTGAAGAAAATCTCTAATGAGATTCGTGTTAATGCTCAAGTTTACCTGGAATTCCCGATGGAGGGATGGTAATGCTAAACACTAAATGGAAAATCAGTAAAGAATCCAGAGTTGTTTTGTCATCACTGATTGCCTTTGCGATCGGTATTCTTTCATTGTTCTTTTGGTGGCCTATTGCTAATGAAATGATTAATGCTCCTCAAAGTGAAAAGGATCTTTTGGGCGCAGCAATTTGTATTTTCTCTATTTTGCCTGGCCCAGGTCTTACAGGGTTGATTAGCGGATTGTTGTTCAGATCACTTATTGATCGATTAGAAAAGCTCCGATTCAAACGCAATATATTAACTAATGATACATTAGAATTTGTAAATTCATTGAGAAAATGAGGTGAGAAAATGAGTTCTCCAACATTTACTAAAGCATATAAAGATGGTGTTGAAGTCGGTTGTGTATCTCATAATTGGGGTTGGATGTCTCCATCTCATTATGAAATTGCAGTTAAATTTATTTCCATTGTCAATGGTGCGGAAGTTTACGGTGTAATTCAACAGATTCCTGATGACTGGGATTATCTGATTGATCGATTCATGGGTAAATTAACTCGTAAGAATTATGAGTTAATGTATCATGCAGCACGTAATGTTCATCTTGGTCGTGTAGATAAGAAAGAATTCAATGTTGACAAATATTTGGAAGAATTATAATGGCTAGTGCTGTGTATATCAAATGGGAAAATAGTGATTCCCGTCTATTTTGTTTTGACGATGCAGAGAATGAATTTTCTGCAGATCTAATTAAATCAGAACTACGAGAAATGATAGATTATAACGGGCCCATTGCAGACTTCAGTATTGAAGTATCTAAGAACGAATCGGAAGATGTAAAATCATTCCTTTTTGATGTGATGGAAGATGTAGCTGACTTATCATGGAAAAATCGATAATGCAAAAAGAATTATCTGCTGGCGTGATCTTTTTAAATAAAGATAGAACCAAGATCTTTATGGGTCGAGCAACAAATGTATATCCAGAGAAGTGGGATATTCCTAAAGGACATGTAGAAGAAAATGAAACTGTTCTTCAGGCTGCTGTTCGGGAATGTCTAGAAGAGACCTCTCATACTATCAAATCAGAGGACCTGAAGGACCTGGGGCACTTCGACTACTCTAGTAATAAAGATATACACCTTTTCATGTACAATGGCCAGGATCTTCCTGATGTATCTCAGAGTGTCTGTACAGAGTTATTCCATACTCCTTACGGCAGTTATCCAGAATTTGATAAATTTGCCTGGATTCCTTTAAATGAAATCATTGATAGAACAGGTCGTAGCTTGGGTAAAGTCCTTGGTATCATCCTCGCCAACGACATCTTTAGTTACTACACCAATCACCTCACCGTCCACGACGGTCATTAATGAGTCAATAAATACTCCTGTTACTAAGGAGACATCTATGACTATTTTTGAAATGCTAAAATTTGACGAAGGCATTAAGCTATCAATTTATCTTGACACGCTTAATTACTACACTGTCGGTATTGGTCACCTTTTGGTGAAAAGTTCTGATCGTGCAGCTGCTATTCGTCAGTTGGATAAAGAAGTTGGACGCTCAACGAATGGTACTATCACCATGGCTGAAGCTGAAGCTCTTTTCCAGAAAGACGTAGCTTCTGCTACACGTGATATAAAGTCTAACACTGTTCTAGCTCCAGTATGGGCTGTGTTAGATGAAGTTCGTCAGATGGCGTTGATCAACTTTGTGTTCCAGCTTGGAACTACAGGTGCTGCAGGATTCACTACTTCAATGAAACTTCTTCAGAACAAACAGTGGGACCAGGCAGCAGTCAATCTAGCCAAGTCTAAATGGTATACGCAGACGCCTAATCGTGCTAAACGTGTGATTTCTGTCTTTAAGACTGGCACATTAGCCGCATACAAATAAGAGAAAATATGAAAACTTACAAAGAATTTTTGGCAGAAAGCATACAGATTGGCCATCCGTCTGTTATGAGAATTAAAAAGGAAGTTGGTTCAGTTATTGGTGATGCTAAATTCTCCTACACTTCTAGCAATAATAAGGACAGTACAGGATTCGCTATCAATAATGGACAAGTATACGTTACATGGGATTCTGCTACAGGCACGGCTAGTGTTAAGCAAACTCGCGCTGCTGGGGGAAAAATGATTGACACGAAACTGAACGTTGCGGAAAAGGATGTAGCTAAACTTGTAAGAAGCTGGCTGAAATAATATAGTTTACATCCAGATAGTTCTGTGATATGATGTCTTCCAGTTAATGGAGGGCATCAATATGACAAGAATTAACCTAACACCCGTAGAAACTCTCATGGACCAACACTTAATGGCAGAGTATCGTGAGTTGCCTAGGGTCTTTGGAGCAGTGCGTGAACGTGTTGCTAAGAAACATAAGTTCGACGATATCCCATCAGAGTTTCGGCTTGGTTCAGGGCATGTTAAATTCTTTTATGACAAAATAGGCTTTTTGTTTTTAAGACAAAATGCTATTATAGAGGAATGCTTAAAACGTGCAATCAATATCACCAACACGCATGTAGATGTGGCTGATATTCCGTTGCGATTCATGAATGATTTCGTTCCGTCTGAAGCAGACATTGCTTTATCGCAATCTCGTCTTGATGAGAAGATTGCTATGAAGCCACATTGGTATAAATTTTACGGGAAATCAATCCTGTAAACAATAAAGGCAAACCGACCCTCTCCTATGAACATTCGTTCCTCTAGTGAAGGACCTTTCCCCACCTGTAACAAGGTCGAGCGCAATGCGGTAAGAGGTTTACATACGGTATCGAATGGACTACTCATGTGCCAAGGAATGGCCCAACTAAAGAGAAACCTATGAAATACTTAACACCGATTTACCTAACCCTGATGCATGCCTTTCGTTCGCATGCAGACGCTGTGTTAGCCAAAGAACATACTAAATATCTTGATCGAATTTGTATTATGCAAGAATATTGCACATTGCGAGTAGATGCTGGTCGACAAACTGGAAAGAGTGAAGCTGTTACTCAATTCTGCAAGGACTGGATGGCAGAAGGCAATGATGTAATTGTCATTTCTGGAAATGTGTCTCAGTCAATGGAATTATCAAAAAGAATTCAAAGGGCTTATAAAGATGTTTTTAGAATTGGTAAAGATACTCAGCGTAAAATAATTGCGTCAACTAAACGAACATTTTTATCGCAGGATGATACCCAGTTTGATGGAATAATTTTACAACGACCATTAATTATTATCGATGAACCAATTCGAATTATTGAAATGTATCGATATTATAAATCATGTGAAGATAAGGTGAAAACAAATTCATCTGAAATGCCTCTTTTCTTTGTGATTGGAATGCAATAATGGAACGTCATGACATGATGTAGGAGTGGCTTGCAAAATCCATTCGCAAAATTGACACAATGTCACACGAAGAGCTGCTTGAAGCCATGGAACGTTATGGCTTAATTGAACCGAAAGATGAGGAAAATATTGATGAAACAACCAAAGCTGATTGAACTTGTAGAGACTTTGATCAAGAGTGGCGCTGCTGATAATCGTCGTCTTCTGAAAAATTTCCAGATATGGAACTGCTATGAGAAACCAGAGGTTGGTCTAGCATTTCATCGCTATCGTTTTATTGATGGCCCGTTCAAAGATCTGCATTTTATTTCCACCGCTCCTGAAGTAAGTTGGCTGAACAAATACGATAATCTTCGGGTTATCTTCGTTGACAATAAGTTTGATGGTCTTGAGACTGTTTCACTTATCTGTTTTGATCGTAAAATTGAAAAGGTTAATCCCGAATGGCGACCATTAATATCAACATCCCTGATCACCTGGTCTCAACTTTCTGTGGCTGGTTTTCGAATTCTGGCGAACAGGATTTCTTTGAATCCCACGCACAAGGATACTTCGACCCAGTAAAGCGTGAATACGTTGATGCTACAACTTATCTTTCTGTAGAAGGATTCGGTATCGACGAACCTATCACTATCGTTGAGTATGATAACGAAACTCACGAAAAAGTTTCATAAAGTAGTGTACACTCTCCTCTTGCTGTAGTAATATAGTCTTACACCAACAAGAGGAGCTTAAAAATGTCAGAGATCAATCCAGAAGTATACATTCGTCGCAACAAACTTCGTCGCATCTTTGTGGACGAATTCGAAAAAATCAATCGTCAAATTCGTGAAGCATGCAAGTCAACAGGAACTGGCATCGATTTTCATGTCAAATATTCATCTCACTTACTGGACCGAGCGATTCAGCGTGAGATTGATGAAACATATGTGTTTGATCTGTTCAAAAAGTTATCAGGTCATGTGAAGGAAGTGATTGATTTTCTTCAATTGCCGCCGATGCCTGATGTAGAAAAAGAGCTAGATCCGAACGTCAAATATAGACCAATGCGTTTAGAAATCACAGACAAAAATCTGTGGCTGGGAATGACTGTAAACAAGTCAGAACCAAATACTAAAAGCTTTGGACTTTGCTGCCGCATGGCATTCGTTAATAATAAACGTCTTAAAGGAAAGATCAGTACCCACGAAATTTATCTATGAGGTAAACATGAAAAAAGCGATTGCTGCGCTGGCACTAGCGTTCTCACTGAACACTTTTGCTGCTGAGCAGCACACTTTCAGTAATGTTCAACTTGATAACTTGCAATTTGCGTACCAGTTTGGAGAACAATTCTCAAAGGACGGCAAATTCAAAAATCATAAAACACGTTACGATAATTCTGGGCTCGGATATATCATGGCTGCTTTAGCATGGCAAGAGAGCTCAGCAGGATTAAAACACCAGAATAATAAGGGACATGAAGCATACGGTATGTTCCAGAATTACCTCCCAACGATTAGATCCAGAGTAGATCAAATTGGTTGGAAAATGACTGACGCACAGCTTATTGAAATGGTCAAGAAACGAAGTAATTCTGCATCATGGGCGTACATTGAGTTAAGTTATTGGCTAAACGTGCATAACGGAAATATGCGTAAGGCTATAGCGTCTTACAATGCTGGATGGAAGTGGAAGGCCGGGAATGCTTATGCTTCTCATGTATTAGAGAAGGCCAATTATCTTAAGTCGAACAAGATGTTAGAGGTGGTAATAGAATGAAGAAATTATGTCTATTGCTTTCGATTTTATTTTCAGTATCAGCAGCAAATGCTTATGATCAGTCTTTAGAAATCGCTAAGCGTTTTTGCTCATCTAACTTGGAGTGTATAGACATCCTTTCACTTGAACTTGATTCAGCATATCATGCAGGTCAAAAAGATGGTGGAAAGAAGAATGCTGATCTGAACAAACTGGTAATAGACAAGAAGAGTCGGTTGTCTACGTTTTGTGCTAAAGCACCCAATGCAGACTTGTGTTCAGCTTATAGAGATCAGTTGTTGATGCTCTATGTTAAAGGTCTTGCAGAAAAATGAAAAGTTTGCTTCTAATGATTCTTGTATCATTTAGTGCATTCGCTTGGAATAAGCTCTCTGGTTATCCAGAGAGTCTTTACGCTACACAGGGAGAATTAATTGAATCTAATTTTGAAGCTCAAAGGCATGCTGAAATAGCATATGCTCCTGAGAGTAAGCTTTACGGAATAACATTTTATAATTTTGATACTGACGATAGATTATCAATGAGCTCTGCAGGTTTTAATATCAGAGCTTGTGGTTTATCTGCTTCAGGAGAAATCAAAGGAATCGTTATAGTTGTTCCACCGAATGACTATAGCAACTTTACAAAGATCGTATCATGCAGAATAATGTATGTGCGTGTATACGAAGGTGATAATTCTGCTACTTATCGATTTGACCACAGATTGATAGCTAAGGATATAGAATGATTGTTGAATACGTTAAAGGAAACATTGTCGAGGTCTTCCGGTCCGGTAATGATATCGCACACGGATGCAATTGCTTTTGCATGATGGGAGCTGGAGTAGCATTTCAGCTTGCTCAAGCATTCAAGCAAATTGAAGCAATAGACCGAGATACAGTCTCTGGTTCAAGAGCAAAGCTGGGTGATTTAACTCATGCTGTTCACGATAATGATGTGAATATGTGCTATAACTTATACACTCAGTATGAGCCAGGTCCTAATGTCGACTACGGCGCAATTTTCAATGTATTTAAATACTTAAGTAAAATTCGCAAGAATAGTACGCGTTCTCTGTACATTCCTCGAATCGGTGCTGGTATTGCGGGTGGTGACTGGAAATTAATTGAGAAGCTGATCAACCTTGCTGCTCCGAATATGAATATCATTGTAGTAGATTATTGTCCAGATGCTCCTATTCCAACTAAAGCTGATAATCAATTGAAGCATGACTTGGAATTTCTGATGGCTCTTGAAAAAGGTCAGATCTAATGCAAGTTCATTATCCGCATTATACAGATCCAAAGAATAAGCCTACTGTCATTCGAACGTGGACTGAACGTAGAACAACGAAATCTCCTATGGCAAATTCAACTGTCAAAGAGAAAGAATATGAAGGCACCTTCGTTGAATATACTTTCATTAACAAGAAAAAGAAATTAGTTCATGTGCCTGAACTAGTTATCTTGGTAAAATGGTTATGAATCCAGTTCAATTAGAATACATCATGGAACTAGTAGACGAAGTAGTATTTCGTGAAACTACTCTAACTGTAACTATCGAAGGCGATCCTGAGTATGCTGAAATTCAGCAGGCTGCTAAAAGGGCTCGCATTGTTTTAGATAATTATCTGCAGGATTTGATTCAATGAATATTCTTGAAAAAGAAGCTTTAATGAAATTGATTGAAGAATACGGCGATGACCGTGGGTATCAAGCAGAACGTGCAGAATGTGGTACATACGGTGAATGGTTACAAGCGCAGAAATATACCGAAGAAACACTTGCTAAAATTCGCGCAATTATTGAGGGACTTTAATGAGAATTAATAGTGCTAAAATGACTGACCTAGAATGCAGACACTGTCAATGGCCGGTGATTCATTGTTGCTGTAATGATGAAATGTCTATTGGCGAATTTGGCAGATGGGACTGGTGGGTTTATTGCTCCAATAAAGGATGCAAAAATCATAAAGGTGAAGGTGTATTCCAAGAACATCCAGAGTGGATAAAATGACTTCTGAACAAAAAGAACAGCTATGGAACTTGATCGATGAACTCCTTGACGCTGAATTTATAGTAGATCGTACTGATGGTTGCGACTCGGATTGGAAAGAAGTGCTTGAAGATGCCAAAAGGCATAGAACCAATCTACAGAATTTTATTAAGGAGCTTTGATGGCTAAGTTATATTTCCACTATGCTTCTATGAATGCAGGAAAATCTGCATTTTTATTAACATCTGCAAATAACTATAAAGAACGTGGTATGGGAACATTGCTTCTCAAACCTGATATTGATACTCGTGATTCTGCATGTGAAATTGTGTCTCGCATAGGTCTTCGTCAAGAAGCTAATTTGATTACAAAAGACATGGATATTTTTGAGTTCTTTAAGTATGCTAATAGTGTACGAGATATTCACTGCGTTTATGTTGATGAAGCTCAATTCTTGACACAAGAAAATATCTTCCAGTTGTGTAAGATTGCTGACCTCTATGATGTTCCAGTGATGTGTTATGGACTGAGAACTGACTTTATGGGTAACCTATTCGAAGGCTCTAAATTCCTTCTCGCAGTCGCTGATAAGCTCTGTGAGCTGAAAGGTGTATGTCATTGTGGTAAGAAAGCTACGATGGTAGCACGTATCGATGAAGAAGGAAATGCTGTAACAAGTGGCGATCAAATAGAGGTTGGTGGTAATGATAGATATGTTTCACTATGTCGTAAACATTGGTGCGAACTTACCGGCGTCTACGATTAACTATTTGATTGCATCATCATTTATTGTGATAGTATTAATTATCGGTTCAATACTCGAGGTGATTAAATGAAACATTACACAGGATACTATCGAATAGGAAACTAACTATTCGAGGTATATATGTCAAGAACTATCCGTAATAAAGGCCGTTACCTGTTTGAAATCGAGCAGCTGAATAATCCATTTCGTTATACTGAATGGACATGGTATAGAAAAACAGATGTTACGCGAGCACAAGTAAATAAGTACGTTTATGAACAGATTGAGCGTAACATTAAATTTAGCAAAGAAATCGAACAGAAAAAGAAAGAACGTCATCGTGATGGATTCCCAGTCACATGTCGATGGAAGCGTTACATCGAGAAAAATCCTCGTATGTATCACAAAATGGCTATCGCTAAATCTCTGAAAATGGATTTGGACTATACCTACGACGAACAAGGTGACCGTAAAGCTCGTCGTGCCATGGCTTCAAATTGGGACTAATCAAGGGGCGTGAGCCCCATTGGAGAATAAAATGATCGCCAGAGTAAAGACAGCAATGAAGTACCCAACGGGTAAAGCTGCATTATTTGGAATTGTGGTAGGAATAACAGTGATGTTTCTTATTCCCGAAGGAATTCCAAAGGATGAATACAAGAAAGAAATCGAGATGATGGCTGTCACATACGTTATCACCAATTCAGTATGCCCAAATAAAATTGGAGTTCTCTCGCTAAGAGATTCATACACTAATTTAATTGACAAGATCAGCAAAAGGACCTGGGTACAACGTAACTTTGAAGGTATATTCACTGCTAAGTGTACAGAAACAATGCAGCAAGTTGCGGCAAATAGCACAATCACTGTGCAATAAATACAAATAACTGACAAGAGGTGTTCATGGAAAAGCTGTCTGAAAAGAAATTAGCTAACTTAAAAGTAGAACAACTTGACGAGATTCGTCGTGAGCTTGGTCATTCTATTGCTCGTTTAGATGAAGAATTTCGTCAACTGGGCTCCAAAGCTGATTACACGCGTAAAAGAAATCTTGAACAGTACCTCAGTGAAGTCAAGGCTGTGTTGCAGCATAAAGTAAATACCGGACAAAAATAGGGAGGCCGAATGGCCTTTATTCGATTAGTATGCGTGGCTTTATTTTTCGGTGTAGGATTTTCACCATCAGTACACGCTGACGGCGAAGCCTTCAATCAGTATGTAGAAGGCGCTATGGCGGTGTATTCGAAATTTAAAGAACCAAGCAAACAAGAATCCGAACAGTTCTTCACGTTCATAAAAAGCAAATGGGAAAAGGAAACATGCGTTTCTCAATGCAAGAACAATGGACAGCGTGCAGGTATCGAGTACGCATCTGTCATGAAGGTTGAGTTCGACCCTGACAACTCCTAAGGGCCGCAAGGCCCTTTTCTTTTCAAAAAATTTTCACCTACCTGTTTACATCCCCTCTCTTCCGTAGTACTATAGCTCCATCAACCAAAATGGAGAAACATCATGTCTAAAGCAATCAAATTCAACGAAGTCCACAAATTGGTTCCAGGTGTAAAGCTTTTCCATATTATCGGTGCACCACGTAATCGTTTGTTCAATGTGAATGATATCACTGAATTCGAAATCATGTCTAATGTCTATAACGAACCTCATGAAGGTATTCCGGGTGAAGTATTGTGGATGGATGGTGTTTTCACTCATTTTAATCATGCAGGTGTTGTTTTGGTAAAAGGTGACAAACGAAATGCTTCTCTGCGTGATGGCGGAATTTCTCGTGATGGTACAGTGTATAACTTGAATCGTTTCTTCTGGACTCATCAAGATGCTCAGCTGTTCTTGCGAGAGCTTAATTGCGGTGTGTTCAGTGATGAAGTTGATCAGAAAGAATTCAATAAACGTGGTGCACCAAAAACTTGGTTAGGTTGGGAATAATGAACGGCTGGGGACCAAGTGATGAAGGCTTCGCAACTCGTGAAGCCACTGTGAATGATGCAGTTGACTGGACCCGTCTTCAACTTGAACTGCAGGCTAAGAAACAGTCTGCAGAATTTTGTGAAGATGAAATGTGTGGTGAACCGATTCCTGAGACTCGTAGAGCTTTAGTAAAAGGTTGCAAATATTGTGTACATTGCCAATCAAAGTATGATAAGATAGCTACATCAGCTTATAACAGACGCGGTTCTAAAGACTCACAGTTGAGATAAATCTAGGAGAATATCATGAAAGTTAATGAATTGAGAGTAGCCATAAACAAAGAGCATGATTTTTTGCTTAAAACGTTTTCAAAATTTGTAGCAGATGAATTTGTTAAAGACCACAATAAGATTCTTTCTAAGGTAATAAAAGGTAAGAATCTGAACGCTGAAGATTTGATGAAAATTTCTCATCTGCAGAAAAAATAACTGAAAGTTGAGGTGAAAAATGTATAGACTTTCTCAATTAAGAATGGATGTTGCTCAAGAATACATTCATTTGCATAAAATGATTTCAATAGAAGTTGCAGAAGAGTTCTGTGGCGATTTTGCATCCATTATTGTCAAAATTAAATTTAAAATGGATTTAGATGATGATGAATGCAACAAGCTGGTGTACTTGTACAATCGTTATCATGGCACCACTGAAATTGTAACTTCAACCCAGTTACTGGAGAATTTGTATGTCTAATACGTATGATGTAGGCGACCTTCTTGTTACACAAGAATATGATGGTGAACGTATTGAAGTGTGTATCTTTAAAGGTAAAACAGGTTCATTGTTCTTGTGTGTAACAACTTGTCTGGCAAGCCAGCAGGAGCGCTTTGTCAAGAATCATGAGTCATTGCCTTATTGTACAAGAGTAATTAGAGAAAAAGATTTTCCATCTTTTATTACTAACCGAATTAGTAAATATGCCTGAAACCCCTTGGACCCATTATAACATAGTGAGAAATATAGCATGAAATTTGGAACATTTTTTATTAACAGTGATCCTTCATTAGCACCGCTAGATCAGACATCTGTAACTTTCGAGAAAGCCGGTATTACGCTTAAACAAGGTAATGATATTATTGCTCTCGACGAAAAACAAATTAAACAGCTTCTCAGTGAATTGAATAAGGAATACAAATAATGAATATTACTAAATCTTCTTGGCATTATCGTCTGATCAACAAAATCTCAGACAAACCTGTACCAACTAGCCTTTGTCCTTATGTTCGCAAGTTGCTTTTGATTATCGTAGTCAACTTATTTTTGGTATCATTGATTACGTTTTTCTTTGTATCTCTTGGTACAGAAATTGTAGCTAAAGCTGGTTTGGTTGCTGGTTTTTGGTTCTGGATTGCATCGTTCTTTGCAGGTGGTTTGACAATTGTTGCTATTATTGCTACAGTCGTTGGTGGTGGTATTGGAATTGCTTATCTAGTTAATCGCTATAAAGAGCGTAAGCAAGAGAAGAAAGAAGCACGTCAAGCTGCGGGTATTCCACCTAAACCTAAGTCTCTGGTGACTGCCTGGGTTGAAGCTAAACACGATAAGTTTTGCCCTTCTCTGGAATTCACTAATGACAAGTAATACTTCAATGAACTGGGTGGGTAGCGCCGCCCGGATTATCTCACCAGATCGTGCGGTTGATTTGTATTGGAAAGATATGAATCAACAAAATTTTGAAGGTCTGACTATTGTGCAGTTCTCACCTACAGAACATTATTCAGTAGGTCTAACTGTTGCTGAAGCTGCTAAACTTCGTGATTATTTAAATTCGGTGATTCCAAAATGAATGTACTATGTGTGTCCAAAAGAGAAACTCGTAAAGTTATTCATACTCTGAAAACTGGCGATTCGGTTAATTTTTCTTATAATACTGCTCAGGGCGAAAAAACAACAATAATTAAAGTTACTCGTATTGTAGCAAATTCAACATCTATTGTCATCTCCGGCTCAAATGCTGAAGCTGATTTTATTCTTGACATTGAAAATCAACGTTATACTCGTATTAGCAATTCTGATTATACTGTTGGTACTACCCATCCTATTAAGTTTAAGGACGATTATATTTCTCTGAATCGCGGTTCATCTCCTTGGAACTTTGATTGTATTGATATTAAAAAGAATGTAGAAGTGTGTTTGCCTGTGATTGCTGGTGATACCCTTCGTAAAGACGGATGCGATTATCAGGTGCTTGCAGTAGCAGGTGATGGTAAAGTATTTGTTCAGCGTGAACTTCAATACGGTGGTTTCAAGAGCCAGGTAATTGACCCGAAAGATGAAAGCGGTTATACTGCATTTGGTCTTGTTTCTAAACTGAAGAGTGAAATCAAATGAGCAAATATATGAATTACTCTAAAGCACACTATGAAGCAGCAGAAAAAGTATATGGCGATGGAAGTAAAATGACTCGTGCTGCTTCTCTTTATATTACTCAATCAACTCTTCCTGGTGAACGAAGAATCCTAGATGAGCTTGAATTGATGTATCCTAATGTCATCGAGATATCAAAGGAATTCAAATGATTAAAGAACTCGACACATGTACTATCAACGATCGTCCGGCAGTATTCTGGGCTTCAGTAGAAAAACGTCTGTTCAAGACTTATCCTGTAGCAACATTGACTTTTGATGATGGTTATGTGATAAAATGTACCTATGATATTCTCAAAGGTGAAACGTCTTATTCAGATAAGTTTACTCCGGCAATTATCTACAAAAATGGTCAGTGGGAATTTGCATGAAGCTAATTGAAACCAGTATGCAAGTAATGATGATTAATCATGATACATTCTTTAGCACTTCATTTAAATTAGGTGATAAAATTTTTGAACTTCGCGATACTGGTGATCAATCAAGAACATTCATGATTGAAGCTAACTGGTATGACTATGGCCGTTATGATGTTATTAAAGTTTATGAGGTGACTGAGTGAAGACAGTAATTAAAGCATATTTTGGTTCCCATCTTTATGGAACCTCTACACCAGAAAGTGATGTTGATTTCAAAGAAATCTATATTCCTTCTGCACGTGAAATCATGACAGATTCAGTAAAGAATCATATGAATATGAACACTAATGATTCTGCATCTCGCAACACTAAAGATGATGTTGATCATGAGTTGTTCAGCCTGAAATATTTCTTTAACTTGGCTTCTAAAGGCGAAACTGTTGCTCTGGATATGCTTCATACTCCAGACAATATGATCGTTCATTCTGAATTACCTGAAGTCTGGGAATTCATTAAAGCAAACCGTGCACGTTTCTATACTACAGATATGAAAGCATATCTCGGGTATGTTCGTAAACAAGCTTCAAAGTACGGTGTTAAAGGTTCTCGTGTTGCAGCATTAACTGAAGTCGTTAATGTTCTGAATAAAACTGATAACAATGTTCTTGAAATTAGTTCTATGGGCCAATCTGAACGCCGCCAGCGTGTTAAAGATATTGCATCTACTCTGCCGGTCAATGAATTTGCATATTGGGTTCATACTAAAGACGATAAAGGTGGCGATCAGGTGTTCTATGAAGTTCTGGGTCGTAAGTTCCAAGCTTCAATTTCAGTTGAAATGATGAAATCATCCGTCTATAAACTGGACAAAGAATTCGGTGAACGTGCACGACAAGCTGAACGGAATGAAGGTATCGACTGGAAAGCTCTGAGTCATGCACTTCGCGGTGGTTATCAGTTGCAAGAAATCTATCGCACTGGTGACTTGAAATATCCTTTAGCTGATGCTGAACTGCTTAAACAAGTTAAAGCAGGTAATATCGATTTTAAAGAAGTTCAGGAAGCATTGGAAGAAGTAGTTTCTTCTGTAGAAATTTTATCTGAACAAGCTCGTAAAAATGGTATGCCGAGCCAAGTTGATATGAAGTTCTGGCATGACTTTACTGAACAAGTTTATCTTGAGAATGTTAAGGGTTATTATGGGTTACGCTAATATCGAGCTGATCGAGCAATACAATCTTTCAATCGTAAAAGGTTCTGTAGATGATATCTGGTATGTCATCTCGCCCTTTGTTGATGCAAAGACGCCTCGCATCTCTGCCACAAATAAAGTACTTCGGTTAGCGATAGCCGAAGTAGTTACTAAACTGGTGAAAGAATGATTTTATTGATTGCTCTTGTAGTAATAGTTTATTTGATTGTTGGCTACTTGATCACTTTAAAAGCTCTTAAAGATAATTCTGTTAATGATGCATCAGACTTCTGGTTCATCACATGCTTTTGGTTGCCAGTGATGGTTGCCTGGATGCTTTCTTATATCGTTAGAGGTGTTCTATACACTCCTGTGAGAATTGCAAACTGGCATATGAACAAGTTCAAACCTAAATCAAAAATCAAAATCTCTCCACAACCTCCTCGCAAACCTTGACCTCCTTCGGGAGGTTTTTGCTTTTTATTCACAAAGTAGTGTACACTCTTGCTCACCATGATATTATAGCTCCATCAAGTCAATACAGACTAAATCATTGGAGAATAAAATGTCAACAGTAACTATCAACACCGGTAAGTATGCAGGTAAAGAAATTTCTGGAACTTTCACCATGACTAAAACATGGTTCCCAGACTCTCTGCCAGAGCATGAAGCAGTAAACGGTGATGGTAAAGTGTTTGTAATGATTGATGGTAAAGAACGTGGTGTTTGGGTGTTCAAGTCTGATATCGAAATGACTGGTGCTGAACGTAAAGTTGAAGTGATTCGTTCAGTAGACGAAATCAAAGAAACAATTCGCAAGCGTTTCAATGTAATGTCTATGATGTCAAAAGGAATCATCACCGGAAATGTACGCTCTCTGATTATCTCAGGTGCTGCAGGTATCGGTAAGACTTACAGCTTAGATAAAGCATTGACTAATGCTAAAAATGCTGGTCAGATTGAATACAACCTTCTGAATGGTAAAATTTCAGGCATCGGTCTTTACTGCAAACTCTACGAAAATCGTTCAGCAAACTCTGTGTTAATGATTGATGATGTTGATGTATTCTCAGACATGGATATTCTGAACTTGCTTAAAGCAGCTTTGGATTCTGGTGAGAAACGTAAAGTATGTTGGGGAACAGCTTCAAGCTACTTAGATGATAAGAGCATCCCTAATGAATTTGAGTTCGAAGGAACTGTAGTGTTTATCACTAACGTTGATGTTGATCGTGAATTAGAGAAAGGTTCTAAACTGTCTCCACACATCAATGCTTTGGTATCTCGTTCAGTTTACTTGGACCTTTGTGTCCACACTAATGAAGAAATCATGATTCGTGTTGAAGATGTTATCATGACTACTGATATGCTTCAGAAACGTGGCTTAAAGAATTCAGATGTGATTGAAGTTGTAATGTGGATGAAGGATAACGTAGCTCGCCTTCGTAACGTATCTCTTCGTACTGCTCTCTATATCGCAGACTTTGTAGCAACAGACAACAAAAACTGGAAAGATATCGCTGAAGTAACTATGCTGAAATAATAGTGTACAGCCGGGCTATAGTGTAATACTATAGCCTTATCAAAACTGAGGAGAATAACATGAATATTTTTGAAATGATTAAATCGCTGTACAACGTTTGGACTGGTGAAGGCAACTTTGATTATAAGTGGTTCATGACTAAAATTGATTTCCGTCTTTTTGCTGATCACTTTTCTGACAAAATCGAAGCTACTACTCATGCTATTGCTCACGATCCGACTTTCTGGATTAGCGGCGCAGCATTAGTTCTTCTGATCTTAGTTAGCAATGCTAAATGTAATGAAGAGGCTGTAAATGCTTAATGGAACTGATGTATTCGTTCGTAAATGTATGCAATATCCTCCTCAGCAAATCTTTGGTGGCGTAGCGACTACAATTACTAAAATTGAAAAGCGCACTATCGATATTTGCGAAGAGCTTTATCGCTATAACAAATTATCTGAGAAAGACGTTCGTTATTTGGCAGAAATGAATTCGGCTTATCGCGAATTAGAAGTTGCTATTAAAATGAATGCAGTATTTGCGTCTCAAGTCAAGTCTGAATACATGTTGAAAGTATTAGTAGCTTTCATGAAATCAGCTGACGAAGCGATCACTCGGATGAATCGAGTGTTTAAGCAAGAGCAAGGCTTATGGAACTATTACCAACAGTTTGCAGTCACTCCGAAGGTCATTCGTGAATCCCTGGTTGAGTATGCATTGGCTAATTACGGTGTAGAATTAGTCAAAACGTTTAAAGAAGAGTTGGCGAGGAAATCATAATGTTTGATGTTAATCATGAAATTAAAGAAGTTGAATTCACTGTAGAATATAAGATGTTTGTTTATGATGTTTGGAACGGCAAATTATCTAAAGAAACTATTATGGCAACTGATGGTTATAATGCTATTGCTAAGTTGGTGCAGAACCAACATCCTGAAGTAACTAACATTCAGGTAACATCAGTGGTTTCTTATGATAGCCCATCGTATCTTCAGCTCGGCCAAGAGTATGAAACACTTGGTGGTCTTAAAGTTAAGATGATGAAAGTTCATAATGCCGGAAAAAGTTATGAAACTATGTCTGATCAATTCGGCATTGGTCGTTACTCACGTCGCGATATTGGACGCTGTACAGGCACTCGTAATGACCATGAACTGAACATTAAAACTCATGAATCTTGGTACTCTAAAGACTTCAATGATCGTGATTACGAAAAGGCACAAGGCGTTAACTTTGGTGAAAAGTCTGATTCACTGACTGACTTTAATGATAAGTATGACGATGGTTCTTATGTGACCATGAAGTATCGTGGTTATATGATTGGCGCTGAAGATGGTGTTTGGTTCTATTGCAAGCCAGAAGACATTCTTTATAAGAACACTACTCGTAATAATAGCACTGCCCGCATGTGGATTGACCTTCTTTTAGATGGCGATAAAGCCATCTTCGATGAAGAAGAAATTCAAAAGTATGAGTTAAAAGAATAATGGGCTACGGTCTTGATGAAGCGTGGGAATATGAGCCCACAGAAGAAGAGGAGTTAGAGCTTCTCTTCTATCAATGCAAAAAGCAGTACCTCAAAAATGATATAGCTAAAGTCGGTGATAAGATTAACTGCCCTTGGTGTGGAAAGGCTATCAAAAAGAAAACCTATCAACACAAGTTCTGTGCAACAAAGTGTAAAGACTCTTTTTGGAATATCGCTCCTCACCGAATAGCTAGAACTTTGGAATGGAAAAATGACTGAAGAACAAATTCAATGGTTAAGAGAAAATCTTTTTCTTGATGTAAAGTTTCACGGGTGGAATGGTGGATTAGACATCGAAATTCGTCTGGGTGATGAGGTCTTTACATCGGAACATATTGCATCCTATGAGTTACGTGATGCAGCTGGTGTTGAAGCGTTATAAAATACTCTTTTTGTAATTTGAAGGTGAAGATGAAAAATCAACTGCTTGAAGATATGAATGTGGAGCCTTTATTGGCTCCTGTAATTGAAGTGTGCTATGCAACTGATTATGACTCATATGATGTTTGGGCTCCGGTTGTTCAAAATGGAGAAGATCAGTATATTGACACTGGAGCAGGTGTATTAAATCTTTGTGATGCAATTATCTATGAAATAAGGATTAAAAAATGAATGCACAAAAATTATTCGATTCAATCGTAGCTATTCCTGAAATAAAACATATTGTAAAGAATATGGGCCACGAAAAATCAACTGCGAAAGAAATTCGAGTTAGAATTCTTTCTGAAATTCAATCACATGCGAAAGATCATTTTGGTAAGAACTTTGATTTGATGCTTAAATCAAATTATCATAAAGAAATTTATTCTTGGTTGAATGGTTCTAAGTTTGGTTGTTATTCTAATTTGAAGAATGTTATTAAACCAAAATTTCCACTGAATGGATCTTCCTCTCGATGGATTGATGAAATCGAGCAACTGACTCGGATTCTTGTTAGTGGTGGATTTATTTCAGCTTGGAACGCGGTAGATTCGTCTAAATCATTGTTAAAACAATTCAGCCATAATCAATTCATCGGTCGAGCTGGAAATGCTGAATTTATTAGAGCGAGCGTAAGAATTCGTAGCATTTCATCATGGCGTAGTGAAGAAAGCAGTAATGCTGAAGTTGCTCGAGATATTATTGCGTCGGGCATGAGCTATCTTTTTAAAAATGGTATAGCTCTTTCTGGACAAGATCGAACTCGAGTTAACGTTCCTCTTCAAATGTGCAGAACTAATTCTTCATATGAAAAAGAATGTTTTAATGATGCTGAACTTCGTTATTACATTGAGGTATTGCAACATTCAAATGACATCTATGATGTGTCGATTAAATTCCGTCATGTGTCTAAAAAAGGAAAGACTAATACCCATAATCGAATTCAGTCAATTGTTAAAGCTGCACTGGAAAATATGCCGCATGTTTCAGGCTTGCATGTAGGAACTGGTAATCATGCTAATCTTCCTAATTGCAGAAACTATGTGCTGGCTAATTTTAGAATTAATATGGGCATGAAGAATGAAGCTCCTAAAGAAGAAAAAGTTGTAGAGACTTCTCCAGCTCAATTAGTGGGTGTTAGTTCCGTATCTGAAATTAACGAAGATGATATTCGTCGATTCTTTGAGAAAAAGGTAGCTGAATTATCTGATGAGTTAGGTTCGCTTATTAGCCACCGTGATACAATCACAGAGCAGATTAATCAAAAGTCTACTCAGCAACGCAAATTCAAACAGATTCTTGAGGCGCTTTGATGGGCAAAATTAATCCTGAAGCTACGAAAGAATTATATAATGGCGCTTATCGTTATTTAGGAATGCTGTTCCCAGAAGATCTTGTTGATGTTTTGGAAAAAGATCTTCTGAGACGAAGAATGAAAGCTGCTTCTGGTGTGTCATGGTCAGTTTTGCAGTATATTAAAAAGAATAATATTGATCTGAGTAATCCTGCTCATGTCAAACAATTACAAGAGGAACTTTTAGATGTTGACAATTTTCGGTTACGACTCAACAATCCATAAATGCACACCATGTGATAATTCAAAGCGCTTTTGTAAAGCAAAAGGACATGATTTTGAATTTATCTCAGTCGTAACAGGTAAAGATGAAAATGGCCCAGTTTTTAACGAAGAAGTTATTGCTGAACTGTTGCATCGTCTTGGTCGTGAAAGCAAAACTGGTTTGACTATGCCTCAAATCTTCCGTGAAGATACCGGCGAGCATATTGGTGGTTTCACTGAATTAATGAAGTACAAGTTCTAAGTTCAATGCATGATACATATTAAACTTATATGTATCATGTGTAATACATTGGAGTTAAAATGAAAGATTTCCTTGGCAATGAATTGTTCATAGGTGACCGAGTAGCAATTTATTTTGGTGGTAATGGATTAACTATAGCTTATATTGCTAAAATTTGTCCTAAGTATGAACGCTGTAAAGTTCGTCCCGAATATTATCCGCAGGGAGAATATTCTCCTAAATGGAAAACTTCTGAGTGCATGGTGAAAATATGAGTATTGATTTAACTCTTCCAGCTGGTGATCAAGTTGATTTAGAGATAGCAGTATTGAATGAATTGCGACGTAGAGCTGATACTGATAGTTTAACTCTTCATGCATGGGGTGAGTGGCGAGTACTGCAAGGTAATATTTTACATGGTGTACAATGGTCTTATATTGGTGAAGAAGTATATGACCAAGATGATAACGTAATTGGTATTGAATTCCCTGATGGTGTAGATGCGGAAATTGATTGTTCATGGCACGAGGTAGAAAATTATGAGTTTAACAGCAAATGAAATTCTAGCGGAAATTCGCGAAGAATATGTATCACAAAGCAGTTGGTCTGGAACATGGTCTCATGAAATAGAAGACGATGAAGATCGTTTTCAAGTTGTAGAGCAAGAAGACTGGACACAGAATCACAAAATGCAATATCGTCAAAGCGTCTATTATGATACTAAACACGAAGTGTACATTGCAGTTAATGAATCTCGCTCGGGCGACTACTATCAAGGTTGGGAATCGTATGATGCTCCTGACATTTCAATAGTTACACTTGAAGAAAAAGAAGTGAAGAAAATTGTTCGTGTTTGGAATACTGTTCCATTGAACAAAGTTCCGGAGCCACAAGCACAGCCGTGATTGGTCCAAAACCTTGGTTCAGCGCTCGATGGGAAACTTTAGAGCCTGAACCACCTGAAGATTATGCTTCAGAGCAGGAGGATTATAATGATCCCACTGATTGTGAACTTCTAGATTATGAGGAACGTTATGAGCTATATCAATAATCAATACATTTTAGTTAATGATGACACAGGTTTATTCCATGAATTTCCTGAAATTGTTGAAGGATTTCAGTTCAAAGTACTTGAAATGGACGAAGATGACCCAACGGGTATTGTGCGTATCTTAGATGTTAATACTGGTGCAGTGCTTGACATTCGTAAAGATAGTGGTTCTCGATATTGGGCTTTCTTTGTAATGAATTCAGATACTGATTCTGATGAAGAAGAATTAATTCGTCGTGCATTACCGCATGAAGAAATTCATTGTGAGCCAAATCAAGTTCAACGAGTTGCTCACATCAAAAATGCTTTGATTAATTCACGGTCTAGTGTACATGCTGATGCACTGGTTTATATCAATGAACTTGAAACTCAATTGGCGGCCAAATGAATTACATCGGTAAATGTTATCGTCTTTTAGAAGATGACGAAGAAACCATTGCGCAATGGCCAGAGATTAAGACTGGCTTTGAATTTCAGATTCTTCGTACCGAAGGAACCATTTATTCTGATGCAGTCGGTGTTACTAAGTTAATGTGTCTGAGAACTTCAAAGATTTTTGACATTAACTTTAAATTGGAAAATCCTGTAGATGAAAATGATGAACCTTGGTTCTGGTGTATAATTCATATGCGCGATTCGAAAATTGAAGAAATCAATGCGCCGAATATTTCTTACCCAATTAAAGAAACTCCACAGATCGGGAAAATTCGTTTGAATCATTTCCATGGTCATGAAGTTGATATTGCTTATGCATTGTCTGCCTTTGCTGCACAAGAAGGTTGTGACTCAGAAGAATATGACTTGATGCAGGCAGCTTCTGAGTATATTCGTGAACTTGAGTCGAGGTTAAAATGATTGGAAAATATTTAAGAGTTAATCCAGCAATTGTTAAATGGTCAATGATCGGTGAACTTTCTGATTATTTAGAAGCTGGTGATACTATTAAAGTCATTAACGCAATCTATACTGATTGCGAAGACGGTGATCATTGGGGAATAACAGAATTTTTCAATGTAAGCAAAAATATCTATCTTGATCTTGAAACTGTCAATCATGGTAAAGACAAATTTAGAGACCAGCTTAAATGGGCAATCTTCACTGATTATCATATCAAAGATCTAGAGCTGTTCGAAATAATCTAGCATAAATACACTTATCTAATATCTTTAAGGTAAGTGTAATGTTATTGACTGGAAAGTTATACCAACAAGAAAAACAAAAATTCTATGATGACCAAAATGGTATCTGTCCAGTATGTGGTCGTCCTTTGAATGAGGATGTTCAGAGCAATCATTTAGACCATGACCATGATTTGAATGGTGATAAGGCTGGTAAGGTTCGTGGATTATTATGTAATCTGTGTAACGCAGCTGAAGGTCAAATGAAGCACAAGTTCAGCCGTTCTGGTCTTAAAGGTCGAGATGTTGACTACCTCGAATGGTTAGAGAACTTGCTGAAGTACCTTAAAACAGATTATTCTGATAACAACATTCATCCGCAATTTGTGGCTGACAGATCTAAAGCATTTTCTCGTCTAGGTCGTGAAGACATGATTAAAGAGATGCTGAGTAAAGGATTCACTTTCAATGAAGGTGATTCTAAAGTATCATTAGCTAATTCATATAAAAAACAACTGAGGAAATCGTTAAAATGAGATTACTAGAAGCGCTTATTGAAACAAACAATGCATTTCTTAGTTCATTTGGCCCAGAATTTATGAGCATGTATCTATTCATTCTGGCATTACCTGTTAACTAATTCAACAACTTACATTAAGAGTATCTATTCATATGAAAAAGATTTTGGATGAATTCCGTGGTGCACTCGGATTTGTTCTTGCTTCTATCGCGGTTATTGTTGTAGTAGCTGCACTGATTCCAGTAGTTGCTCTACTAGTTCTTGCTGCTCACATTTTCCCAGAGAATGATCTGAAAGCTCTGAAAGAATTCCTTGAAGAACGTAAGATTTCTCTAGAAAAGAAAGTTGCCGAAAAGCAATGAAGATAGATGTCTACGGTATTCCCGAATCCGTCGGCAGGTGTTACGGGTGTCGTCGAGTGAAAGGCTTACTAGACGACCTTGGATTCATATACACTTTTATTCCGGTGATGCAGAGTGTCTCTGATAAGCCCTCGTACGACCGTCCTGCTATCGAGAAATTAGCTTCTCGAATGGGACAAACCTCTCTTAATATAGCGTATCCCGTTATCTTCATTGATGATGTACGCATCAGAAATTTTAACGATTTCAAAGATTTACTCCTCTTGAACAACGCTGATCCTTCCATCATTCAGGACTATTCGTAGTCCTGAAAAATTCTTTTCATAAACCTGTTTACATCCTCCACCAATGTGTTAGTATAGCTCCATCAAGTCAATACCGACTTGGAAATTGGAGATTACCATGAAACTGAACAAGCAAACTCAAATCTTTGAAGGTGAACTGACCAACGGCAAATCATTCGTTCTTGATCTAATCAAGCGTGGCGAATCCTGGCTGTTTGGTGTCAAGGTAGAAGGTAAGCCTTCATTCTTCACCTGCTCGAATGATTTTGAAGAAAAACTCAGTTCTGAAATTACTCTGAAATTGTCCCAGCAGTTAGAAGACTTGGGAATTCCTGGTGAAGATGTCAATCACTTCATTAATCAATTAGCTAAGTTGGTATAAAATGTACAAATATATGAGCTGGCCTGGTTATCGTGGCGCAGAAGTACAGATTCGCATGAGCAGCCAAAGTATTTCTGTAAGGTTTCGAGTAAAGGATTCTGGTGCTCCTATTCAAGGTCCTTCTTGGTCTAAGCAAGGTCGAAAACCTTTCAATGATGAATCTCTTGAAGCTGCTTGTCAAAAGTTCGTAGAATGGGGTGTTCAAGATAAAACTCATTGCTACATGCCAGATGAAATTGTGACTGAAGTTTACAATTGGATTAAAGTTAACAAATTCTAGTTTGCTATAGGGTTCTCGGTGTAGAATCCTATGTCAAACAAACACGAGGAAAATACCATGACTCAAGCTATCAAAAACGCACTGAACTCTTTCGCTTACTCTAAAGTAGAAGCAATCATTGAATCTGGTAAGTTCGTCACTCCAGAAATTCTCGATCAGTGGGAAAATGAACTACACGGTACAATGAAAGAAAATGATCAAAAGATCGGTAAAGCTCGTATTCGTGAACTGGTCGTGGCTTACATTCTTTCTGAGTTCGATGTAGAAGCATTTGGTGTTCAATCAGCTGCATGGAAAGCTGGTGAAATCTCTGACTCAACTATTCGCAAAATGAAGAATCAACGCAAGAAAAAATTCGTTGATCTGAAAATTGTTAAGGCGGCAAAATGACATTTCTTGAACAGGTAGCAAGTGTAGAAGGTCTGGTAGCTATTCGCAATGAACGCGGCGCTCAATATTTGACTACTCCTGGTTATTCTGATCAGGGTAGGTTGATTTATCAAGATGACCGCTGGGAATTTTCGCTCTGGGAATTTGATAATAATGATCCTCATTATGTTGACACATTCCCGACTGTTGAAGCTGCAATTAAAGCTGCGAGGGAATTGAAATGAGTGACTTAGTTGAGCAACTGGCGGAAAGTTTATGATTATTGTTGCAATGGTAGCTCAAAAAATAGGTTTAAAAATTTTTATTAATTATATGGTGAATTATGGAAATTTAAAGCAATGCGAAAATTTTTTAAATAATCATCCTTTTCATGAAGTTCGTTTTTATCCAAATAATAAATCAGTCCGATGGGACGATGTTCGGTTCTTTGATGCGAATTGGTCTGAAGCAATGACTATTGAAGAGTTGAGAGAATACTATGAAGGTTAAAGTAATCTTTAAATCTGATAATGGATTTAAACCTTATTGCACATATCACTCTGCTGCTTATCGATTGTGTGCTAAATTTGGTCCAACTTTGAAGCCTGCATTCATTGGTGGAAAGGAACCTATTTGGCCTTTGCCTGAAAAAATTGGAACAGACATGGATATCGTGTTATTGTTCCAATTGCTTGGCGCCTACGGTAAATCTGTTCGGGTGTGCTTTGATTCTTATAGCAGTACAATAGAACTCACGGTGCCCGGATATCGGGAAGAATGGTTAACAGAGCGGGCAAAAGATGATTAAGCAAATTAGTTTTGTTGTTAAAGATGTTGGTGAATTTTCTATTGTTAGAACTACAGGTCCAGGTCAGATTTTATTTAATGCTGAAGAGAAGTGGGATTTTATCCAATGGTCGTGTGATTCAGTGAATGCGTTTGTTGAACTGGATTCTAACGGGTTCCTCGAAAACTTTATTTCTGAAACTGGTATTCGCATCTCTGAACAAGAAGCTGTAGAAATTTGGCAACATGTTATTATGCTTTATGGATTCTTGACAAAATGAAAACTTTCTATTTGATACTCGGATTCATTTTGGGTTGGGCATATACGACTAGTCTAGTTCCTGGATTTATTTTATGCCTATTCGCTATAGCAATTACAATTTCATGGTTATGTGCAAAATATGAAAATTGAAGTCTTGACAGCTATCCCAGCAGCAGGAAAGACTAAAGCAATTCTTGAGCATATATTAGAGAGCGGTGAACGAGCTGTCATCGCTTCTATTTCTCGCCAATTGTCTCGTCAGTCTTTTGAATATTTTGAAAATCTTGGAGGTTCTGGGGTTCTTATTGATGCTGACCACAAGCATTCAGCGAATTCAGTCAATAATGGCATTTTAGACTGTGTAACTAATGGCGCTTCTGTGCTATTCATTACTCATGCAGCATTATTGAACTTCAGTGATTTTAATTCATTGAAAGGATTTTCGTTATATATCGATGAGGTTCCGGAACTTGTAACATTTGCACGAAATTGTTTCACAGTATCATTGGATTCTATTCTCGATTACTGCGAACCGATTAATGCAGAATCGGGTGTGCTTGACTCTTTGGTATTAAAGGAAGAGAACAGAGAAATAATTGAACATCTTGCTGCTGAAGGTTCTCGTGGTCGTGATGATATCATGGTTACTCTTTATCCTCTGTATCGAGCACTCCTGCAGGGCATTCCAGTGAAATTACAGATCACTGACAATGGTTCATACACTTACTTCATCAACGACGTCTCTACATCATCCTGGGAATCATTTGACAAGATAACGATAGCTTCTGCTAACTTGAAAGATACATTCACTGGAATGGTATTGAAACACTTCAATAAATGGGAATTCGTTGAGTCTCCTTTGGTTGAAAGACTTCTGTTCAAGGAATATCCGAACTCGTCACGTGTAAAGATTAATGTGATGCTCGCTGATAATTGGTCTAAGTACTCGGCTGATAAAGAACGTGATGGAATATCAAACTATAACAGGATGAAAACTGTAATCGAAGGATTAATCGATGAAAAAGATTTTATCTATACTCGTAACAGCTATCGAGCACGATTTACGCGAGGGACAGAAGTACCTTACAACCCACATGGTCTCAATGCGTATAGCAGTTATAAAAATGTGGCTGTTATGTTCAGCTTTAATCCGCTCCCATGGCAAATACCGCTACTCAGAGAACTGGCCACATCCGCAGATCTCGAAGAAAATTCTTTAGTAGATGCTTATATTGTTTCGAAGTATCTTGAGCCGGCATTTCAATTATGTGCTCGAAGTAATATCAGGAACAGTAAGAGCAACGCAGTAGTGAATCTATATGTGCCAGATATGAAGTTGGCTCTATACATGAAAGAACACTACTTTCCAAATGCTGAAATCAACGATACTTATATCATTAAGACTCCTGATAAAAAGCAGACTCGAGATAGGAAGTCATTTCAGAGCATGTTCGATATGACACAGAAAGAACGTTATAAGTACATGTATCTGTTGAGGAAACTTGGAAGGAAACTCGATGTTAATAGCACCGAGGATTATATGATAGTTTCTGAATGGCTACAGAAGGGTCGTAAAGCATAAGTATCTTTTTATTATTTAATTCTTATATAGAGTATATAATAGAGATAATTAATAATTCTGGAGCGTAGCTCCAGATCACAGTATTGAGGCATTATGGCAAACTATGTAAATAATAAAGAGCTACTCCAAGAAATTATCGACTGGAAACAACGTATCAAGGATAATCCCAATCCTGAGAAAATTGTTAGAATGTCTGATAAGATGGGACTAGCAATCATGCTTATTTCTGAAGGTCTATCAAAGCGTTTTAACTTCTCTGGATATACCCAGTCCTGGAAGCAAGAAATGGTTGATGACGGAATTGAAGCTGCAATTAAAGGCTTAATTAACTTCGATGAAAGTAAGTACAACAACCCACATGCGTATATAACTCAAGCTTGTTTCAATGCCTTTATCCAGCGTATCAAAAAAGAACGTAAAGAAATGGCAAAGAAATACAGTTACTTCGTACACAATGTCTACGACTCACGTTGTGATGATATGGCCTCAATCGCCGATGAGACATTCATTCAAGACATTTACGATAAATTGCAACAATATGAAAACTCAGTGAAACCAGCGCCAGGGTCTAAAAAGAGCGCAGAGGACATTGGTTCTTCCCCTTCTTTGGATTTTTTATATGAGGATGATAATTAACCTCAATGGTCTTATTGACGAAGTTGGCGAGCTCGACGCCATCCCTTATCTTTTAAAGATGTACTTAAGGGATGTTGAGAAACTTCCGATAGACATCGACCCCAAAAATCCTGGTGATTCTGAGATAACTTCCAGTTATGCAGAAATAAAATGCCAGTATAATGTGACTGAACAAGACTTCTCGGTCACTATTGAATATGAACCCATAAGGTTATAGAATGCAACAAGATTTTATTGATACATTGCCACAAGAATCAAAAGACGAAATCAAAGATGTTCTGACTCAGCATGGTATGACTGATGATGAAATCTCTTCTATTGAAGAACGTAATCGCCAAATGGCTCTTGCTCAAGGCAGTTCATTCATTCGTAAGCATCGTCGTGAAATCGAACGTCTGAACAGACTTGCTCAGGCTGCAGTGTTAGAAAACAACTACGATTCATATTCATATGCTATTCGTAAATTGCGTAAACTATATCGTCAACCTCACACCAATGAATTAATCCTCGCTGGTTGGCAGACTACTCGTAAACAAGTATGGGAATTAATCAATGCTCAAACAAGTAAAGTTCAGTAAACTGAAAATCAATGCAGGATTTGGAATCATTTTAAATTCTGAATTGATGGTTAAAACTTCTAGGAAATCAGCAGAAAACACAAGACGTATTATGTCTTACGTACATCCTGATACACGTGTTTGGGCTGATGATTCTCAAATCAAACCTTGGTGGAAATTATGGTAAAAGAAATTAATTTAGACATTTTCATTGGCTGTAATGAATGCGGATGTTACGATGATGAACACCCCGACTTTTGAAGGTGGTAGAAGTCCTACTCCATTAAGTCCTCGAGATTGGCCTTATTACCAGAAATACTTTGGTAAATGCATGGCATGCAATATCATGTATAGCGGTCCTAAACGTTCTATCATGTGTTGGGAATGTCTAAGCGAGAAATCTAAAAATGAGTGGATTAACAGATTTACAGAAACACCAAGCGTTCAATAGACTCATTAATGAAATGAGATCTAATGAAAGTTTTTCTAATCGTTGCGCTTCTATTATGGTTGTTGAAGACCACGAAGTCGATAGTATTTCTTATTTCATTGAAGAATTCATCGAAGAAAATCTCTATGCAAAAAGTTGATTACGAAAAAATTCGCGAACAAAAGACTGAAATGATGAGACGATTTAAAGAGTCTCATGATAAAGCTCTTCGTGAAGGAACTATCACATACCGTAAAATTTAAAGGGCTTCGGCCCTTTTCTGCTATATAAACCTTTCAGTATAATAAAAGAAAACTGAGGAAATATAATGAAAGTATGCATTCTCATGGCACGTGGCGTAGAAGGTTGCGGCGTGACTAAATTCACTGTCGAGCAAATGGATTGGTTCATTAAGAATGGACATGACGTTAAAGTCGTTTCATCTGCAGACAAAAAATACACTCGTCATTCAGCACACGTTCTACAGAATCATGTTGCACTGAAGTTTGCTAAAGACTATGATCAGCTGGTCAAAGAAGTTAATGATTGTGAAATCCTTATCATCAATTCTGTTCCTGCTAATAACTTCCCGCAAGAAGCTATTGATAGTTACTTGAAAATGCTTGATAATATTTCTGATAAAGTGCGTGTTGTTACTTATCAGCATGATCATCGTGCAGCTTCACTTCGTCGTAACGCCGGATTATTTGAAACTATTCAACGATCAGATATTCTGTTCAGTCATTCACCTCAAGGTGATTTCGATCAGAAGATTATGAAAGAGGCTTTCCCTAATACACTCGACGCGCTATTCGGAGATGATCCGAAGGTAGAACCACCAGTGTATAATTTCCAGCCTTCTATGAACCTTCAGGTGATTCGAGATAAGTTCTGGAAACCAGTCTCAGAGATTAACACAGACATTCATCGTTGGATTGGTCGTACTACAAGCTGGAAAGGTTATGACTTGATGATTCCTTTCCATGATAGTCATCTTGAGCCTGCTGGAAAAACCACTATTCTTGAAGGTATTGAGAAATCTCCTGCTTTCATTGTAGTAAAAGAGAAGTACAAAATTCAAGTGCATAAAGATACTACGACTATCGATATTGCTCCAGGTCAATGCTCGCAGATCGCTGGTCCTTATATCAATTCACAGATGCTTGAACGTATGTCTCGTTCAGGTTTTGGCTATCAGCTTTCTAAATTGCCTCCGCAATACATGTATCGTTCATTGGAATACACTCATCTTGAATTAGCATGTTCAGGAACTATTCCGGTGTTTCATCGTATTCAGGGTAATCAACTACGCCATCGTGTAGAAGATAAGAAACTTACTGAATATGATTCAGGAATTATTTGGTTAGACAATGACAATAAAGATGAAGTTCTTGAACAAATCAAAGAACTCTCTTCTGATAAAGTGTTGTACAACAAAACTCGTGAAAAGGCTTATGAATTCATTCATTATCATCAGGATTCAGAGTATTGCTTTAAAGAACAGTTTGATATAATGACTAAGTAAATTGTAGCCCGGACCTCCGGGCTTTTTAGTATGAGGACTAGCATGAAAATTCTACACTTAGGTGACTTCCATCTAGGAGTTAAAGCAGACGATCCTTGGATGCAAGGTGTTCAACGTGATGCTATTCAACAAGCTATCGAGATTTCAAAGAAGAACAAAATTAAACGTTGGATTCAATATGGTGACTGGTTTGATGTGCGTAAAGCTATCACCCATAACTGTATGGAATTTAGCCGTGAAATTGTCAAGATGATTACTGAAGCCGGAATTGAGGTTGATGTTATCATTGGAAATCACGATATGCACTACAAAAATAAGCTTACTCCTAACTCTGTTACTGAGCTTCTTTCACAGTACGAGAATATCACAGTCTATGAACATCCTACTACAGTATCATATGACGGTGTCGATATTGATCTGATTCCTTGGATGTGTGAAGAGAACACTACAGAGATTCTGACCTTTATTAAGAATTCCGGTTCACCTTATTGTATAGGTCACTGGGAACTCAATGGATTCTATTATTATCGAGGAATGAAATCTCATGGTCTTGAACCAGATTTTCTCAAATCTTATAAGCAAGTTTGGTCAGGTCACTTCCATACTATTTCGGAAGCTGGCAACGTCAAATACATTGGAACTCCATTTACAATTACGGCCGGAGACGAAAATGACCCAAGAGGTTTCTGGATTTTCGATACAGCCAATGAGTCCATGGATTTCGTGCCCAATACCACTACTTGGCATAGAAAAATCTATTATCCGAACAAAGGATTGAAAGTAGAAGATTATAAAAATCTTGCTGTGCGTGTTATCATTGAGAAAGTTGATAAAGATCTTCCAAAATTTGAAGCTGAACTCGAGAAAGTGGTGCATGAACTGCGTACTGTGTCTCGCGTAGATAATTCAGTTGAAGCTGAAGATGGCGAAGAGATTGAAGTGAAAAATATGCTTTCATTAATGGAAGATTATATTGACGCTATCGATAGTGCTTCAGCAGAAGATATTAAAGCATTGAAGTCATATGCTAAACAGCTTTACATTGAGGTGCAGAATCAGTGAAAACTTTTAAACTGAAGCGTGTCAAGTATAAAAATATCATGTCAGTGGGACAAGGTTCCATTGACATTCAGTTGGACGAGTGTCAAAAGACATTAGTAACTGGAAAGAATGGTGGAGGAAAGTCTACCATTCTTGAAGCAATCACTTTTGCTTTGTTCGGTAAACCCTTTCGAGATATAAAGAAAGGTCAACTTATTAACTCCTTCAACAAAAAGGATCTGTTGGTAGAGTTGTGGATGGAATATGACGGTCATGAATTCTATATCAAGCGCGGACAAAAGCCAACCGTCTTTGAAATTGAGCGAGATGGAGCTAAACTTGATGAATCGGCTTCCTCCAGAGATTTCCAAGAATATTTCGAGTCTCTCATTGGAATGTCTTACAGCTCATTTAAGCAAGTGGCTGTCCTCGGAACAGCGGGTTATACTCCGTTTATGGGTCTCGCTACAGGCGCAAGGAGAAAGCTCGTCGAAGATCTCCTCGAAGTATCAGTGCTAGCTGATATGGATAAGTTGAACAAGTCACAGATTCGTGAAGTCAATTCACAGACACAAGTGATTGACGCCAAAAAAGATGGCGTAGTTCAACAAATCAAGATCTATGAAGAAAATACTGAAAAGCAGAAGAAACTTTCTGGTGATAATGTATCTCGACTTCAGACGATGTACGATGACCTTGTTAAAGAGGCTCGTGGGTACAAGGCAGTGATTCAAGAATTAAATGATAAACTATTAACGTTTGTTCTTGAAGATGATCAGAGTGACACCTGGGGACTTCTGAACAGCAAGCTCATTGGTAAGAAGAATGAGTTATCACAGTTCTCAAAAGTTATTGGACTTTATGACAAAGGTGGCTCATGCCCAACATGTTTCCAGCAACTTGAACGTCATGGTAATGTCATGGCTAAAGTTACTGAAAAACATGATTCTCTTGGTAAAGAAATTGAAATGGCTGAATTGCATCTTGATCAAGTTAGTACAATGGTCAAAGAGTTTCAGGCTACTCAAGCATCAATGCAGAGAATCAAAAATGAAATCATGACGAATAAGCAACAAGGTGCAATTACTGTCGATAAAGCTAAGAAAGTTAAAGCTCTTATTGATAAAGCACAGTCTGAAATGATTGATTATTCTGATAAGATAAAAGAGCTTCAGGTAGAACTTGATAAATTAGTTAAAGAGAAAACATCTCTTGTTATGGAAAAATATCATCGTGGTATTTTAACAGAGATGCTTAAAGATTCCGGTATTAAAGGATTAGTTGTCAAGAAGTACATTCCAATGTTTAATAAAAACATTAATAAGTACCTCAAGATTATGGAAGCTGATTATAGCTTTACTTTAGACGAAGAATTCAATGAGACTATCAAATCTCGTGGACGTGAAGAGTTCAGTTATGCATCATTCAGCCAAGGTGAAAAAGCTCGTATCGATATCGCGATTCTTTTTACTTGGAAAGATATTGCTGAAAAAGTTTCTGGTGTTAAAATATCCACCTTGATTCTTGATGAAGTATTTGATTCAGCGACTGATGTAGAAGGTGTTAAGGCAATCGCGATTATTCTCGATTCTCTTAAAGATACAAACACATTCATTATTTCTCATCGCGACCATGACCCACAGGCGTACGGCAAACATCTTAAGATGAAAAAAGTCGGACGATTCACGGTAATGGAATGATTCAAAATCAACATCTACAATGTGCTCCAGAATTGAAGAGATACATGTTAGTGAATCTCTTCTCAGGTGACCAGATCTTGGTCACCGATAAAATGCTTGAGGAAGCTTTCTCAAGTGATGAAAATGAATTGATGAAAATTCGATCAGGTCGTTCAAAGGCCTGGTTCCTCGAAGATTATTTTGATTAAGGTGTATTATGATTACTGCTAAAGAAATTCAAGTTCAAAACGTTCGTGCTGATTCTAACCCGAACAATGATAACAAAATTCGTAAAGCTTGGGTTCTTCAGACTCCAGAGTTGATTCAAGAAAAGATTAAGTCGAAGTACAAGACTCAAGAAGTTCGATTTGCATTCTATGATGCAGTAGATGATTCAGTTTCATCTAAGTGGGTAGAAATTATGCGTAAGCACTTCACTGATTCAGTAGCTGCTGGTGCCAAGATTATCCAGACAGAAACTGGTGGTGAACGTCTTGAAGACGCATATTGTGTTGATGCAGACGAGCAATTGATTGAAGCAGCATCATTGATCGTAGCTGAAATCATTGAAGATTTAGCTGCTTAATAAAAAATAGATTATAATTGCTCTGTTCACTAAATAAGGTAATGAAATGAAACTGACTAAAGAAACTCTGAATATTCTGAAAAACTTCTCAACTATTAACTCCGGCATCATGTTGAATAAAGGCAACTTTATTATGACTCGTGCAGTTAATGGTACAATTTATGCTGATGCAAAAATCAATGATACCATCGATGCAGACGTAGCTATCTACGATCTGAATGGTTTCTTGAGTATTGTTTCATTGGTTGGTGAAGGTGCTGAAATCGGTATCGAATCTGATGGTAACATCTCAATCAAAGATACTCGTTCAACGATCTATTGGCCATCAGCTGATCCATCTACAATTTCATTCCCATCTAAAGCAGTTCAATTCCCAGTGGCTAATGTCATCTTTGAATTGAAAGGTGAAGATATGACGCAGTTGATGCGAGTATCTCGTTCAATGGGTATCGATACTCTGGGCATTACAACTGAAGATGGTAAAATCGTAATCAACGGTTATAATAAAGCTGCTGATTCTGCTTCAATGAAAGTTCTTTATTCACTGACTGCTGGTGAATATGATGGCACTAATGAATTCAACTTCTTCGTGAATATGAGCAACATGAAGATGCAACCTTCAGACTATAAAGTTCTGATCGCGGTTGTAGGTAAGAAAGGTGCCATCAAGTTTGAAGGTTCTCATGCTAATTATGTACTGGCATTTGAAGCTGATTCGCAACACAATTTCTAAGTTAAAATAATGAGGAGCCTTCGGGCTCCATTGATTAAAATATTTTGAGGTAATTATGACTTTAACTGTGAACAATTCCGAACATATGTTCGAACAAAAATACCGTCCAGCAACTATCGATGAGTGTATTCTTCCTGCTGAAGACAAGAAAATCTTCAAAGCACTCATTGAGAAAGGTCGCGTACCTCATCTAATTCTTCAAAGTAATTCTCCAGGAACCGGTAAGACGACTGTAGCTCGTGCATTATGTCATGATATTAATGCAGAGATGTTGTTTGTAAATGGTTCTGACTGTAAGATTGATTTCGTTCGTAATGATTTAACTCGATTCGCATCTTCTATTTCTATGGAAGGTCGTCAGAAAGTAATCGTTATCGATGAATTCGACCGTGCAGGTCTTGGTGAATCTCAACGTCATCTTCGTTCATTCATGGAAGCATACTCAAGTAACTGTTCAATTATCATTACAGCGAACAACCTTGAAGGTATTATTGCTCCATTACGTTCTCGTGCTCGTGTAATCAAATTTGGTAATCCTACTGCAGAAGATGCACAGTCGATGAAGAAAGAAATGCTTCGTCGTTGTATGGAAATATGTAAGAATGAAGGAATTCAAGTAGAAGAACCGAAAGTTCTGGCAGCATTAGTAAGTAAGAACTTCCCAGAATTCCGTAAGACTATCAATTTGATGGACCACTATTCGTCTTCTGGTAAGATTGATGCAGGTATCTTGTCGATTGTTCTTAATGAACGTGGTTCAGTTGAAGATGTTATCACATCAATTAAAAATCAAGATGTAGCTAATCTTCGTGCATTGTCAACTAAGTATGCCCAAGATTTCTCTAACTTTGTCGATAAATTATCGAATGAACTTTATCCACTTCTGAGTGGTCCAGGTAAAATTCGAATGTATGAAATCGTCGGTGAAAGTAATCAGTACTATGGCATGGCGGGTAGCACTGAACTTCATGTTACTTATATGTTCATTCAGTTAGCATTAGCTTTAAAAGGTAATTGGGTATGATGTTTCTATTCGGTGAAGATGAACAACTCTCCGAACATGAAATTGCCTGGAAAGGTAGAGATACCAACATGATTCAGAAATTAGCTGATTCTTATAAAGAAAAAGCTGAGAATGAGTTGTTCGCTATTATGAATGACATTTCAACAAACAAGAATCATCGTGATTTGTCTCAATCTGATAACTACAGTAAGTTTTGGATTGATAATGCTTTATCACAACACGTTGATTGTTTGATGGCTGTCAATGTTATGAACTTGATTGGTGCAGGACTTTCTGAACAAGCTCATTTCAATTATTATCTCCATGCAATACCTCAAGGAAAGAGGTATGGTAAATGGGCTAAACTTTCTGAAGACACTGCTGAGTTACTAATTATTCGAGTGTTGATGGCTAAGTATCAGATTAATTATGATGATGCTGTGATGTATAAGAGCACACTTTCTCGTAAAGGAAAGCTCAAAGAAGTATTGCATAAATCAAAGGCTCTTGTGACTGATGACTTCATTAAGTCTGTCACGAAGAATGTTAAAGAACAAAAAGAATTTAAGAAAAAAGCATTGGAATGGTAATTATGATTGAAATTAAACTGAAGCATCCTGAAGATTTCCTGAAAGTTAAAGAGACCTTAACCCGCATGGGTATCGCGAATAATAAAGAAAAGATTCTTTATCAGAGCTGCCATATTCTTCAGAAGCAAGGTCGATACTTTATCGTTCACTTTAAAGAAATGTTGAAGCTTGATGGTCGCCAAGTTAATATTGATGAAGAAGACTATGTTCGTCGTGATTCAATCGCCCAATTGCTTGAAGACTGGCAACTGCTTGAAATTGTTCCGGGCCAACGTACAGACATGTTTGAAATGGAAAATAACTTCAGAGTTATTGCTCATAAACAGAAACACGAATGGAAATTGGTGCACAAATATGCAATTGGAAAATAAGGTGCATTAATTTGTACCTTAAGCCCTAATTTTAACAATAAGGTACATTAATTTGTACCTTATGCTCATTCTTCGGAGTAATATAATTGACACACCAAAGCCACACGGCTAATGGAATAAACTAAGGAATCTTATGCAAGAATTTTATGTAGCAATTGAGACAATCGGTGATACATTGTATGAGCGTTATATTGATCATAACGGTCAAGAACGTGAACGTAAAGTAAAGTATGAACCAACACTCTTCAGTCACGTAGTTGAAGGAACTAAAACTAAGTACTTCGACATCTATGGAAAACCATGTAAAGCCAATTCATTCCCAAGTATGAAAGATGCTCGTGATTGGATGCGTCGAATGGAAGATATTGGTCTTGAAGCTATGGGTATGGACGACTTTAAGTTGGCATACATTAGTGATACGTATGGTTCTGAGATCGTCTATAATAAGAATCACATTCGCATCGCGAACTTCGACATCGAGGTAACTGCTGAAGGATTCCCGGAACCAATGCAAGCTCGGTTCCCGATTGATGCAATCACTCATTATGATTCTATTGACAATAAGTTCTATGTGTTTGACTTGTTAGATTCCATATATGGCTCAGTCTCTAAGTGGGACATCAAATTAGCTGCTAAACTCGATGCTGATGGTGGTGATGAAGTTCCTCAAGATATTCTTGATCGTGTAGTTTATATGCCTTTCGAATCTGAAAGTGAAATGTTAGTTGAATATCTGAATCTGTGGGAAGAAAAGCGTCCTTCGATTTGTACTGGTTGGAACGTTGAAGGATTTGATATTCCTTATCTTGTCAATCGAATTAAGAACACAATCGGTGATCGTTTTATTCGTCGTCTTTCACCTCTTGGTAAAGTGAATTCTAAAGTCATTACTAATATGTATGGTGATAAAGAAATCTTCACTATCATGGGTGTAACTGTTCTCGATTATCTTGATCTGTACAAGAAGTTCAGCTTCACTAACCAACCGAACTATAAGTTGGATTATATCGCTCAGTATGAAACTAAGCGCGGTAAATTGAAGTATGATGGTCCAATCAATAAGTTACGTGAAACGAATCATCAACGATACATTAGCTATAACATTATGGACGTTGAGTCTGTTATGGGTATCGATCGTAAGCGTGGATTCATTGATCTAGCATTGAGCATGAGTTATTATGCTAAGATGCCGTTCGGTGGTGTAATGTCTCCAATTAAAACTTGGGACGCAATTATCTTTAACAGTCTTAAAGGTCAGCATAAGATAATTCCACAAGGACGAAGTCATTCGAAGCAATCATTCCCAGGTGCATTTGTTATTGAGCCGGAACCAAAGGCATTCAGGCATATTATGTCTTTTGACTTGACATCTCTTTATCCGAGTATCATTCGTCAGGTTAACATTAGTCCTGAGACGATTGTAGGTCAATTCAAACTTCATCCGATGGCAGAGTACATTAATAAGACAGCACCACGTCCAAGTGATGAATATAGTTGCTCGCCGAATGGTTGGATGTATCGTAAAGAAGGCGAAGGTGTAATCCCAACTGAAATCGCGAAAGTGTTCTTCCAGCGTAAAGAATGGAAAGGCAAGATGAAGCCTGCAGAACGTAATCGTGAATTGGTCAAGAAAGTTCTTTATTCTGAAAAATTCGGCGATGTTGATGCTTTCAATGATATCAATGTGTATAAAGATTTCGATGATTCATTAAAAGAATCTTTGAACAGTATGACTAAGTCATGTCTTGAACGTTTGGTTCTTGAATGCGATAACATGATTATGCTTGCAGACACGAATCAGCTTAACCGCAAGATTTTGATCAACAGTCTTTATGGTGCATTGGGTAACATTTACTTCCGTTACTATGATTTGCGTAATGCCACAGCAATCACATTGTTTGGTCAATTAGCATTGCAGTGGATTCAGCGTAAGGTTAATGAATATCTTGATTCAGTGTGTGGAACTTCAGGTCATCAGTATGTAATCGCAGGTGATACTGACTCGATCTACGTTTGTGTTGATAACGTTATCGATAAAGTAGGTGAAGATAAGTTCAAGACTACTGATCAGAAAGTTGAATTCTTGAATCAGTTCGGTAAGAAGAAGATGGAACCACACATCGATAAATCTTACATTGAACTGCAAGAGTACATGAACAATCCGAATCACTTGATGTTGATGGACCGAGAAGCAATCTCTTGTCCACCTCTTGGTTCTAAAGGTTGTGGTGGTTTCTGGAAAGCTAAGAAACGTTATGCATTGAATGTCTATGACATGGAAGATACTCGTTTCAGTAAACCAAAATTGAAAATCATGGGCATGGAAACTCAGCAATCTAGTACTCCAGTCGCGGTTCAAGATGCATTAGAAGAGTCTATTCGTCGTATGCTTCAAGAAGGTGAAGAATCTCTGCAAGAATACTATAAAGAATTTGAGCAGGAATATCGTAAACTTTCTTATCTTGACATTGCTGAAGTTAAGACTGCGAATAACATTGGTCAGTATGATGATGGCAAAGGTTTCCCAGCATCTAAATGTCCATTCCATGTTCGAGGTGCATTGGCATATCGTCGATCGACCAAAGGTTATCCCGACGTCCCTCCGATTCAAGAGGGTGATAAGGTGATGACATTACCGTTAAAGGATGGAAATCCATTCAATGACAGGTGCATCTCCTGGACATCTGGTACAGAGCTTCCTGTTGAGATTCGTGACCAAGTGCTTACATGGCTCGACTATCAGAAAATGTTTGATAAAACTTATGTCAAACCTCTAACTGGTATGTCTCAGGCTGCGGGTATGAACTATGAGAAGATAGCTTCTCTGTTCGACATGTTCGACATGTAATTTACTTCATGCGGGAGTATGATACTATACTCCCTAGTTAATGAGGAAAATAACATGAAATCACTTATCTTAGTAGCAACACTAGCTCTTACCGGCTGCGTAACTCCCGGGTACAACGCGCAGAATGATACTGAAACATTCCAAACGTTTAGTACTACCTATCATGGTGTTCGGTCAGTTCCTGGAAATGGTTTAGGCTATTTCAAAGATACTGCTCATGCACGCGAACTATCTAAAGAAGAAAGAGATTATATCGCCGCTAACAAGGTTGATTTTGCAGCTACACAACGTGCTAATGAAGAAGCGAACAAAGTTCAAAATGAACGTGAACTTCGTCGACTCAAAGCCGAGACACCTAAAATTTCCTGTGAAGAATTCGTAGCAATGATGTACGATGTGGCAAATTCCCGGGCATGGGCATTTGGTGAATGGGACGCAGTCCAGAACTTCGATTCACAGAAATATATTCGTCAGTGTAAGGCTAATCAATCTCGGTGATATAATTATTCATATCACGACACGAGGTTAATATGTTTGGAATTGGAATTAAAGACAACACTATTGAAGATGTTCGCGACGATTTCGCAGAACGTTTAGCATTGGGTATGTTCACCACAGATAAGTCTGGTGTGAAAACTCTTGAAATTATTAATGCAAATTTCATTGCAGATTCAGATGCAATCTTTGGTAAAGTGAATCATGACTACGTTCAACGTGAATTAGAGTGGTATGATTCACAGAGCTTAAATGTTCATGATATTCCAGGTGGTACTCCTGAGATTTGGGAACGTGTTTCATCTGATAAAGGTGAGATCAACTCGAATTATGGTTGGGCAATTTATTCAGAAGAGAACGGCAATCAGTATGATAATGTTCTTCGTAAATTAATTGCGAATCCTGATACTCGTCATGGTCAAATGATTTATACTCGTCCGACAATGCATGTGGATTCATCTCGTGATGGTATGTCTGATTTTATGTGTACATCTAATGTACAATACATGATTCGCGATGGTATGCTAATCACATGTGTTTATATGCGTTCAAATGACTCAATCTTTGGTTATCGTAATGATTGGCATTGGCAGAACACTGTGTCTCGTCGTCTAGTAAAAGATCTGAATGATGCTGGTGTTGAAGTTGAAATGGGTGAAATCTATTGGAATGCTGCTTCACTTCACATCTATGAAAGACATTTTTATTTGGTTGATCATTATCTCAATACTGGTGAAAGTCATGTGTTGAAGAAAGATTACAAAGGCGAATACGCCTAAGGTTAATATGAACATTAATTGCAATAAATCAGCTACTGGCTCTATTTGGAGAGCCATTAAATTTAGATGTACAGATTGTGGGCATGACAGATTAGTTCATGAAGGTTCACAAGGTGGCGATGGATTTTCATGTTGGTGGAATGGTTATTGCGAAAAATGTGAAAAGCCTTGGGAAGTAGATTCAGAAACTGAAGTTGAGCGAACAGGAGAATACGCTTAACAGTTATTGTATTAGAATAAACGAGTAAATCCTATCAACTTGTGAGAAAAATATTATGATTAATCATGGAATAATGTATGTCTCTGAAAGAAAGATTAATCAAAGCTTCAACCTCAAAAATGACTTCGGACCTGGCTAAATCTAAGTTCTTTAATGACAAAGATGTGGTTCGTACTAAAATTCCGATGTTGAACATTGCTTTCGCTGGTGATTTGACAGGTGGCGTTCAAGCTGGATTGACTATTTTTGCTGGTCCTTCCAAGCACTTTAAATCAAATATGAGTCTGACAGTTATCTCAGCTTATATGAATAAACACCCTGATGCAATTTGCTTGTTCTACGATTCCGAATTCGGTATCACTCCAGCATATTTGAAATCACAAGGTGTAGATCCTGATCGTGTAGTTCATACACCAGTTCAGTCTGTTGAACAACTTAAAGTTGATATGATTAATCAGCTTGAAGCAATTGAACGTGGTGAAAAGGTCATTGTGTTTATCGACTCAATCGGTAACATGGCGTCTAAGAAAGAAACAGAAGATGCATTGAACGAGAAAGTTGTTGCTGACATGACTCGTGCCAAGGCATTGAAATCTCTGTTTCGTATTGCTACACCTTACTTCACAATCAAGAACATTCCATGTATCGCAGTTAACCATACTATCGAAACTATTGAGATGTTCTCTAAGACTGTGATGACTGGTGGTACTGGCCCAATGTATTCTGCTGATACGGTCTTCATCATCGGTAAACGTCAGATCAAAGACGGTACTGAACTAGAAGGTTATCAGTTCGTATTGAATGCAGAAAAATCACGTACTGTCAAAGAAAAGAGCAAGTTCTTTATCGATGTACGATTTGATGGTGGTATTGACCCTTACTCTGGTTTGCTCGATATGGCACTAGATTTAGGTTTCGTAGTTAAGCCTAAAAACGGTTGGTACTCTCGCGAATATTGTGATGTGAACACCGGTGAAATGTATCGCGAAGATAAGTCTTGGCGTGCAAAAGATACCTCGTCTACAGAATTCTGGGGACCTCTGTTCAAGCATGAACCATTCCGCGAAGCAATCAAACGTCGTTATCAGCTTGGTGCAATTGAGCATAATGTTGCAGTTGATGAAGAAGTTGCAAAACTGATCGGTTCTAAAGTTGAAGACTTTAAAGTACCTGATCGTGGTCCTGCCCAATCTGCGGCAGATACTGAAACTGAACTAGAAGATTTCATGAATGAAGAATGATAATGGTTTCGACCTGTCAGGCTTAGAGAAATTTTCAGAAGATTCCTCCCCTTCGGGGGAGGAGCTAAAAGCTTATGAAGAATCTCTGCGTCTAATAAAAGAAGCAATGTCTCACGTTATACAAGAAATTCTGTTGACTCTACCTGACGGTAGTGCTCACATGGTTTATGTGAATGGAATTAAAATGTCTGAGACTGTAAGAGGAGAAGTTGAAGTCGAGTTTTCTACACCTTCGACTGAAAGAAAAGATGAACTCTATCCGCATGTTGAAGACTGTATTAAAATGCAGCTAACAGAACATTTCGCTAAGAAACCTAAAAAATCGTGGTTCAAATAAGAGGTTATTGTGGTAGAGATTATCCTTTCTCATTTAGTATATGATAAAACATATTTCAGTACAGTTTGGCCTTATATGGACGAATCGTACTTTGAACGTGGTCCAGCTAAAACTCTTTTCAACACAATTAAAAATCATGTAGATGAATATCATTCGATTCCGTCTACTACTGCATTGAATTTGGCATTAGATAATCTTCCAATTTCTGAAGTAGAATTTGAAGGTTCAAAGGCTTTACTTAATTCACTGACTGATTCTCCTGAAGACCATTCTTGGTTAATTAAAGAAACTGAGAAATATGTTCAGAAGACTGCGATGTATAATGCTACTTCACGTATCATTGAAATTCAGACGAACGCTGATCTACCAAAAGAGAAACGTGATAAGCGGCTTCCTGATGTAGGTGCTATTCCTGATATCATGCGCGATGCACTGGCAATTTCATTTGACTCTAACGTAGGTCATGATTGGTTAGAAGATTATGAAGCTCGTTGGTTGTCTTACATGAATAAGACTCGTAAGATTCCATTTAAGCTAAACATTCTGAATCGTATCACTAAAGGTGGTGCAGAGTTCGGTACATTGAATATCTTAATGGCAGGTGTCAACGTTGGTAAGTCATTGGGTCTTTGTTCACTAGCAGCAGATTATCTTCAGACAGGTTTCAACGTTCTTTACATCTCTATGGAAATGGCCGAAGAAGTATGTGCCAAACGTATTGATGCTAACTTGAATGACATGACACTTGATGATATTGATGATGGTCATATCGCGTATGCTGAATACAAAGCCAAGATGGAAAAATGGCGTAAATCGACTACTCTTGGTAGACTGATCGTTAAGCAGTATCCGACTGGTGGTGCTAATGCTAACACATTCCGAGCATTACTCAATGAGTTAAAGCTGAAGAAGCAATTCATTCCAGATGTAATCATCGTCGATTATCTTGGTATCTGTGGTTCATCACGTATTAAGCAGTACACTGAGAATAGTTACACATTGGTCAAAGCTATTGCTGAAGAACTTCGTGGTCTTGCAGTCGAAACTGGCACTTGCATGTGGTCAGCAGCTCAGACTGGTCGTGCAGCATGGGACGCTTCTGATATGACAATGGCAGACGTTGCAGAATCGGCAGGTCTTCCGGCTACAGCAGACTTTATGCTAGCAGTCATTGAGACAGAAGAACTTGCTCAACAAGGTACTCAACTCGTTAAGCAAATCAAATCTCGTTATGGCGATAAGAACATCAACTCGAAGTTCATGATTGGTGTTAAGAAAGGTAATCAGCGTTGGTATGAAACTGAAGAAACACGTTCTAATCAACCTCCGACTACGGTCAGAGAGGTAGAGGGTTCAATGAGGCGTCAGGCTGAAGAGAACCGTACAGAACGAAATGGTGCATCTCAGGTGACTAGAGGTGATCTGGATGCATTGGCCGAATCAATGAAATTCTAGGTGAATTATGGTTTTCGTATATACTACAGAAGATGATCAGTATGGGAGGCAGAGCATAGTCTCTGCTTCTTCTGATTTTATAGAAGCACTTGAAGTATTCAATAAAGAAATCAAATCAGTTAACAAGGGGTTGAACTCTCTTACTGCGTATGAAAATGGTAGAGCAGCGTTCACATGTTCTTATCTAGAAGGTGACGGTACAGAGACCTACGAAAACGTCATGTCAAAAGTCAAAAAGATTTAGTGTACATCCTTGGGAGGCTATGGTATAGTAGCCTCAATCAAACAAGAGGATATTGAAATGAAAGTAAAATCTTTGATTATCGCTATCGCAGTCTTTATGTCAACTTCTGCTATGGCGTATGATGAAGTGAAATGCATCAAGTATATGGAAGGCAATCAAGATACTGTGATGCAGATGATCAAAAAGGATTTGAACAAGGCTGCTAAAACTAAAGATGAAATGGCTACTGTCAATCGTCTGGATGTTGATACAATGGTAGCTGCCGGTTATGCAATGTACTGTGTCAAGCAAGATATTGACATGATGAAGGAGATTGGAGCAAAATGATTCCAGTATTTTATATTGGTGATGGGTGTGGTGAAATCCATTTAAAAATGGATAAAGTGCATCATTTCACCATTAAAGTGAAAAAGCATCGTGAAGATCCTAGATCCCGGCGCGAGCATTTTGATGGCACAGTTAAATCATTAGAAATTAATGGTGTTGATTGTAGTGAACGCTATAAAGGCCATAGAATAACATATCCGCTTCTTTGTCAGATATATAAAGATTCAACTGGTCAGAATCTAAAATATCGCAGTGTTGTATCCGCGCGAACCAATCTGGAAAAAGTCAAAGAAGTTATTGAAATTGTAGCTCCGGATTTACGTATTGATTTTAAGGTACCGGAAAAGGATCCAAAAGTGAATCCTGTTTCGGTTGATGATCAAATTTTTAATTTTTGGATTGGTCATGTATAAAATTCTTGTAATTATGAAAAACAGAACTGGTGGCGGTATTGATTCTCAAGTTCTTGACTTTCCACTTGAATCTAAAGCAGAACAAATTTATGATATTTTAGCTGATAAAATTCAGGCTGTACATTCATCTATCACTGAAGTGATTAAATTATACTGAGGAAAATATTATGGGAACTTGGGTATTGATTTTAACTTTAATGGCACCTGGCTCACAAATTCACAGCATTAAAGGTCTTCCAAATAATGCGTCATGCGAATCCGCGGGTGAAGCATGGAAAAAGAAAGTTGATGAAGCTTATAAACCACAATATTCTTTCTTTCAATGTGAATATCTCGACAAATAATTAAGGCGATATCATGATTACTACGTGGATTTTAATTATTGCAATGAATGTTGGTGGCTACGGACAAACTTCTCAAAAGGTTGAAGGTATTAATTCTGAAGCTGAATGTAAACAAATGGGTAAATCATTCGATAATCAATTGAGCCGTGTAGAATTTGCATGCGTTCCATTTAACACTTATGTTAAATAAATAAGCCAGGAGGTCACTCATGGCTATTATTAAGACTGCTGTAGATTCTGTCTACGCGTATAAGTTTATTAGACTTATGCAAAAAGATTTCTCTGATTGGAAAGCATTTGGTACTGGTGTTATTGACGCTAAGGGGAACGTTTTAAAGCGTCCTCAGACTACTGAAGAGAAAGAAAGTTATACGCCATTCCATGCTTCTATTCGTTCAATGAAACGAATGATGAGTACAATTCCGGGATTAACTGGAGTGTCATCATTCATGTCAGGTCTTTCTGCAGTTGCTTCACGATACGGTATTACCGAATCTGAGCAGAAAGAGATCGTGGCTACATTGATAAAAGAAGATATGGTCGCTGGAGATTCTGGGTACAATGCCCAAAATATCTCATCTGGTGTAACATCCGGTGCTGTGACTAATAAAGGTCCATCAGCTATCGGTGCAAAACAAAAGCGCAAGCGATTGAAAATAAACCCAGAAAAACTGTGATATAATGGCTCTATCATGGAGCCATTGGAGAATATAATGAGTTGGGTTGATAATGAATTTGCTGAACGAGTATTCAGCGTCCTTCCAAGATTTCGCAAAGTAACTACGAGCGGACAGTTCAAGTTAAATGCGAGATGTCCAATTTGTGGAGACTCTCAGAAAGATGCATTCAAAGCACGATTCTGGGCTTATCCTGTCAATGATTCACTGCGTGTTCACTGTTTTAACTGTGACTATGCAGATTGGTTCAATGTGTTCTTAAAAGAACAAGAACCTGACTTATATCGAGATTATCTACTCGAAAAACGTAAAGAGCAAGTATTTGATAGACCAATTGAAACTAAGACTGAAATATCAGAAAAGTTAACAGCTAAATTGATTATCGAAAAACTTGATTATTGCGAAAGATTAGATCGTCTTCCCGAAGAACACCCAATAATTAAGTACGTATTAGCAAGATGTATTCCTAAAGATAAGTTGAAACGGTTATGGTTCACAAATCAGTGGCCAGCATTAGTCAATTCAGTCAATCCGGGGACATATAAGAATGAAACGAATGAGCCGCGTCTGGTTATTCCAATCTTCAACAAGCAAGGTAAAATCGAATCGTTCCAAGGACGAGCTCTTCGAAAAGATGCTCCCCAGAAATACATCACAATCAAAGCCCATGAAAGTGCAACAAAAATCTATGGCCTCGACACAGTGGATGAGTCAAAAGACGTTTATGTCATGGAAGGACCAATAGACTCACTATTCGTTGATAATGCTATTGCTATTACAGGTGGTTCTTTGGATTTAGGTTCTATGCCATTCAAGGACAAACGAGTTTGGGTAATGGACCATGAACCTCGGCATCCTGACACTATTAAGCGAATGAAACGCTTGATTGACTCAGGTGAACGGGTAGTCTTTTGGGATAAGTCCCCATGGGGTTCAAAAGACGTGAATGATATGATTCGTAAAGATGGGGCAACTGCTTCTCAAATTATGAGTTATATTGAATCGAACTCAGCGTCGGGTCTTGAAGCTAAGATGCGATTCTCTAAATATGCGAAGGTATAATTATGACTATTAAATTAAATGCAACAAAAGTTTGTCGTGAACGTGTGGATATAGAGCTATCAGAGCTTGAATTGATTTCTGCTGTGAAAAGCAATCTTAGTAATAAAGCGATCGTTCAAATTCTTAAAGAACGTGTTCGCCAAGAAATCATCAGAACAGAAACTGCTAAAGATAGAGAACTCCAAAGGCAAGCTTTTCAAGTTGCAACATCTGGCGGTGCAGTTAATTATGAGCCTGCACCACCGGTAGCTAGTTTAAGCATTGATATTGAGCGCGGTATGATGACCAAGGTCAGTAGGTTTTTAAATAGTGATCATAAAGCTGTTCGAATTCCAGAAGAATACATGAATGTTATTCGTAGCTTAAATGAAATTGGCTCATATGGATTATCAACAAATGAATATTGATCAGTACTGCATGCTTAAAATTATGGAAGAATGTAATGAGATCGCAGTTGAATGCTCCAAAATCATGCAATTCGGTACCCGGTCTTTCAGCCCATTAGATCCTGCAAAGACCACGAATATCGAGCGTCTTCGTGGCGAATTAAATGATCTTTTAGGTGCTCTTGAATTTGCTGAAGAACAAGTTGGATTTAAGTTTGTTCCGAATCGCGAGCAGATTGATGCAAAGAAAGCCAAGCTATTGAAATATGCAGGTATCTCAGAAGAACTTGGTCATGTTTCTGCTAAACGTACTTATTGATATAATTACTCTCTGATTTGAATAAAAGGAAATAGAATGGCACACTTTAATGAATGCAGTCAACTAATTGCTGGTGCAGATAAAGCTACAGCAGAATATGATTATGCTTTACAGACTGCGAAAGATCCTCTACAGATTATGCTTGATATGCAAAAGTCTCTGCAGGTTCGTCTGGCGAATGATCGAGATTATTGTTATCATCCTGATAAATTAAAAACTGCTGGCGATGTTGTTGGTTGGATGCGCGAACAAAAAGATTGTATTGATGATGAATTCCGTGAATTGCTGACTTCTCTTGGTGAAATGCATCGAGGTGATAAAGATGCTTCGGCAGTTTGGAAGAAATGGAAAGGAAGGTACGTCGAAGCGCAGAATAAGCCTATTTCTGAAATGTCTTCTGAAGATCAATTAGAAATTAAATTTGAACTTATTGATATTATGCATTTTGTGTTTAATATGGCTATTGGTTTAAACATGTCAGCTGAAGAAATGTTTAAATTGTATTATCTTAAAAATGCAGAGAACTTTGCACGTCAAGATAATGGCTACTAAAACAAAATTTTATAGAACCTATTTAATAAAAATAAATGCTCCTTCGGGAGCATTCTATTATGCTGGACAACATCTATCATATAAATTTGAAGCAAGATTAGATAGATATCTTGGTTCTGGTACAATATTGAATCATTTTAAAAGAAAATATGGTACTGATATTTGTAAAATAAGATGGTTAAAGGATTTTAGATATCTAGAAGACGTTAATATTGCAGAAGTTGAGCTAATATCAAAGTTAAAAAGAAAATATGGAAAACGGTGTCTAAATTTAGCTCCAGGAGGAAATTTACCAGGATTTAAATGGTCAGAAGACAAAAAGAAAACACATAAAATTTTATTAAATAATCCAAATGTAAAATCTAAAATGTGTAGTTCGCAGAAAAAGGCTCAAAATAATTATAAAAGAAAATTGAGACAATCTGAAATAATGAATAATTTTTATTCAAATCTGTCATCTAGAAAAATTGTGTCACAAGCAACTAGCAAAGCACAAAGAATAGCTCTTCACTGGAAACTACCATTAAAGAAACAAATATTTGATTTATGGATATCATTGGGAAAGCCAAAACAGGGTGAAGTCGTAAAGGCTTTAAACGGGATTTATTCTTGTACAAGCAGTTCATTAAAATTATTGATATATGAATTTAGAGACTACGGCTATATTGAGCCGTTATAAATAAAACTGAAGTTCACTTAATTAAGGAGACATTATGTCATTCGTTAACTTTCGTGTACCAGGTGCTGCCGGTACTCTTTACTCAGTAGATTTCAAAGTTTATTCTGACGAACATCGTATCGCTAACTCAGGTTATCATATGCTTGATCCGACTGAAGAAGCTCTTGCTGATTCAGCAAATACATTCACCGATGCTGCTGCATGGCGTACTGCCAATGCTAAGATCTTCACCGATCTTGAAGCTGCAAAGACCACTGATGGTGATGGTGCATAATTGAAAGGAATCCTTCGGGATTCCTTTTTTGCTATCTGAAGAGGTATATTATGATTAGACCATTCAAAGAAATACTCGAAGAAATTAGAAAGACTGATCCTGAAGCTGCACAACGTGCAGAAGAAGCTCATCAATTTTTGTTGAAACACGGCCCAGCTATGCTGGAATCTTCTAAATTAAAAGACCCTGATGGTGCATTATGTGGAAAGCTGAAACAGCCAAAATCTTTAAAATAACTCTTCACGATAGAAGAGATCGTGACCATACTAAGCATACGATCTCTTCTATGCTTTTAGCATATTCTGGTAGTACATTAGATAAATTTGCTGAAAAATTGAAGTCATCTCTATTATTCCCAGAAGGGTTATTTGTTTCGATAACGAAGTATGGTGAACTTCGGTCGGATTCTGCATCACCTTTCACTGCAGTAGAATTACTTGCTCAGAAAGGTTATGCTCAAAGCGGTTATTCTCGTGACTATTTTGTTAAATGTAAAGAAGATGGTAGAACTCCCCTCATACACATGAATGAGGCAAGTTATATTCATACTTTACACCGATCTCTTTGGTTGTTTATGAAAGCAGATCCCGAAGATTCGTATGCTTTACACGATGATGAACTAAGAGAACGATGGATTGATTATGGCCAGGTTTCTCGTTCACATGAATCTTCGCCTCCTTCGAAAGGAATATCATGGTAAATCTGTTTGAAATCTTGGATGGTTTTGAAGAGCCATCCACAGACACTCCTTCTCCGAATCACTCAGAAGACATTAAATCTGAGTTGAATATAGTCTTTCAACAGCACGGCGTAAGTCCTCCAGAATCACTTCTGAGTGCTCTTTCAGAACTCTATAGTGACCCTCCTCCTTGGCATCCTTGGTCATAAAAAGTAGTGTACTTCCTCCAGATGATAAGTTAGTATAGCTCCATCATCTGGAGGAATCATGAAAAAATTTACTGACTGGGAAGAATCCATTCTTTTTCAATGTATGAATGACAAAATCTGCCCAGACCATAACAAAGCTTTAAGTACCCTCATCGAGGGAAATTTGACTCAAATTCCATACGAGCTGTGGCGTGGAATTACTAACGCTGAACTCAATAAAATCGCAGATCTTGGCGTAGGTGATACTTTCTGTCTTAACAGAGTAACATCATTCTCTGAAGGCCAAAAGACTGCTATTGATTTTTCTAGTTCATGGAGTTATGATTCTGGGACTATGATTAAGATAGAATCTGGCTATGCTTATCGCTATTGGGTTGATATGCTTAACATTCTGCATGATACTCCAGTAGATGAGTTCATTGTAGATACTCTTAATGATAGTCATGGAACTTATGAGGAAAGAATTGCTGACGCAGAATCTCGTAAGGCAGATAAAATTGAAATGATTGAATATGAAACAGAATGGATGGTTCCCGACAATCACAGATTCGTGATTGTGAATATTGAAGATGTTTGGATTAATCAGGGTGTGTTTACACAATCAAGAGTAATTTATACGGTGAGGATGATTTAATGTCTAAGAAAAAATATAATTCTACTGCACTGGCAGTTAAAAGATTACACTCTACTGTTGAATCAGCAACTCGCCGTAATAAAGAATTCTCCTTGACCCTATTATACCTTAACAACATTATGAAGCAAACTCACTGCGCGTATAGCGGAGTTAAATTTTCCGATGATAAATCGTCCGGAGATTACATGACTCTTGAGCGTCTTGATAACTCCAAGGGATATATCGATGGCAATGTGGTTCCTGTAGCTCATCTGTTCAATTCTCTTCGTGGCTCTAAAACTATTGAGCAACTTACTGCCCAACGCAAGCAAGCTGAACTTAATATGAATGAAGCTGCAAAATCAGTTGATGAAGATTTCACTGATGATAGAGCTATTATTCAAAAGGCATTGATTACTCCTGATGCTAAATTCGATACAGTCAGAAAATGGACTTCTGATATCGCGAATAATGTAACTAAAATTAAAGAGTGCGAAAAGAATATTGCTAAATGGACAAAGCATCAAGATGACACAAATGTTCAAAAATACTTGACTGCTATTGACAGTGCTAAAAGTTCTATAGCAGCAATGCGCAAAAAGATTGAAAATGTTAATGTACATATGAAAAACTATTGCAGAAAGCACATTAGTTCAATTGAAAACAATCAGTCTAAATTTGAAAGATACCGCAGTGAAGTGAACAATCTTGATGTTCTTATTGCAGCTATCAAAAAGTTCGATAGTCTTAGCTCTCGTGAAAAATCATGTGTTAGTGTAGGTATTCCTATCACTTCATCAAGGATTGAACTGCTGAAAGCCAAAATAGTGTATAATCTCTACTAGGAGGTGAACATGATTTGTTATGCATTATATTATAAAGATAAAGACGGCTTTGAAGTTCTGCTGAATGAGATTGATTCTCGTGTGCTTCTTTATACTAAAGAAGATGTAGCAAAGAAGAATCTTGAATTACAGAAAGCTCGAGCCTATGCTAAATGGCGTCCAGAGCCGGTCAAACACACCAAAGGTATGCTTTGGTGGAAAGAAGAGTACTATGTATCTTCTAAAATTTCTCCAGTCGAAGCTGCACTAGGAAGACAGATCTACACAACTATTGGAATTAAGAAAGTGAAGGTAGTATGACTATTGGATTTGACGATTTAACAGAAGGACAAAAATGTGCTTTCGAAACTGCAGTAGAATTAGTTAATTCTAAACGAAAGCACATGACTTTGAATGGACCAGCTGGTTCAGGTAAAACAACTTGGACTCGCTTTTTCATTGATCACTTAGTTCGTTCAGGCGAATCTGGTGTTATTCTCGCGGCGCCTACTCACCAGGCTAAAAAGGTTTTATCTAAGCTTTCTGGTGTAGAAGCATCAACCATTCATAGTATTCTCAAAATTAACCCTACGACTTATGAAGAAAACGTTTTGTTCGAGCAGAAAGAAATTCCTGATTTAGCAAAATGCCGTGTATTAATTTGTGATGAAGCCTCGATGTACGATCGTAAGTTGTTTGATATTCTGATGAATTCAATTCCTTCTTGGTGTATCGTTATTGCTCTTGGCGATAAAGATCAGCTAAGACCCGTCGAATTAAATTCTGAAGGAAAAGGACAGATCAGTGCATTCTTCTATGACCCACGCTTCGAACAAGTATTTCTCTCGGAAATCAAGCGCAGCAACTCACCCATTATTGAAGTGGCTACCTCTATTCGCACTGGCGGTTGGCTCTATCATAATCTGGGTGATGATGGGACTGGTGTTCATGGCTATATGAACAAGGGTAGTGCTCTGAAGGATTTCTTTGGTCAGTATTTTGATACAGTCAGAAAGCCTGAAGATCTATTTGAAAATAGAATGTGTGCTTACACAAATGAGTCTGTCAATAAATTGAATTCGATTATTCGTCGTAAAATTTATGATACTGAAGACCCATTTGTAGTTAATGAAGTTTTAGTAATGCAAGAACCTTTGACAAAAGAAATTAAGTTCGAAGGAAAGCGTTTCAGCGAAATGATTTTCCATAACGGCCAAATGGTTCGTGTAGTTAAGGCTGAAAAAACTAGCAAGTTCCTTCGAGCCAAAGGTGTATCAGGCGAGCAGATGATTCGTTATTGGTCTTTGGTTGTAGAGACTAATGATGCTGAAGACGAGTACTTCAGAGAACAGATCTGTGTATTGTCTGATGAAAATGAAATCAACAAGTACTATTACTTTTTGGCTAAAGTAGCAGATGCTTATAAGTCTGGTGCAGTCAAAGCACATTGGGCAGATTTCTGGGCTGCTAAACGAGCATTCATTAAAGTCAAAGCTCTTCCATGTAGTACAATACATAAAGTGCAAGGAATCTCGGTAGATAACTGTTTCCTTTACACTCCATGCATTCATAAGGCTGATGCCGATTTAGCCAAGCAATTGACTTATGTTGGTGCTACTCGTCCACGATTTAATTTACATTATGTATAAGGTGAACTATGTTAATCATTGATATTGATGAGCTTCAAACTCTCTATGATGAAATTAAAAGCATCGAAGATTCGTCTAGTCTATCGATATACACTAGCGGTTTAGTTCGCGGTGCTTTATCTTCTATAGAACTACAACTAAATGGCCATAAGTCTATTGGATATTTCACTGGGGCAAATCCACGAATTGTTCTTGATGATAGTTTAATTGACCTGCTGAATGATATCAAGAGTAGAGTATGATTAAAGTCTCTGTAGATCAGCTGATTGAAATCTATACACGCCTTTCAGAATTCAGAGTATTCATGGAAAAAATTCCTGCACGTAATTGCTCCTATGAAGAAAGGTGTATTATTGAAACAACGTCTTCTGCTATGGCTATTTTGAGAGAGCTGATGGAATCTCATGGTTCTATCGCTTTCTTTACTCAAGACGATCATGATGTTTATATCGGAAAAGACCTCACAGATCTTTTATCTAAAATTGTTGGATGGTTATAATGAGAGATTTTATTATTGACTTTGAAACCTTCGGTAATCAAAGTTCAGCAGCAGTCATCGATCTTTCGGTAGTATGCTTTAATCCAGACCCGAATGTAGTTGAAACACTCGATGAATTGATTTCCCGCGGTAAACGCTGGAAATTTGATCTTCGTTCTCAGAAAGGTGTACGCGTTTTCAATACATCAACTATGGAATGGTGGAAGAAACAGAGCGCAGAAGCTCGATTGAACTTGAAACCAAGTGACTCTGATGTCACGGTTGTTGAAGGTGTAAAGGATTTCCTATCATTCCTTAAAGAGAATGATGTTAAAGAATGGGATTCATTCGGTTGGTGTCGTGGACAGTCATTCGATTTTCCTATCTTGGTTGACTGTATCTCACAAATTCAGCGTGAATCTGGCGTCGAAGAAAGAGATATTGATACATTCAGATCTGAACCATGCAAGTTCTGGAATCAACGCGATATTCGTACTGCTATTGAAGCGTTATCTTTGACCCGTGGATTGACTACGACTCCACTGCGTCAAGGTGTATTAAAAGGATTCATTGCGCATGATTCTCTCCATGATTGTGCAAAAGATATTTTGATGTTAAAGTATGCTCAACGATATGCGCTTGGTCTGGATGAAGTTCCAGAAGAAGATGACATCGATCCTCTTTCTTTACCAAAGGGTAGACAGTAATGAATGCTAAATTCGAAGAAATGTTTGAAGAAAAATTCGGTCAAACGTTCTCAAATGAAAGTATTAAGTTTGCATCAAAAGCACTGGCCTATGAAGGCTGGTTGCTTCACAAAGAATACTTGAAAAAATTCGTTCCAGAATTTTTAATTGAAGAAAATAAAGGTGAATAATATGACTATTAAAATCGGTTCAAAGGTAGAAATTACTGGTGGTTTCTATAAAGGAACTGTAGGTAAAATTGAAGCTGTTCGTAACTCTGCTCGTGATGGTCGTTCATACATCATCAGGTCAAGCAGCACTCCGATCACTATTCAGATCAAAGAAAAATTTGTGTCTGAGCCTGTATCTGTTGCAGATAAAAGCCGTTTATACAATTTTGAAGGCAAGTGGGTGTTCTGCACAACAGGTGTTAAAATCTATGAGCATAGTATCCCTCAGAACTTATATGAAGAACGTATGACATTGACCAGTATGCCAACTACAAAACAAGTTTTAGTGACCTTAGTTTATGAAGACTATGACACTATCGTTGCGAACGTTGTATTCCAAGGTCAGTATGCAGTAGTTGATGCAGAAAAACTTCGGTTGTCAGATTCCCGTGCGCGTGGATTAGCATAACAAAAGGCCTTCGGGCCTTTTTCATTTAGTTGAAAAAAGTTGTGTACAGATCTAAAACGTTGTAGTATTATAGCTACATACCCAAACAAATGGAGATTCAAAAATGAAAAACTCAATCACTCAAGACCAATTCGAAGACATCCAGTTCGATCCATCTCTGGTAGTTGTTCAGAAAGAACACACTCACGGTAAAGAATGGCATATCACTACTCTTTACGTTTTCGACAAAGTTGGTGATAAAACTGCAGTTGCTATCTACGAGCGTGAAATCACTGCTCAGGGCACAACTTATTCAAAGGTGAAATAATGGAAACTTTTATCCCGGGCAAATTTTATCGACTCGTTGATCGTCAAGGATTCATCAACACGGCAAACTATATTACTAACCGCGAAATTGCTGCTTTCATTGAAAAGCTCGGCAACAGATTTAGTGTTGTAGCTTCGTCTGGATCATTCCGCATTCAAGAAGGTTCAATTTCAAAATATTCAGTTCTACGTGTTTTGAATGAGGGCGAGCGTGAGTTCTTCGAAGAAATCGTCGATGACGAAGTTCCTTTGAAACAACCAAATGTACCTTATGCGTACACTGAGACAGAAATCAAAGATACGCTGAAAGTTGCTTTTGAAGATGATGCATTCGTCGCAGCACTGAAACTTCTGACTGCAGCTGATGCAGCACATGTCCTTTCTTTGAAATTCAAAGGTGCTAGTAATGCCGGTGTATAACTACGAATGCAAGTGCGGTGAAAAATTTGAAGCAATTCGCAAAATTTCTGAGCGCGACGAACAAATTTCCTGTCCCAATAAGAACTGTCATTGGGTTGGATTTACTAAACGAACCGTAACTGCACCCGGATTTGTTCATGGTGGATTCTACGACTCTTTACCTAAGTGAGAAAATAATGATCAACACAAATGTGAAATACGTTTTTAAAGACGCCTTATCGCGCACTGAATTTATTAAAAATCATGTTCAAAATCCATTTATGGCTAAAGCCTTGGACGAAGGATTTTATCTGAAAGAAGATGGATTAAACGCATATGAACATGATCATTTAGATGCGTTTTATTCAAATGGCGAACATATTATGTGCACCGGCAAAGGGGGTGATTCTGTACAGGTATGCATTAACCCAGAAGAACGTAAGTACTTTGTCAAAGATTCTAGCACTCAAAATTTGAGCAATCTTGAAGCTTTCGATAAAGCAGTTAAATCGCTGCGTGAATATCGCTCCGAGCGCCCGTTCACTAAAGAAGACGAGAATCTTCTGGATATTCTGCGGTTTGCTATTTCAGTTCAAAAATAATTAAAGGCCGCAAGGCCTTTTTGCTTTAGATCAAATGGAGTAATATATCAACTCGGATATATGAGGAAAAGCAATGATTGACAATGAAATTAAGATTTTATCTGATCGCGAGCATATCATCAAGCGTTCAGGAATGTACATCGGTTCTTCGGCCAATGAAGCTCATGAACGTTTCGTGTTCGGTGAATTCAAATCGATTACTTATGTTCCGGGTGTGATTAAAATCATCGATGAAATCATCGATAACTCAGTTGATGAAGCTATTCGTACTAACTTTAAGTTCGCGAATAAAATCTCGGTTGAGGTAAAAGGCAATAAAGTTATCGTCACAGATAATGGTCGAGGTCTTCCTCAAGGTGAAGTTGTTACTCCTGATGGTAAAACTTTGCCAGGCCCTGTAGCCGCATGGACATTACCTCGCGCCGGTGGTAACTTCGGTGATGATGCTGAACGTAAAACTGGCGGTATGAATGGTGTTGGTTCAGCTTTGACTAACTTCTTTAGCACAACCTTCGCTGGTGCTACATGTGATGGTAATAATGAAATTATTGTTCGTTGTTCAAATGGTGCAGAAAATATTAGTTGGGATGTAGTTCCTTCTAGTAAAAAATCTCATGTTGAAACTAAAACTGGAACAATCGTTTCCTTTATTCCAGATTTCTCTCATTTTGAAACTGATGGATTGACTGATGTAGATCTGCAGATCATCAATGATCGTCTTCAAACTCTTGCAGTAGTTTATCCTGACATTGAGTTCAAGTTCCAGAATAAGAAAGTCCAAGGCATCTTTAAGAAGTATGCTAAACAATTTGATGAAGCTGCTATTATCGCGGATTCAGATACTTGTTCTATTGCTATTTGTCGTAGTCCAGACGGATTCCGTCACTTGACATACGTCAATAACATTCATACAAAGAATGGTGGACATCACATTGATTTCGTAATGACTGAAGTCAGTAACGAATTAATTCCAGCTATTAAGCGTAAGTACAAGATTGAAGTAACTCAAGCACGTATTAAAGAATGCTTGACAATCGTAATGTTTATTCGTGATATGAAGAACATGCGATTCGATGGTCAAACTAAAGAACGTTTGACTTCGCCATTTGGTGAAATTAAAGCTCATATTGATATTGACATTAAAAAAATCTCTCAGCAGATAATGAAGAGTGAAGAAGTATTAATGCCGATCATTGAAGCTGCATTAGCACGTAAACTTGCGGCTGAGAAAGCAGCTGAAACTAAGGCTGCTAAGAAGGCTACAAAGGCCAAAGTAGCTAAACATATTAAACCAAACAAATATGGTAATGAAGCTGCCGGGACTAGTCTCTTCCTCACGGAAGGTGATTCTGCTATCGGTTATCTGATTGAAGTTCGTGATCGTGATTTACATGGCGGCTATCCACTTCGTGGTAAGTTTAAGAATACCTGGGGAATGAAGAGTGTAGACATTCTCAAGAACAAAGAAGCCTTTGATATTTGTGCAATTACTGGATTAGTTATCGGTGAAAAGGCAGAGAACTTGAACTACACGAATATTTGCATTATGACTGATGCTGATGTTGATGGAACTGGTTCGATCTATCCAAGTCTATTAGGTTTCTTTAGCCAATGGCCTGAACTGTTTGAACAAGGTCGTATTCGCTTCATCAAAACTCCAGTTATTATTGCCACTAAAGGTGATAAACAGGAATGGTTCTACGATCTGAATTCATATGATGAACGGCGAGAAGAACTCAAGAAATATGATATTCGTTATATCAAAGGTCTTGGTTCATTGAGTCGTGATGAATATGAAAAAGTTATTAACGAGCCAAATGCTGATGTTGTTCGTCTGAATGATGGTTGGAAAGAAAAGTTTGAAATGCTTTTCGGTGATGATGCTTCACTGCGTAAAGAGTGGATGATGGCCTAATAAATATAGAGGGTGATATTGCCCTCTATATAAGGAAATCAAAATGGCAGCTCAACGTTGGTGGATTACTCTGACTGATGATCAGTATGGTTACATGTATGCAGAAAAGAAACCTCTTCCTTTCGATCGTGTCACTATCTGGGTTCAAGTACCTCCTGCAACTAGGCCACATCAAGTAACAGGGAATGTGTCTAAAGTCTGGGACGGTAATTAATTGCTTGTATGGAGCTATGTTATTATAGCTCCACTTTCTACTGAGGAAAATATTATGGTCTTTACTCCTACTAAAAATGCTCCACTCAATGTCTTCGATTATAAAGTCGAACGTCTTCTCAATTTCGACCGTCTTAATGGCGCAACAGTCGAAGATTTAAATTATTCCAAAAAGATCTATGCAGAAATTAGAAGTAAATTAAAATTCAAATACAAATTGAGTGATGAAGATTTTTGTCATCTTGAAATCCTGAACAAAACTGTGTAAGGCATATTATGAAATTAGTTGAAGATAATGAAGTAATCCTGGGTAATTCTGGTTCTACTAGCAAGTTTAAAATCGCAGCATCGTCAAAGGCATTTAAAATCCTGAGTTCTGGTCTTTATAAGAACAAAATTCGTGCAGTTGTTCGTGAATTGACATGTAACGTGGTAGATGCTCACAAGCTTAATGGTTCTAAAGATCCATTTGAAATTAAAGCACCTACTCAACTTGACCCACGATTTGTTATTCGTGACTTTGGTCCAGGTCTTAATGAAGACGATATCGTTAATCTGTACAGCACCTATTTTGCTTCTACTAAATCTAACAGCAATGATTTCATTGGTGCTTTAGGTCTGGGTTCAAAATCTCCATTCAGTTACACTGATACATTCACAGTCGTTTCTTATAACGATGGAATGGTTCGTGGATTTACTGCTATGCTTGATGGTGGTGAACCTGCTCTTCGTAAAGTATTCGAAGAAGAGATGAAAGAAGGCGAAAAGACTGGTATTGAAATCACTGTTCCAGTTAAGCAGCCAGACATTCAACGTTGGCAGCAAGAAATTCGCTATGTACTGCGTACCTTTAACACTTGGCCACATGTTATTAAGGGTTGTACTCCTCCTACTTATTTCCCAGTGCGTGAAGGAAATAATAGTGAATGGTTCACCGCAAATAGTGATGAAGGTTCAGGTCTGTATGCTGTCTATGGTAATATCGTTTATCCATTGAATGATATTCCCGGTCTCCAGAAACCTTGGATGCGTATTAGTCATTCAGCAGTTTATATTCACTTTGAACTCGGTGAACTCGACATCGCAGCTTCTCGTGAAGAGCTTTCACTGGACGAAAGCACTATCGCTAATATTATTGAACGCGTTAATACACTTTCTAAAATTGCGATGGCTGATACTGTCAAGCGAATTGAAGCTATCGACAATGGCCGTGAATTCCTTCGTGAATTAGATCGTTTGAGTTATGAAGCACGTAATATCATTTTGTCTTCGTCTACTAGCGTCAGAGATCGTGCTCGTGCATATGAAACTCAGTATCAAGTTCCAGCTCAACTTGAAGACGTCGGTGTAGTATATGATATTGCTATTGACACCAAGATGAAACGTATTAAGCCTAATCGTGGTGCTTATGGTCGATTCCAGGGTTATAGTTTAGATTCATTGTTCAAATATGATGTCGATACTGTCAATATTCTGATTGATGATAAACCATCTAAACGTGTTAAGGTTATTCGCGGTCTAGCGTATCAGTCTAAACAAACTCTTCGTGGTCGTATCGTTGTTTATCGTGAAGATGATGAAGAACAGATGGAAGCGTTTGAATTAGTTAAGAAATTGTTTGATAAAGATACAGTGAATGTTCTGCGAGTATCTGAGTGTGATGATATCATTGCGAATGTTCCAGTTGCAGATTCTGGTCCTAAAGAAAAGCGTCCAGCTTCTCCAAACGTTCAGACCTACAAATTAGGTCCTAATGGTTATCATGATGTTGAAAGTTTCCGAATGACATCCGATGAACTTAAAGAGCTCGAAGGATTGACTATTCTTCGTAAGCGTGATGAGTTCCATGATTTCCCTAGTCAGAAATTGGCTAACGGTTTGAATGAATACAATCTTTATGCACTATGCCGAGCATTTAAGATTAAAGAATTCCATGTTGTTCGTTCTACTGTAGTTGATCGTCTGGTAAAATATGATGTTGTAGAATCTTTACTTGATGAAATTCGTGAAAAATCTATTAAGCTTGTCGATGAAGTTGATTATGATCAGTACGTGGGTTCTCCTCAATACGGTTCACGAATGATTAATGTTTGCAAGCGAGAAAATAATTTAAAATTTATCTTAGATTATTTCACCGCATCTGGTAAGACTTCCAATAAAGCGCAGTTACTGAATAGTATTCAAGACTGTTTCGGTTGGTCTGTTAATGATAAAGATGATATGCGTGTAGTGAATAAAATTGTCACAGATCTTCGTCGTAGTGCAGATAAAGATGCTACTGATATTTTGAAGAAGTTTGAAGAAAAACACCCAACTGTATCATACGTATTGAATAACTGCTATTCTATCAAAGACGAAATGGTCGATGATATTAAAAAGCTTCTGAACTAATTTCTCAACTACGGAGG